ATTTTTTTTTTGTAGTCTTTCCCTTACTACATTATTATTATACCACTAAAAAAAGTAAATTACAACCCCTTTTTTACAATTTATTAAAAAAGTTTACAATTTTACAAAAAAAGCCTTTTTCTTTCCTTATTATATAGGAATAAAAAAGCCGTTTACTTCCCGACTTTCAAAAAATTATGTTATAATTATGTGGAGCAGATATTGAGGAATACGAGGACTTATTGGAATATCTAAAGACATTAAATGACGACGATATAGTAGCCATTAATTATGATAGTGGTATGGGTTATAGTTGCGATTTTTGGACTAAAGACGATAAAGTAAATTAGGAGGTAATTATGAATAATATAGATTATGATAAATTAGGAGAATATATAGGCAATAAAGCCACTGAATATTTTAATAGGTGGTATAGTAAAGATATTTGTGATTATAAGGACGAAATAAGTAATGCTAATGAAGTATACGACGAAGATTTAGATATGTTTATTTGTAGCATAGAATTAGCAGAGGTTGGAAAGCCACCACTAATTATAGAATATTATTATGAATATATTACTGACGATAAAGATAAAGTAATTGATACGAAATATTTTATTGATAATTTTGCATAATACTTCCCTACTTGGAAAATCTTATGTTATAATATAAGTGTAAAGACAAAGGAGGACTATATATGAATAGAGAAGAAATAAGAGAACAAGAGCAATCATTAAGAAGACTAGAAACATTAACTAAAGAGCAAGAATTAGAATTAGAAGAATTAAGTTTAAGAAGTATGATTATGAGTTGCTTGGTATATGGGGAAGACATTTTTACAAGTGTTTGTATCAATGCTTGTAGCGAATATTATCATAGACCTTATGCAGACGAATATATAGACATATTAGGTTATGATAGAGTTATGAGAGTATATAACGACCAAAAACATTATTTTGATACAAAGTGTAAAGTAGACAAAGGAGTATATACCGATAGCGAGGGTGTAACATATAATAGTTTAGTTGAGGTGGAATAATATGGGAAGACAATTATATTTTAATAAAGAAAAAATAAATACACTAATAAAAATGGAAAACTTAATAATGAAATATAGTAAAGAAATTTTTGGAGTAAATAAAGATAAAGTCGTTGAGGTTAATTGGTTTAACGGCGACATAACAAAAATTACTTATGAGGACTATATGCAGTTTAACAATATTATAGAGCAACTTATTGTAGCACACAAGCAAAATATTAGTAAACAAATTGAATATAAAAACGAAAAAAGAAAAATCAATAAAATGTACAGCAGAAGTAAAAAAGAGATATTGGCACACGAAAGAGCCATAGAAAATAGAAATAGAAAAGAGGTATAATTATGAGTTATGAAAAAGTAAAATGTATAACAAGAAAGCCAAAAGAGGGTAAAATATTTATCACTAGTGCTTGTAATAATGTACGACCATTAACATATAGTAGGTGGGAGTTTAGAGCAGACGAACAAGATTATCACGAAAAAGAGTTAAGACTTTTACGAGGAATTAATGGTGGAGGTTTAGTTTTAAATGATAGTTGTTATGATTGGAATTATGCTTTGTATAAGACAAATGCAGAGATAAGGACAAAATATAGAGATTATGACCTTTACGAATTGTCTACTATGCACTACACCGAATATTGTTTAGGAGAGCAAATAAGTAGTACATATACACCTATAACACAAACTGAAATAGAGAGTGGCAATTATGAGTATGTTTTAGAGTGGGAAAGTAAAGACGGAAAGAGCAAAGTATATTATAGAGCAGAAGAATATAACAAAGAATTAGCAAGGACACACGAGGTACTAGAAAAATATTATGAGTTGTTTATGCAATTTTTAGAAGAAAAACACGACGGCAAGTATTATTTATATAGCAAAACTTATGGAAACATTACACCAAAAGGCACACAAGGTAGTTTTTATTATAATGTGTTTGAGGGAAATATGAAAATATACGATAATTACAAACAAGCATATTGTATGAAAGAAACAATAGGTAAAGATGTAGAAATAAAAGCCGTCCCTAGAAGAGAATACAAGCCTACTAAAGAACAAATAGCAGAAAGTAAAAAGAGAATAGAATTATTAGGTTTAGAGCCACGATTTAGTGATAAATTGTATATGAGTGATAGATACTACATAAGAGAAGTAAAAGACGGAGAAATGGACTTAATAAGAGCCATAAATAATTTTGAAAAAAATTATAATGCTTATGTATATCATATTATATATACAAAAAGTAATTTTGGAAATCTATATAGTATGCTTTATGTTAGCAATAACACCGAAGAATGGAAAGCCGATAGAAAAGACCTACAAAACAAAGAGTGTTATGCTTATGTATATAACAAAAGCGATGAAGTATGTAGCGAAATAGGTTTAATTGGGGTTGAAAAAGCAGATACTAATTTGCTTACTAGAACTTTCTAATTACTTCCCTACTTACGAAATTGTATGGTATAATTAATATGTAATGGAGGAAATATTATGATAATGGAAATAAGAAGTGTAAACACACTAAAATTATTAGATAGCAAGGAAATAAAAAGCAGAAGAGAATATAAAAGAACTTGCAAAAGACTAACAAAGTTAGTTAAAAGACATAATAAAATTAACAAAGAAAATACGGAGTTCTTGGTTAGAATAAAAGAAAATTCCTTTGTGGTTAAAGACAACGATTATGGTTATGTTGTAGGACTAAAAGAAAGCGAAAGCCGTTGGTTATAACACGGCAAAAAAACCTATTTTGTAGGTTTTATGAGTAGTATTGTTGTAGTCTTTCCTAATCTTTTACAATACTATTCCTAAAGCCTATAAGGTGGAAAATATTAAAAGGAGGAGCAAAACAAAAATGATTAAAGAAGTTAAAATAAAAACAAATGTGGTAATAGTAAATAAACACCACGAACAAGGTTATGGAAATAAAGAGGGAGTTATGATTATTGAAAAAGATAATGGAGATAAACATATACTTGACCTTGAAAGTAATACTGATATATCAAAGAGCGATTATCTTGATATTGTAGATACTAAAAAAACAAAAGAAAATGTTTTATTTAAAAACATAATGTTTGATACTGAAAAGTTAGAAAAATTAGCCAAAGGAGGTAAATAATATGTTTAATGAAGAGCCTTATGTAATAGTTATTGATAGAGGTGGAAATCTATTCAAAGTTAAAGAAAAAAACAATGCAAAAATGTTTTGATAAGATAATTGCACCACTAGATATAATTAATCAAATTGGCAACGAGAGTGAAATGGAATTAGTACACGAGTTGAATATAGATTATGTTAAAAAACTTGAAAATGGTTTAATTAAAGCACTAGACGAATTATCGCAAAAAGAGGACAATTTTGATTATTATGATAAATTGAGAGAATTAACTGATTTTGGAAATTATCAAGCACTAGACTTTTTAGATATGTTTAGTGATAATGAGGGAGAGTAAATTATGGAATTAAAAGAAATGGCAAGAAAAATGCAAATATGTGTTAGTATATTATGTGCTTTATTAATAGGTTTAGTAATTGTGTCTTGTTATTGGGTTATTGTATATATTAATGACCTACAAGCAGAGAAAAAAGAATTAGAAAAGCAAAATAAATGCTACCAAACACTATATAATGAAGATATTATTGATATAGGTTGTGATAAGTATTTTCAAAATGATAGTTGGTATATAGAGTATAAAAAGGAGGTAGCAGACAATGAATAAAGAACAATTAATGAATAATTTATATGAGATTATAGCAGAACATATTGAGGAATTAGCATACGAAAACGGAGCAAGTATTTATTTGACCGATAAAAACGAATTATATATTGATTTGAACGATAGCGAACAAGTGTTTGTATTAAATGTAAAGGAGGAAAAATAATGAATACACAATTAACTATGCAAAGCATATTAGAAGTGGCACTAAAATTAGAAGAACAAGGGTTAGATTTATCTAAAATAAGAGTATTTTTAGGAAACGACGACGAATTAAATGGAGTACATAATGCTTGGTATTGTGAACTTGTTGAAAACGACGGCGAAGAAGAAAACACTATGATAGTAGATTTAATTAATGAAAACATTGGTAGTAGTGTTAAAGAAAATGAAAAATTTATCTTAATTAGTTAAATTTACTTCCCGACTTTTTAAATTATATGTTATAATATAAGTGTAAAGAGGAGGAAGAACAATTATGAACGAAAAGTTGATAAGATTAAGTAAAGAAAGTATAAAAGAATTAGAAGATATTGGACTAGGTAAAATGATACCAAAAAATCTTCATTTTACAATTAACTATAAAGCAAAGAATAGACTAGGACAATGTGTTGATAAAAGAGATATTAACATATCTAGTTGGTTATTAGAAATAGGTTTAGACCACGATATTAAAAATACAATCATTCACGAAATATTGCATACTTTTAAAGACACGATAAGGCATAAAGCAAAGTGGCAGTATTATGCAGGGTATGTAAATAATAGAACTGATTATCATATCACAAGAACAACGAGCATTGATAACATTTATGCAAGAGCAAATGAAGTTAGACCTACAAGCGACCACCGAGAAAGTTCTTATAAGTATAAAATAGTTTGTGAAAAATGTGGGTGCGAATGGTATAGATATAGAATGACAAGAGAGGTGTTCTTATCTTATAAACATAACACTAGAGTTCATAGAAATTGTGGTTGTCGTAATTTTAAAGTGATAGATATTAAGGAAAATAAAGAATTATTATAAGGAGGAGTATTATGGTAAATTATATAAAGGAATATTTTAAGAACGAGGAACACGACCTAACAAGTTTAATTGGTAGCAGTTCTACAAATAACGACGATAAAATAAAAGAAATCAAAAGACAAATAAATAAACTACAAAAAGATTTAGAATTGAAGACCGACGAATTACATAAGGAAGTGGAAAATGTTTATACAAATAATTTTGTACCACTTTCAAGTAAAGTAGTTGTTAAGTATGACGGCAGAACAAATGGGACATATTTTGATTTGGCAACTGGTTTAGCACTTGACGAATTACAAGGCGACGAAGTGGTATATACAATCTATAACAAGAGTGATACACTTTGTGTCGTAGTTGGTTATAGTTTTCAATTGGCAAGTATTGTTATAAAAAAATATAAATATAATATTAATAGAGATAATACTAGAATTAATTTGAAGTTATTAGAGGAAAATGTAATTAGTTTTTTTTGAAAACAAACAAGCCGTGTTTGAAGTAGAAAAAGAAGAAACTACTACTAGAGATAGTATTGATTGGAATATAACACACTCTCTTCAAAGAGTAGATAGTAAAGAGTTTATCAATACATTATTTGGTGTAAACTACGAGGGAAGTCTTGACCTAGAAGAATTAAGAAGAAGATATGCAGTAAATAAGTCTTTTGAAATAATTTTAAAAACTTCTCCAAAAGAAATAGTGGACGATTTATTGAAATTAGAAGTAGATAAGCCACTACCTATTAATAAAATTATAGGTGTATCACAAGAAACATACGACAAAGCCGTTGAGCGAGGAGATATTAAAATGTTATTTGACAATAGAAACTTTATTAGTGGAGAAAATAACGAAAAGTATAATCTACATAAAACTGAAAACGAGTGGTTTGAACTTATTGACGAAATGAAACATTATGAAGAAGATTTAAGATTTTATAATATAGAGTTTTATAGGAGTGGTTATTATTATAATAGAAACGATAGTCTTTTAGCCACTATGTTGACTAGTTATACACACGAGCAAGTGTTTAGAGATAATTATTCATTTGGCAAGTTTGCAAATTATGTAATCAATGAAACAATCAATCAAGGGTATAATAGTATTAACGACTTTGTGGTTGAATTAAGAGATTATCTTAATATGTGTACTACGGACGATATTAAGCCGACATTATATTCAAGTTATTTAAAACAAACACACGATATAACAAGCAGAAATCATAAAGTAATTGTAGAAAAGGAAAAAGAAGAAACATTTACAAGCAGATACAAAGATTTTAAAGAATATAAGGGTAAAATGTACTATGTAGTAGCACCAAAGAATAGCAACGACCTTAAGAAAGAGGGAGATAGACTTAATCATTGTGTAGCAAGTTATATTAAGAGAGTTATTGACGGGGAGTGTTTAATATACTTCTTAAGAACAAATAAAGAAGAAAGTTTAATTACTTTTGAGGTAAGACATAATACAATAGTACAAGTTAGAGGACTACATAATAGAAAGCCTACTGAAAAAGAACAACAAGCATTAAGAGATTTTGCAAAATGTAGAAAAATGGAGGTAAACTTTTAATATGAGCAGTTTAAGAGTAATTGAGGACAAGTTAAATGATTTAGATTATGATTTTGAAAATTGCAAGAATGAGAGCGAATATAAAGAAATATGTGATAAAGTTCTCACTCTTGCGAATGAACTTGTTGAAAAATTAGACAATCATTATGACAAGTTAAATGACATTGACGAGTATATAGGTTATTACATAGACAATAGTATTGATTATGAAAACTTAAAGTTTTATCTAAAAAGAGATAATATGTTTACTAGGGAGTTAGAAGATTGGTTAGAAAATTATATGAGATACTATAATAAAAAAGAAAAAATAAATGTTTGGGAGGAATAATTATGGAAGAAAAATTAAAAAATATTTTAAAAAGTTCATTTATGCAAAACTTTTATATGGAAAGAGTGGCAACTGATTTAATGGACTTGGTTGAAGAAATTGATATGACGGGAGAGGTACTAGAAAATTATATGACCGAAGAGTTTAACGATAATTTTACATACGGAGAACTTTATGACCTTTTCAAAAATCAAATGAATAAGGCAGATTTAGAAAGTTTATTAGAAAGTATGGGACACGATTTTGTTGACCTAGACGAATTAAGTGAGGAAGAAAAAGAAAAGTATTATTAAATATCATTTTACTTCCCTACTATGCGATTTATATGGTATAATTAATATATAAGAGAAAAGGAGAAAATTATGAGAATTATAAAAAATGAAAGAGAAATATTAGAAAACTACTTCACTATATTAGAAAATGAAAGTGGTTATGAGTTAGAAACTTGGACTAACGAGGGAGTTGATATGATTATCACTATTGAAAAAAATGGAGATACTCTATTAGAACAATTAAAAGAATACATAGATAATTTTGATATAGATAGCGAAATAGATATGTATAGAGAAAATGAAGAATATAGAAATAACTTTACAATTAAAGAAAGTTTAGAAGATTTTGAAAGTTATATTAGTTATGTAAAAGACTTAATTGAGGAGTTAGAAACTAATAAAGAAAACGAGGAGTTTTTAGAAAAATTACTTGACGACGAAGATATGGAAGACGACGAAGATTATGAGCCTTTAGAAACATTAATTGGAGTTGGTGTAAATGATACTGAAAAAGGTTTAAAAATCATACTAGTTGGGTATAATAATAATGTACTAGCAGAGTACGAAATAGAAATGAATATTAAAGGGTATAAAGAAATAGAATTATTTAATGTTTGTTATGAAATATCAAAGGACATTAAAGACTTATATTATAGTGTTGGCAGAATACCTACACAAGAAGAAGTATTAAATGTAGTTAGGGAAGTAATGGTAAAATAGCCATTACTCTCTATTACAATAATAAGGAGGAATAATTATGTATCAAGAACTTATAGATAAATGCAGACAAGCATATAAAGATAATAATATGGTTAGTGCATATCATTATTGGGAGCAAATTTACGATTTATTAGATAATAAATTAGAAGAGTGTAAAGAGGACGGAGAACAAAGGTGGAAAGTGTATGCAGAATATTACAATAGTATAAATCAAATTCCTAATCAAGAAGTATATGACATCACTGATTATGGTAAAAAAATGGCATACGAACAAATGTTTAAGGAACAATTTAAAAATATTGACCTACAAAAATTAAGTGGTGGCGAAGATTTAGAGTTGTTAAAAGAGTTTTGTGATTTTTATGAGTGGCAACCCGTAGACACGGGAAGTGGTTTTAATATATTAGACCTACAACTAAATAAACTTGTAGAGGACGAAGACTACAAAACATTTAGTGAATTGGTAAATAGAATTGTGGGTAGAGCCATAGATTATTTTAGGGACGAACACGAGTGGCAAAACGACGAAGACGAGTTAAATTATGGTTATGGACTTTATAATATAGCCATAAGACACAAAGACGGCACAAAATGGGAAGAAGATTGGTTAGCAGATTTTCATAATGAACTAGAAAGTTTGAAAAAAGATTTAAAAATTGCATAATTACTTCCCTACTTTACGATTTATGTGATATAATTAAAGTGTAAAGAGGAGGAAATACAAATGACCGAAGAAGAATTAATAGAATATATTTTTATATTAGAAAACGAAGTTGACTTCTTAAGAGAGGAATTAAGAAAAGAGAAGAAGAAAACGAGCGATAAAATTAATAAAGATTATGAAGACAATAGAAATATGATAGCAAATATATTTAAGGAGGTAGTTAAAAATGACACCAAAAGAAAAACTACAAATGATAGAAGATAAAATAAAATTACTTAATGATAATGTATTAAAATATAAAAAATGGAAAATTGCTTATGCAAATAAAGGTTCTAACAACTATTGTTTAATGATAGTGCTTAACAAAAAAGAATTGTTTTGTGGCAAGTTTGATACTTATGGTAGTGTATTAAGTTGTTTAGAATTAATGGAGTTTATGTTTAGCAAAGCATTGAATGAATTGAAAAATAGGGAGGAATAGATATGAAATATACTTATGAAGACTTTAATAACTACACATTAGAAGAAAGTTTAGAAATATTAAAAAAGGAAACTAAAGCAAAAAAGATAGACGCAGAAGATTTAATTGTAGATATTGAAGACGAATTAAAAAATCAAGACGAAAGTGTAGCAAAATGTAATGAATTGATACAAGAAATTGTTGATAGAATTAATGAAGAATATGCTACAAAGTGTCCTTTATGTGGCGAGGAATTAAATTATAAAGAATATAATGGTACACACATTTATTATTGTGAGCCTTGTCCGTTCATAGGTTTTGAATATGTAGACCATAAAGACCTAGAGAATTTAACAAAGTGGTTAGAGGAGGAATAGTATGAAAGAGAAATTAATTGATAGATTATATGATTTTTGGAAAAGTTATACTGAATACTACAATCTTGACAACAAAAATTTAAAAGAAAATATTACACAAGCCGTAAATAAGGGCGAACAAGGAGCAGAAGAACTTTTAGATTGGTGTAGAGATGAGTTTGAATATTTCCAAAATAATATGTATACTGAAATGGAAGAAGACTTAAATAGAGTTTGGGACATTTGTAATTGGTATTTAGACTATACACAAAATAATAAAATAACTGAAAAAGATTTATTAGAATTAATAGAAAACTATTAGGAGGTAATAATATGAAAGTAAAAAGTAATAATGGAGGGTATTGTCCTTTTTGTGGAGAAAATAATTTAGAATATGGAGCAGTTAGATTTGAGGGAGAAATGTGTTACTTCCCTTGGGAATGCTTGACTTGTAAACACGAGGGAGAAGAATGGTACTCTTTAGAGTTTGTAGGACATAATGTTATAGACGAAAACGGAAATAATATAGAACTTGACGATAGTATGATTGAGGAGGAATAGATATGTTTAATTGTTGTATTTGGGACATTAAAGATTTAGCAGATAATAAAGTAATAATTGATTTAGAGATTAGTAATGACGATAATGTTATTGATAACTACGAGTTTGAATTAGACTTAAATAAAATGGGGTTGAAACAAGACGACGAGTTCGCAGTAGAATTATACAAAGACATAAGACGATTTATCAATAAATATTATGAAGAAAACAATAAGATACCTACGAGCGAAGAAATCAAAAATGCAGTTGAGGTAGATTGGTTAGAAACTAAATTATGGATTGAATTATAGGAGGGAATTATGTATTTATTATATGAAAGTTATACTGACGAGTGTAGAAACTTAAAAGATTTATTAGTAAACACTAAATTAATAGCACTATATAACAACAAAGAACAAGCAGTTACGGAATATAACAACTATTTGGAAAGAACTATAACACAAAGCGACGACGAGTACGACTGGTTTATACAAGAAGTTGATTTAGATTTATTAGAAAATAAAAATATACTTGGTGCTTGTAGAGTTTATAACGAGGGCATTGAGATATATGACGATTATTATATGATAGTTTTAGAAAAGATTGAGGTGTTTGATAATGCAGAATAATATTATAATACAAAATGTTTTAAATAAAATTTGTGAAGTTATAGCAGACATTAACAAAATGCAAGAAGAACATTTTATTGAAGATTTAGATTATATTAAATTATATTTAGAAGACGCAATTAATTATAAAGAAATTCAAGCAGAAAAAGAGGTGGTAAATAATGACTAATAAAGAGATATTAGCAGAATTAAAAAGAAGTTATGAATATTTAAGAGATATAAGAGAAAATGGTTGTATAGACCATTGTTCGGGACAAATGGAAGAAAACATTAGTAAATTAGATAATGCAATAAGCAATGTTGAAGATATATATTATGACTTCTATAAAACATTAGATAAAGAAGATTTAAGAGTTAAATCATTAGAACATAAAGTTGACGGCGATAAGGTATATATATGTCGTTGTGTTGACGGAGATTATGAAGTTGGTAAAGATTTAAGTTGTATGACTTGCTTTGACCTAGATTATTTTTGGTACGAAGACGAAGATTTTATAAATGAATAAGGAGGTATAATATGAATAAGATAGAGATAGAAAATAATTATTATAATTATAAATTTGACATTTACAAAGTTGAGGTTGGTGTGTTATGGACTAAAGACGAAGAACACGAAGATTATGATTGTTATAATAGTGTTTATGACAAACAATATGGTTATTATGACGAAAATGTGGTATTTAAGTTAGATTATAATAAGGCATTAGAATATGCAAGAAATTATGTTGAAAATGGTGTCAATGGAACTTATGCTATTATATCAAAGATAGATTATGATAGTGAATATTATCATAAAAACGACCTAGATTGTATGTTTCAAATGTTGGAAAATATATTAGGTGGCAGTTATATTGAAGAATATATTGATTTATTTGGCAGTGAATTATATGACATTAAAAATGTTGTATATAGTGTATGTAAAGAAAAAAATAAAGAAAACCCATACTATCTTGGCAAAGGGAACGGAAAAATCATTGAAAATTTTATTAAGAGTTCTAAATAACAATTATTATATAATATAATGTAAGTGTAAAGAGAAAGGAAGATTAAAATGGAAGATACAAGAAAATATTTTGATTATAAATTAGCATACGACGGCTATAAAAGAGTAAAGGAATTACTTGACAAAGGTGGGATACAAGCAGTAATTGACAATGACGAATTTGATGTGAGTTGTGGTGCTACTATTGAAGATTGGAAAGAAAATGGTTATATACCTATAAATGCTTTTGGTTACAATGCTACTATTTTTATAAGTGATAAAAACTTTGATACTAATAATAAAGAAAATGATTGGTATGTAAGTGGAGAAGTTGATATTTATAGTTATAGTGGTGGCGACGATAGTATTTTTATTAATGATATTAGCGATATAAAAGATAGAATAATGAACTTGATAAATTATGCTAAAATTAATAACTACACATTAAATGACCTATATGCAGAATATGATAGTTTGATAAGTGTATTAAAAGAACTTAACGAAAGTGAGGGGTAAAATGGAAAGAATGTTTTTAAAAGATTTAGTAGATAGTAACGGAGATAGAATAGTACATTATACAAAGTGCAAAGACGAAAATAAATATGTAAGTGTATTTAATTATAGTGCAAAATATGGTGGAACATTTGATAGTTTTAAATATTATAATGATTATGTTATAGAGTTAGGAGGAAAAACAAATGAAAGATAAAATATTTGAAAAAATGCAAGAGTATGGTTGGAATTTAGGAGATAATACAAGCGAAGATTTTAATAGAGTATATGATTATCATTATGACAACCTTGATAAATGGTATAATTATATTAGTGGAGAAGATTATGATTATACTATGCAAGATATAAGTAAAAGTGAGTTTAGTGATTTTGTAGATTTTATGAGCGACTTTTTAAGAGCATTTAATGAAATTAACAACAAGAAATCTAAAGAAGATAAGATTAGAGAATATATATTAAGTAGAAATATTCAATATGATTTAGTTGGAGAAGACCTACTAGAAATCTTGAACGAGGAGGAATAACTTATGTATACTACTTGTAGATTAAAATGGGTTGACGACGATACCGAGTTCGTAGGGACAATTAAAGCATTTGATTGTAGCGATAGTGAAAAAGAAGACGAATGTATTTTCTTCTATGGACTTTCAAAAGACGATATAGAAGAATGTATTAAAAACAAAGATATAATGGAAAACGAGTGGCAAATATTAGAAATAATAAGTGTTGACGATAGTATTTAGGAGGGAATTATGAGATTTGAAAATTATGCAGATACATATTATTATAGTGTGTTTGTATTAGGCAGAGATTTATTAAAAGGTATATTACCTTATGAAGACGACCTAGCATACGAATTTTGTAAGAAAGTTGCAGTTGACTTTGAAGAAAGTAATTATAACGATAGTTCAAAAGGCTTATACGAATGTTTAGAAGAATATGTAAAAGACAAGTTCTATTTAAAAAACGGAAAGATAACTTGGAAAGGGGAAGATATAGAATGATAAGTATTCAAAAAGGTTTAGAAGACTTTAACGAATTAAGAACTACTATAAAGGGTGTGAAAGACATAAATACATTGGTAGAATTAATTTATGATAACCCTAGATATAATATCACGAACGATTTAAGAGATACTAGAGGTGTTATAGATATAAATTATAAAAGCATTTGTGCTACTATACAACAAAAAGAAGATAGTTTAGTAGTGTTAGGAGATGTGGAAGTTTGGGACAATGACGGAAGTTTAGACTTTGTGTTAGTGAATATGTATAACTATGTTAAATATAACACGGGCATTAGTGAAGATGGCGAAGTTTATGTGAAATCTTCCCACCCATACGACGAACAAGAATATTATTATGCAGTAGGAAATAATATTTATAGAAATGGCAAATTTATAGAAAAAATAAAAGAAAGTGAAGACCATTATATTGACGGCATTGACGAAATAATTTTGAGATTAATGGAATTAAATAGACCATTGAAGTCAATTATGTGTTATAATTAAGGAGGAAATTATGAATATAGAAGATTATAGAGCAGTTAGAATTAATGATTGTGGGGACGAAAATGTAAGTTATGGTGTGATTATGTTAAATAACAAACATACTATAAAAGAATTTCAACAAGCAATTAACGAAGTAAAGAATAAATATTTTGACGAGGGAGAATTAGACTGGCAAGTTGACGATATATTAGCAGACGAAAGATTAAATGAATTTGATTGGTTTGAGATACCTAGCGATTGTTATGATTATGTGGAGGTGTAAAGAGAATGAAAGAAAGCAAAATTGAAGAAAGAATAAACGAAATCAAAAAGCAATTAGAATATATTGAAGAAAGAGATAAGGTTTGTTGCACTTTTGGTTGTAAAGGCGAAAAGGAAGAGTTACTAGCAGAGTTAGAAGAATTAGAGAATATGGAGGAAGAATAATTATGAAAGAATTATATAAGGAAGTATGTGATTATATAGAAACACACAATAATATAGGAGATAGTTTATATAACGGAATATTATTAGAGGTTTATAACGAATATTCTTATGATTATATGGAAAAAGAAAGACACAACGAAAATAATGGAAAGATATTGACACTACAAGATTTACAAAGTATTGCAAATAATGTAATTGATAGCGATTATTTTGGAGAAAGTTTAACTGAAATTTTAATTGAATATATCTGGGACGGAATAAGAAAGCATAAAGAAAATTAATATGGCAGTAGACAAAGAACTTGTAGAAAAATTTGACAAATTATTTGATAGACTAGATATATTGTATGATAATTTAGAACAAAAAGTAAAGGAAAAGGAGAAAAATAATATGGAAACAAATAAAGTAATTAAATTAGGAAAAGAAGTTTATCTTACTGACCCTTGTTATGATATAACAACTTGGTGTCAACAATTATTAAAGAAAGTTAAAAGTGGAAACTGGGTTATTGATTATGAATATAACGAGTTTGAAGACGGAATGGAACAACAAGTGATATTAAGTGTAGCACACGAAGATTATGGTATGACTATATTTAATGATTATGACGAGGTGGTAGATAGTGCGTCTTTAGGAGTTGATAGTGGTACTATTGGAATATTTGATAAAGATTATTATGAAAAATATCATTTTGAAAATAAGATAGACGAAGATTGGTATGACAAAAATATTTGTGATTTTACTAAAACTTTAAGAAGAGGTGCTAATATAACTGACGACAATGGTGTGTGGGTAAATACAAGTTGTGGCGACGGAGAATATGTAGCAGAACTTTATATGAAAGACGGAGAAATTTGTGGTATAGAAATCACTTGTTAGGAGGTAAAAAATGGCAAACGAGAAGTTGACTAAAAGTTCTCTAGCAAAGGCAATGGGTATATCAAGACCTACCCTAGATAAATATTTAAAAGAGGGCTTTCCAAAAATGAAAAGTGAACAAACAATGTTAAATGCTAGAAAAATAGAATTGGGTCGTCGTAAAATAGAAGTAGAAAACAGAATAAGATTATGTAATTACGACCTAGAAAAATTAAATGACGAATTAATATATATTAACAAAGAATTAGAAAACACAGAGGAGGAAAAATAATGTTAGATTTATTAATTATGTGGGGTTTAAGTGGACTATTAAATGGAATTGTAAAGGACGACGACGAAGAAGACGAGAGAGGAAATTAACTTATGAATAACACCGATTTTATAAAAAAATATGGAAAGTTTGAATTTTATGAAATGTGTAAAGATATTTCACAAGACTTGGCTATTGCAAGAGCAATGAAAAAAATTGGGGGTTATAAGGTAAGTAATAATAGGAAAAGAGTTAAATTTTATAGGAAAGATAAAGATAGTGTGTATGTAGATTTTGCTACAATATTCACACTAGGAATAGATAAATTAAATAATTATATAGAGGGGAAATAGTATGAAGAAAGTAGAGTTATGGGGTTATACAATTTTTGAAAATGGTAAAATTATAGGTTTAAGTGGAAAAGAGTTAAATAATAATAAGCAAATCTCTATAAAATGGGGAAAGCAGAAGAAGAAAAGAGTAGTGAATTATGCCCGTTTTGTATATTATGCTTTCAATTTTAAAAACTTTAATTTCAACGATAGGACTATAATTATTCAACATATTAACGGAGAAGAAAAAGATTGCAGTATTAACAATTTAAGACCTTTTAAAATCAAAATGATTAAGCAAGGCGAAAATAGTAGTTCGGCTAAATTAACTGATAAAGAGGTGGAAGAAATTAAAGAAATATACCTAAAATCAAAAGAAAATAGGTTGCAAAAGAATGACCCTACAACTAAAATTAGTTATCGTAAGTTGGCAGAAATGTATGGAGTTAGCCACACAACGATTGAGGGTATCATTAAAGGCGAATTTAGAAATAAAGATAATTATAAGATAAAATAGGAGGAAATTTATGTTAGAGGAAGAAAATGCTTATTTTAGGGGTATTGTAAAGGACGCAGTTGAAGAATTGAAAGACAAAGGAAATACTTATGTGTTCTTTCAAGAGCAAGTTGATGCAGTAAAGCAAATAATAAATAAAGAGGTTAAAGTTAGTTTTGACGGAACTTTCTATAAAATTGTATTGATTAAGGAGGGAAAATAATGTTAAGAGTAAAAAATTATAATATTAAAGAAATGAATATAAGGAGTTATTCAAATAATAACACGGCACTAGAATTAGTATGCGAAGACGGTACACCATTGGCTATTATAACAGTCAACCTTGGGGACTTATTGGAAAAAAATATGGCTTACATTGACACCAATAATTGTTCTTGGGCTGAAGACTTTTTAATAGACAATGATTTTGGGCTACCGACGGGAGAATACAAAGCTAGTGGTTTTTGCATTTATCCCCTATATCAATTAGATTTAGAGAAAATTGGCAAATATAACTTGACAAAGTAATAAAAATATAGTATTCTATTAATGAAGATAGAGGGAGGTGAAATAAATATGAATATGGAAATTTTACTAAAAGAATTTAAAACTTACAAGGTTGACATTGAGGGTAGAAATAGTAATAGTGTAGACTTATATATCAATCATATTAAAGAATTTTGTGAAGAAATGAATATTAAAGATTATAAAACTTTCATAAATGTAAACGCACAAATTATCAAAGATTGGCTTTCTAAACAAGTAGATAAAGGAAACGAACCGTCTACTAGAAATAATAAATTAAGTGCAATAAAACAAATTTATTCATATCTTGAAACTGAAAAAGATATATTAGTTGATAGAAAAATTGGAAATATACCTCTTGCAAAGACACCACATAAAGAAAGAAAATATGCAGACGGAGATATAGCAGAACAAATGATTAGAATGTCGTCAAATGAAAGAGTAAGGGCAGGTATATCGGTAATGCAATGCACTGGAGTTCGTTTTAAAGAAATGATACAAATTAATTGTGCTGATATTGAAAGAGGTTTTGCAGTTGTTGAGGGTAAAGGTGGAAAGGAAAGAACTATATGGTTTACACCATCTTGTGCTAAAATATGTAAAGATTTTATTAATAATAAAAGGAAACATATTGTGGAAAGAACTGGAGTAAAGACAGACTTGTTGTTTATTGGCGACGAGGGAAATGTTTTGACAAGGCAAAGTTTTTCAAAAAGTTTAAAAACCTGTGCTAGTAGAATTGGTTTGTACTGGAGCGACGAAATGTCCCCACACAAATTAAGACATGGCTTTATTACTGGAAAACTTAATAAAGGAGTACCTATACAAGTAGTGAGAGATATGGCGGGGCATTCAAATATGGCTACTACAAATAACTATTCTCACTCTAAAGAGGACGCAATAAAAATGGCTATGTTAAATGAAGACGCATTTAGAAATATAGAAGAAGACTAGGAGGTATAAGAATGACGGAAACGGAACTTGATAAAGTTGGTATAAGTTTGGAAGAATTGTCATATCAAATGGAAGAACAAGAATTAGAACAAAACGGAGGAGAAACGGAGGAAACCGACACATCTTTCTCTCCTATTGTTTCACAAATATTAGGTGTTGAGGAAATGTTAAAAGATATAGATGATTATTTTAACGACCTCCCTAATTTACAATCACAAGTAGATGAGGAGTTAAGCGACTTACTACATTATATTGAAAACAATAATTTGTCGGCTAAAGAATGTGCCAAAATGATTAAGTTGATTAAACAAAAAAGATTAATAAGAAGAGGTTTGTGTAATGATTATGAAATTAAGAAAACATATAGTACACATAGAAATAAATTAGCAGTAGAAACACAAAGACCATTCTTTTTAACGGAAATACGAAAAACAACAAAGAAACTTAATCAACAATATAGGTATCGTAGATTTGGTTTAGACGCAGACGATACGCAAGAACGAAAAGTGCTTGCAGAAAAAGAAATAAAGAAATTATTAAAATAAAAGAGAGGAAATATTATGAGTATATTTAAAGATTTTTTTGGAGAAGGGGACGAGGACACTATACTTGAAGAGAATAAGCAGTTAAGAAAGAAAAGAAAACACGATAAGGAAGATTATAAAAAGTTAAAAGGGGAATATGATGATGTAGTTAAAAAATACATTAGTCTATTAGAAGAAAAAGGAAAAGGCTTTGACCAATACATTTATTATCACGATTTGTATGGCGAAACTTATAATTTAACAAAGGAACAAAAGAAAGAAATAGCAGAGTTAAAAGTGGAAATAAGAGCCTTAAATGAAACCTTGGAAGAAGTACAATCAACATTATCAAAAAGAGATAAAGAGATTGAGCGACTTAAAAAGAGTGCCGAGAAACAAATAAAGGCAGATGTTAAAGAAATAATCAAAGGAGCAGAGAAGAATGAAAAAAATAAGAAATAATGTATTTGAAACCAATAGCAGTTCTACACATTCCATAACAGTTGGCGAAAATAAGAACGGGAAGTATGATATTCTTCCTATAACAGTCAACCCAGATTGGTACGGGGAATTTGGTTGGCAATTTGAAACTTGGGACACCATAGAAGAAAAGTTGGCATATATGATTAGATGTCTAGTGTGCTATGACTTTAATGAAAAGAACTTGCAAGACAAAATAAAACCAATTCAAGAAAGATTGCATAATCTAGGAATTGATTTTGAATTGCCTACTTATGAAGAATATAGAAATGGTTATGTAGACCACGAAGATTGGTATCAAGAAGAAATAGAAGAAATATATAAAGACGACGATACATTATTAACTTTTCTACTAAGTGATAGTTCTTATATAGAGGGTGGAAATGATAATGGATAATGAAATTACAAAAGACATACAACCTCGTAAAGATTTTTACGCAAAAGAATTAAATTTAGATAGAATGAATAAGGTATTAGAATATGTTATTAGCACCTTAACACTACAAGAAGTATTAAAAATGATTAGAGAAATCAGTTATGATATGGTTTGCTATTATGGCGAAGATTTGTGTAGTAAAATATATAAAGACAAAGAATATAGCAAACTTAATCAAGAACAAGCTTGTAGGTTACAACGATTATTATCTAGTGCCTGTGATTTGTTTGGACAATCGATAATAGACAAAAGAGAATTTGATGAGGGGTATTTACATCATTGGTTAGATGGTGGAGCAATGGAATTAGAAATTGCTAGACTAAAAGATAAAATAAAAGAATTAAATCAAGAGATTGAAATGTTACAAGAACAACAAAATTAACGGAAAGAAATGGTGTAGATAATGGAAAAATTTCAAAGATTACAGGGTAATGACTGGCATTTGGTTAAAAATAGTTTTAGATTACTATATACTTATAAGAGTGATAATGGTAATATTAAAGGTATTTACACTGATGGTAAAACCAAAATTAGTCATTGGCTAAATGATGAAGAAAAATTTGAACAATTACAACAAGAAAATAAACAACTAAAAGATAATTGGGCTGAGTTAAAAAAATATATTAAAACTGAAATACCAGAAGATGTGTTTATAGATACCGAATGGTTCGTTGCAATTTTAGATAAAATGTTAGAACTAGAAAGAGGTATAAATGATATTAAAGATTAAAGATAGAGTTAGATTGATTAATGGAACTATTGCAACAATAGTTGATATAAAAAATGAACCAATATCTTTAAATAAGGTGTATTTAATTGATAAGCAATATAAAGGTAAACATGACGATGAATATGGTTATAACAGAGAATATTATAAAGAGGGTACTTGGTTTGTTTATCTTAGTGAAATAGTAGAAAAAGTTAGTTTTAAAATAGGAGAGTGATAAATAATGAAAACAATTAGATACGGAACTTTTGAAACAAATTCTAGTAGTACACATAGCATTACAATTTCAAAATATCAAAAACCTAGAGAAGATGATATACCTAGAAATTTAACTAGAGATACTGGAAAGTTATTGAGTGTAGTAGAATATGGAGATTGTGGAGGTGGCGACGAAGAATATGCTTGTGATACACTTCGTACCGAAACAGAAAAATTAAGTTTTATAATCAATATGATTGCTAGTGTTGTTGAGGATACACACGACGATATGTGGGATTATGATAGAAGAAATGAAAAGGGTTACAACGAGGAAGTATTTGAAAAAATGATAAAAACAGATTTGTTTGTTTGGTTACAAGAGGCAGTATTAGAAGAAACTGGCACTATGATAGATTATGTCCGACCAGAAAATGATTGGTTTCCATTTTACGAAACAACTTATGATGAGTGTATTGGAATTAAAGATTTATTACAAGTGTCAGACAAAGAAAAATTCAAAAACAAGATAAAAGAAATAATTTTTGACAAAGATGTATTTATCAATAACGAAGTATGCCCTTATGGAATGGAAAGATAGGTGTGTAACAGATGAAAACGATTAGATATGGAAGTTTTGAAACTAATAGTTCAAGTACACACGCAATTGTGGTGCCTAAACAAGCTAATAATGAGGAATATGACTTGTATGATAGTTTAGACCACGATTATGCGTTTGGCAGAGAAGAATGCCGTTTGTGTGATAATTGGGACGAAAAATTAGCGTATGCTTATATGATGTTGATAAATAATTATGAATGGTCGCATTATGACGATAATTGGAAACCACAAGATGCTACAAATAAAGACGAAATTGACGACTTTAAAAAGCGAGTGATTGCAATATGGAAACAATTAGAAACTAATAAAAGATATAATCCTACACCACAAGATGTATTTAACTACATCGACAGAAAGGGCGACGATGGGGATTTAACTGGCAGTGATACTTGTTTAATACTAAAGGAAAGATATGGAAATTACATAGACCACGCAAATGGTTTAGACGGTACAGACTTTGTTGCAAGATTAAAAACTGATGACGAATTTGTTAAAAGATTTATTTTTAATAGAGATAGTTATATAACAATTGGTGGTGATGAGTTTAGGGGCTATAACATAAAAACTATTGGCTTTGAATATGACTACGACAGTGAGGGATGTTGTGTGAATGAAGATTGGGAAAAGCCACCAGCAGATTGGTTTGATAAAGACGGTCATATAAAAGATGAGTATTGGGATAGATATTGTAAAGAGTATCCGTATGACAATAGTGATTTCTGGAAGAAATTAAAAGAGTACGAAAAAAATAACGATGTTTATTTGAAAGGAAATTAAAATATGAAAAGTTATATAATAAGCGAAAAAAGTTTAAAGCAATTAATTGAAGACAGTTGGGAGTTAACTAGACTTATAAACAATGGTGTAGATAACTGGGAGGGTTACTATGAACCAGATGAAATGAATGCAGATGAGGATATAACCCCAGAAGAATATATAAAAAATAATTTTAAGGAGGCATCAGAAAATGAAAATAATTAGAAATAGAATTTTTGAAACAAATAGTAGCAGTACACACGCACTTAGTGTTACCAAAGGAGACCATAGTGATTATTTATCACCTAGCGATACATTAGTTGTAGAGTTTATAGATACCGACGATTGTAGAGTTTTATCTACTCTAAAAGAAAAAGTATCATATTTGGTATCACAAATTATAAATAGATACAAATGGGATGTATATGATTATGATGACCTAAAAGAACAAGTGGAAAAGTCATTTGATTTTAAGCGAATTGCTGATTTCGTGATGTCAAGGTATGGAAAGAAAGTAGTGTTACCAAAAGAATATAAAATTAACAGATGGACTGATGAAGATGGTGACACATATAGTGATTTAGAAGATATAGTAAATATTAATCACCAAATAATATGTTCTAATTTAGATGAGTTACTAGAAGATTTGGTAAATCACGACCGTAATTTATTAGACGAAGTATTAAGAGAAGATACCGTTATAGAATTTGGGAGGGATTAATAATGAAGACAATAAGATATGGCACATTTGAGACTAATTCTAGTAGTACTCACGCATTAGTAATTCTATCAAAAGAAGATTATAAAGCGTGGCAAAATAATAAAAAGACATTAAACCTTCATTCTGGGCAAGTGCAAGACTTAACCGATGAAGATAAAAAAATTGTAAGAAACGAAGATGGGTCTGTTGATTATGACGGACAACACTTTGAAAGCGAATATAGTTTTATGGAAAGCGATTATTGTTATGTAATTGATGACGATAACGCATCGGCAGAGTATGTCGAGAGTTTTGCGGAAGTAGAGCAAAAAGAACTAGGTAATAATGTTATTATGAGTATTTATAGAGGAGATAGGTGGTAATATGAGAACAATAAGAATAGGAACATTTGAAACAAATAGTAGTAGTACACATTCAATAACAATGTGTATGGAGAGTGAGTTCTTAAAATGGAAAAATGGTGAGATGTATTGGAATAGATGGAATGATGAATTGGTTCCTAAAGAAACGGTGGAAGAGGAATTTCTAAAAGAAAATACAGGAGTTAGTAAAGAAGACCCAGATTTTAAGGATAAACTTGAAGAATATCTAAATGATGATGATAAGACATATTATACATACGAGGAGTTTAACGACTATGATTATATAGAATACGAAACATATGTCGATAAATATAATACACCAAATGGAGATACTGTAGTTGCCTTTGGTTATTACGGAGCAAATTATTAAAAAATGAATAAATATAGCGTAGACATTACTAATCAGAGATTTGGCAATTTAGTTGCAATAAAAAGAACTGAAAACAGAAAATGGATATGCAGATGTGATTGTGGAAAAGAAGTTGAGGTTAGTGTTTATCATTTATTAGACGGGCATACCAAATCTTGTGGACATACTCGTAATGATAACTTTCATTTCGTTACCCATAATCTTTCTCATACACATTTGTATCAATGCTATCATTCTATGTTAAAAAGGTGCAAATACGATAAAGATTATAAAGTAAAGAATATAGACGTATGTAAAGAATGGAAAAATAACTTTATAAGTTTTAAAGATTGGGCTATAAGTCACGGTTATGAAGAAGGCTTAACCTTGGAAAGAAAGGACGTCTACAAGAATTATTGCCCAGCAAATTGTTGTTGGATTAAAAAGAATAGACAATCAGATAATAGGTCTAATACTATTTATATTAATTATAACGGTAAAACAAAAAGTTTAAAAGAATGGTCGCAAGATATTAACATTCCTAGAAGAACACTATATGCTAGGTATTATAGAGGGTGGGATGTTCAAAAAATGTTTACACAACCATTAAGAAAGAGAGGAAAATATGAAAAGAATAGCACATTATAAAAACGGTAATTATTTTGTTGATTTGTATGAAGATGGGACGAAGGTGAGATACAATGATTTAGACAATTTGACACCTGAATTTGTAGAGTCAATGGATTGCAAAATCACTAATAGATGTCCTTTTGGATGTCCTATGTGTCACGAAAAATCAACACCAGATGGCAAACACGGAGATATTATGAATGCTGAATTTATAGACAAACTTCGCCCTGGAACTGAGATGGCAATAGGTGGAGGAGCTGTTACAGGTCATCCAGACCTTATTCCTTTTTTAGAAAAATTAAAGGCAAGAGGTGTCATACCTAGTATTACGGTCAATCAAAAAGAGTTTAAAGGACATTTAGAATTAATTAACAAATTGGTAAATGAAAAATTAATTTATGGTTTAGGTGTCTCATTCACATCATTTGATGACGAATTTTGGGATAATGCAATAAAAAATAATCCAAATTTAGTGGTTCATCTTATTGCTGGTATTCACGGTGGAGATGTGTTTGATTATTTCGCAAATAAAGGTGTAAAAATATTAATATTAGGGTATAAAGACTTTGGACGAGGACACGATTTACTAGAAAAAGCGAGTGCAATCATCCAAGTACAAATAGATTGGTTAAAAAATAATTTATCTAGTTTAATGGGGAAATTTAAAGTTATATCATTTGATAACTTAGCGATAGAACAATTAGCTGTTAAAGATGTATTAACAGATGAGCAATGGAATAAGTTTTATCAAGGGGATGACGGCACACATACGATGTATGTTGATTTAGTAAACAAACAATTTGCAAAGACATCTACATCCGTTGAACGTTATCCACTATTAAGCAATATTGATGATATGTTCAAAATAATAAAAGGAAGTGAAAATAAATGACAAGCAAAAAGAAGATAACCGAAGTCAACGTTGAAGAACTAAATGCTACTCAATATTTTAATTATTTAAAAGAAAAGAAACAAACAGTAACAGACAAAGATTTAAAAGACCTTTATAATGGTTATTTACTATTAGTAGAAAAATATAGCATAACTGGTCAAAAGCGTGTTATTGAAAAGTTAAGATTTTTAGCAGACAACATTGAAAAAGAGATGCAAGTAGTTGGTTTAGGTATTAATTCATTTGTGTATAGAGATGATATTGAAGATTATATTGATAACATTTCTAAAAATGTAGTTAAAATTATTGAATTGGAAAATTATCCTAGAGATATACCAGATAATATTGTACAAGTTATTGCTAAGACAAAAGATATATTTGATAAAATGTATGTTGTCTTTACTGATTATACTGGAAAGGCTGAAAAGGAGGTTGCTAAAGAACGTAGAGAGAAAGACCCTATGTTGTTTGGGACATTTCAAAAGCCACGTACTGACACTCGAAATGGTGGTGTAGTATTAAATGACCGTTTTTATTTTTTAGGCGATTGGGAAGATGAATATTGCGACCTAACAATGGATAAATTCTTACAAGAGGCTGGCAAAGAAAAATTACAAACAGTGGTCATACCTACAAATACCGACGAAATAAAAGAAGAATTAGAAAGACTTGATGATAATTTAAGACGTCTAAATGATAAAGAATTTAATAGCCTAAAAAGAAATAAGAAGTTTTCATTAAGAAGATTATTTAGAAAAAATGAAAGATAATGTAGATTTAACATCTAATAGAGATTTTCGCATAAAAGCTGTAGATAGCCAAAACGGTAATGTATTTTTAGGCTTTATGACTAATGCGGAAATAATTAAACTTGATTTCTATAGCAATAGATTTGGGGTTCTTCAAGACGATTATTATATTAGTAAAGATACTGGAGGCATCGTGCAAGGAAATGCTACGGAAAGAATGTCTAAAAAATTTGCTAAAGAGTTTTGTTTAGGGAATTATTGTGATTGTTGTGGTAGGGAAATCAAACCTTATATCAACGATTGTTTATGTCCTCGTTGTTCTCAAAATATGGAGTTTCCTATAGAAAATTTATTTTCTGCAAATAATTTATAAAAACGTATTGACTTAATGCGTTTTTTTTGTTATAATTTTAATAGATATGATAGAGGGAGGCTATATAATGGCAAAATTAAATATAATGATTGGAATACCAGGGAGTGGAAAGACAAAATATGCAAAAACTGAATTATTAACCGATAACACCGTATATTTATCTAGCGACGATATAAGAGTTGATATGTTTGGTTTTGAAGACCAAACCCACAACGCAGAAGTTTTTGAGAGAATGAAAAGAGAAACTTTAACAGCACTACAAAATGACTTTGATGTTATATATGATGCTACAAATCTTAATAAAAAACGTAGGAGTGATATAATAAAGAGGGCTAAAATGTGTGATGCTGAAGTTAACGCTTATTTATGTTGCACCCCTATAAATATAATATTAGAAAGAAATATCACTAGACAAGAAAGACAAATACCTTGGGACAAATTAATTCAAATGATACAGAGTATAGAACCACCAATGTATTATGAAGGTTTTGATAATATATATTTAATAGACGGCGGTATGTATAATGATGTATACGATTATAATTTCTTAATAGACGATTGTATAGACTATAAACAAGATAACCCACATCATTGTGAAACACTAGAAGAACATATAAAAGCAGTCGTAAAGAGAGCAGAGGATTTAGGTAAAAACTTAAAATTACGTATTGATGCTGAAATCTTAAGACAAGCAGCTCGTTATCACGATTTTGGTAAATTATACACTAAAACATTTAATGATAAGAAAAACTGTTTTGTGTATTATGGACACGATAAAGTCTCTACTTATTTATTTATGTGCCACGTGAGAAAACAAAATATGAGAGATGATTTGGATAGAGTGCGTTTATATGATAGTTCATATCAAATTGGAGCCTTAATATTAAATCATATGGAGTGGTATCGTAGAGAAGATATGACACCAATTAAAGAAATGTTTAATGATGATGACCTATATCATATGTTAGAGTTATTGCACGATGCAGATATATGGGGTAGAAATGAGAATGCTTGTCAGTTAAAAGAATGGAGGGAAAATGATGAAGAATAAAAAGATAAAAACAATAGATATAGTTTTTGAAAATTGTGAAGTATATAGCTTAACACCAAAAATGATAGATATGTGCGTAGTTAATGATGTAACAAGAAATATTGGAGTTAACGTATTTCAATATGAAGATGGTGAAGTGTACGAAAGTGTATCTTGCAAAGAAATGTTACTGTCTATCAATCGTAAAGGGTTAACGACTATTGGAGGCTGGGATGATAAAACTTTATTAGAAGATAGAATTGAAAATAAAGACATAACACATTTAGACATAATATATGAAGATGGTTCTAATGATTACATTAGTGTCCCTTGGATGGATAAAGACGGAAATGAGTATATAAATGCACTTCAAAATAATCTATATTATCAACACTGGTTCGGCGATGGTGGAGAAAGTTTAGTAATAATTATTAATGACACACCATTAACATTCAAAGAATTGGAGGAGAAGTATGGCATCCGTTAAGTTAGAGGTTGCTACAGTTGGTACTGAAAAGGTGTATTTTGATATTAATGATGTATTAGATATATTTGTTACAGGCAATAAGACTTATACAATAATATTTAGAGATGGCGAATTTTGGGTTAATACTAAAATGCGAAAAACTGTTTATGATAAATTTGAAAAAATAAAAAAGAAAAGAGGTCAAGTTGATAATGTGTGAAAAGTGTGGATTACCAACTAATGTTGAATTAGGACAAATATTATTCTCTCCAAATAAAATACAACAATATGATTGTCCTGGTTATGTTGTAGCGTTACTTCGTGATATTGCTAGAAAATTAGATATTACAATGTGGAATATTACTCAAGAAGAATATGACAATCCTTTTGATAACACTGGTAATAGTTTTGTTTGCGATGTATTTGAGGTTCACGCATATAATTGGGATGGCGAAACGATACAGCCATATAACTTTAAATGTGGGGACGTAGAAATTTCTTGGTATAAATATTGTGGTCGTGGTTGTACAATGAATAGTCAACACACTGTTTATGAAATGATTGATATGTACAATAGATGTATCAAAAAGTTAGAAGAAATGAATGAGGAGGCAGAAGATGAAAATTGTGACTAATAAGGGAAATTGTATTCAATGTGGTGCTAGTACCAATATACAACTTGATTGTGGTAAGTTTGCGTGTATAGGTTGCTTAAATAAATTAGGGAGAGAAACTAAAAATGTTAGAGAATATTTGGAAACGTTTGCTGATACATTTAACAAAGATTTTATGGGACATTTTTTAGAATTACTTAATGTTATGAAATCTAATGGCATTACTAGTGTCGATAATATAATAAACACGCTTTCTGCAATTCAAATTCATAATGAATATAAAAATGGTACAATTAGTGCAGAAAATAAGAAAAAAATTGAAAAACAACTTGACATTTTTGACTTTTTATGATATAATACATTTGTTATAATAAAAAGACGCATAGAGAAGTGTGAAAAGCGAAGAACTTGTAAGTCGTCTATTCTACGCAACCACCTGAATTTCTGGTCAGTAGATGCGTGTGTTCAACAGGAATTGGACTATACAAATGTGGTACAGAAGTAGCCCTGTGATTAATTGATAGAACCAGATAAGTCAATAAATCTTATTTCCTGTTGCTTTTAGGGGCATAGTGTTAACGGCAGCACGTCGGTCTCCAAAACCGCAAGTTTGGGTTCAAATCCTAATACCCCTGCCAGTTGGTTCGTTGGTCTAGTGGTCTATGACACCTGCCTGTCACGCAGGAAATCACGAGTTCAAATCTCGTACGAGCCGCCAGTATTGGGGAATTAGCTCTAATTGGCTAGAGCGACTGCCTTGCACGCAGTAGGTTGTGGGTTCGAGCCCCACATTCTCCACCATTTCGGGAAGTAGTTCAGCTTGGCTAGAACGCTAGTTTTGGGAACTAGAGGTCGTAGGTTCAAATCCTGTCTTCCCGACCATTAATTTTGTAAAAAAGGAGGATTAATTATGAAAATCAGATTACCAAAGACAGAAAAGAAAGTAATCGTTGATGAAAAAAGAAGAACCGTCACTACATTATTATTAGGGACTAATGAAAACCCATCATTAAAATTCGTTGGAGTGGCAAAATGTTCTCCAGAAGATACTTTTGATGTTGAAATTGGTGCGAAAATCAGTTATAGAAGAGCTAGACGTGCAATGTTAGTAGCAATTCGTAATGAAGTTCGTGCAGAAATCAAAAAAGGCGAAGAATATGCTAAAATTCATCAAGATATTTATAATGATTTAACAAAATCAATAGAAGAACTAAAACAAAGTATCTATGACATCGTAGAATAATTAATTCTTCTTTCTTGGTTAGATAGCTCAGTTGGTAGAGCATAGCACTGAAAATGCTAGTGTCCCTGGTTCAATCCCAGGTCTGACCACCATTTAGTAATTTATATAGGTTTCGTATCAAGGGTGGCAATCAGTTTTGCCCCAAGTGCCGACTAATCTTGTAATATTGATACGAGTAAAAATTAAAAGCCGATAGTGATGTTGTACGTACCTTCATCTATACAGTTTATCCTATTTTATGCCGACATAGCACAACGGTAGTGCAATCGCCTTGTAAGCGATAGGTTCCCCGTTCAAATCGAGGTGTCGGCACCATTTTAATGCTCTTGTGGCGGAATAGGCAGACGCAACGGACTTAAAATCCGTTGGGAGTAATCCCGTGATGGTTCAAATCCATTCAGGAGCACCAATTTAATGTCCACTTACTCAAGTTGGTGAAGAGGAGAGTTTGCTAAACTCTTAGGTCGATTAAGTTGACGCAGAGGTTCGAGCCCTCTAGTGGACGCCATTTTAAAAGGAGAATAAGTATGAAAGATAGAAAAATCGAGGTTGATGGTGTTGTTATTAGAGAAGGGCATATTAAATGTTTATGGCACGGCACACCTGGTTTTGGAGAATTAGATATTTATTCTAATTTGGAAGACCCATATGAAAATGGTTGTGAAGGTGAAACAAGAAGTTTTCAAGTCACTACAGAATGTATGGGAAAAGAGTTTTATCAAGAAGTATTAAAATCAATGATAAAATACTTGGAAAATAACTCTATAATCATAGAATAATTTGGCCTCTTCGGCAAGTCTGGTTTAAGCCACCACCCTTTCACGGTGGTATCGTGGGTTCAAATCCCGCAGAGGTCACCATTTTGTCTTAGTAGCTCAGTTGGTAGAGTGGTTGGCTGTTAACCAATAGGTCGGAGGTTCGAGTCCTTCCTAAGACGCCATTGAAAAAGTAGGAGGTTGAAACAATGGGAGCAATATTAATTATTATTATTTTATTATTGTTATTCATAGTTCTGGACGAAGATGTAGTTGTGAGGGATACTAAAAATAAAAAAGAAATCAACCTCACAGATAAGTTAAAAGAAATAATTGAAAAGATTAAAAATAAGTTTTAACACCCCTCGTATTTAATTCATACTAAAGAAGGGCTCATATAAATAGGAATTGTCTGGTCAAATGTGTATGATGGTCGCAGACAAGTAAAGGAAATTGAGATAAAAATACATAAAAGAGTGCCTATTTATTTTTGACGGGAGTTGATAGTCCCAGCCTAGCTTCGGCGACCCAATGGGTAAAACACAAAGTAGAAGGAGTTAAGCATCGCCCACTTTGTGGGCATCTATCACTTATGTGGGAATAGCTCAATTGGTAGAGTCTCTGCCTTCCAAGCAGACTGTTGCGGGTTCGAGTCCCGTTTCCCACTCCATAATTGCGGGTTTAGCTCAGTTGGTTAGAGCATCTGCCTTACAAGCAGAGGGTCTGCGGTTCGAGTCCGTAAACCCGCACCATTTCGGAGAATATTCACGTAATATCTAGCGTGACCCTGGAGGCAGGGTGTGGGTAATACGACAACTCGTCTTGTGTTATTGGATTATATAATATAGTTACACACAAGAGAGGAAACGTGGGAATAACCACCTTATTGGTGAAAATCCAATTTCTCCGACCATTTTGATTGGGAGATTATTATGAGTAAAAAAAATCTTAAATGTATTATGTGTGGTATTGATATATATCCAAACAAAAGTAATATGTGTCTCAATTGTTTACAATTTAGTAAACATAAATCTACATTATTAAATTGGTTACTTTACGGTAAATGGCCTTATCATATTTCTAGTACTGTAAGAGGGATAATCAGGACATACATTTTGGACTCACAATTACACAGGTGTGCAATTTGTGGGATGTCAAAAGTTTGGAATAATAAGCCTATAAACTTTATTCTTGACCATATAGATGGAGATGCTTCTAATAATAATGGGGATAACTTAAGATTGATATGTCCAAATTGTGACAGTCAATTACCAACATATAAATCAAAGAATAAAAAATCTGCTAGAAACTTTAGAAATAAATGTTAGGTTGGCTGAGTTCGGTTTAAAGCACTTGACTTGAAATCAAGCGTACGTGGAAGCGTACCGTGGGTTCAAATCCTACACCTAACGCCAAAATTTGTAAATAATGCTTGACAACTAAGTAATATTATGATATTATATAGTTGACAGTATGATATGAGACATAAAGAGTTCCTTTATTACAATTGATTAGGTAAATGGTTTAGATTTACTCTTCGTCTCAAATATTGTATTTAATAGACATAAGAACTTCCTTTTTATTAACAAAGAATGGTTTGGTTGGTTCAATTCCAACGATTATTAGTTCTCGTCTATTCAATTTGATTATTAGGCATAAAGAGTTCCTGTTTATAATGCATTGTAAGCCGTAGGTTATGGGTTCGAGTCCCATATCGCCATCACTGGCGATTAGCTCAACTGGGTAGAGCAACGAATTAGTTACTCTTCGCCTTTTAATATAATATAATTACGTCATAGAGGGTTCCTTTAATACTAAAAAAGAGGACACTGGTATACGGTGGTTCAAATCCATCCTCTTCATTTTATGAGGAGTAGCCAAGTGGTTGAAGGCACCAGTCATAATATTACCTTCCGACGTATTAAGTAAAAAAGGAGAATGAAAGAAATGGAAAAAGAGGTATTAAGATTATTCAAAGGTTTTTTAGGAGAAAAATCTAATAGTGTTTCAGAAGAAGGATTAAAATATGGTTTATTAATCCCAAGTAGTGCTAGTGAAGTAGTTGTTAAAGAGGCTATCGAATTATATGGTAAAGACGGTCAAAAATGGAACCAAACATTCCATAAAGATTTTGAAATAGTTCGTAATGCACCTATTGAAGATTTAATTGCTCAACAAATTATGCACTATATTACAACTTATGGTTTTGAGAGTTTAGGTATTTATCGTGAGGATTTAGTGTATATTCCTAAAGAAAAGTTAGAAATCCCAGAGTTAGATGTTGATAATATTGAACTAATTACAATTAAACCTTATACATCAGAACAACTAACTGAAAAATTAATGGGACTTTTAACTAGTGGTATTGCATTGTCTGAACAAACGGTCAAAGATGTTATGGTTTTATCAGATTTTATTGACAAAAATAGATTTGACGAAATTGTTAATAGAGAAATAAAAACTACCTTATATGATAAATATAACATTATGCCACGTAACCCAGAAGAGTTCTTGAGATTTTTATTATTTAAACTTACAAACGGCACTTTAAAAATACAAAATGTAGATACTATTAGAGCCATAAAGAAAAGTGATAAAGCTAAAGCATTAAATATGTTACAACTATATGTTATCAAAACTCCAAATGGCTATGAAAAGTTATCTTCAATATTCTTAAGAAATAAAAATCTATTTCTTGCATTAAAGATAAAACAAGATGAGTGTAGAACTGAAAAAGACGAAGTTACTCGTAAAAGTATTAATGCACTTATCAATAAATTAAGAAAGATGGCTAATAATAATCACAAGCCACTAAAAAGAAATATTTTAGATTGCTTGACTGATACTAATGTTAATATTAATGTTAATGAGTTATGTAGTGCTCTTGATAATATTACTATCTTTAGAGAGATTAGAATATTAAACGGGGTATTGTATAGATTATATGGTAATAATAATGTAGTATATAAGATTAGAAATGGTAAGTCATACGTTACAAGTCTGCCACCAAAAACACAAGCATATATCAAAAAATTAGAAGATATTAGTCAAATTATTAAGACTCACTTGGTTGATAGAATTTCAACAAATGTAAAAGGTAAATATATATACATACCAAACAATATTACATACGCAGCCCCTACAAGTGAAAAACAATTTAATGGTAATATTCCTGCTGGTTCGTATATTGAAGTTCCTAGAATTGATGATTTGGTATATGGTGTTCATTGGACAAATTTACCAGGCGATGGTAAATATCAATCTCGAGGTTTCTATGGTGAAATAAAACCTAATGGAGAAGAAAGAGTAGACCTTGATTTAAAACAAATGAACAAGAATGAAGTATTTGGTTGGGATGCTTCTTATAGAAGTTCTGCATCAGATATTTTGTTTAGTGGCGATATTACAGATGCCCCAGCACCAACTGGAGCTACTGAATTGTTCTATGTAGGACGTAATTATGGTCACGGTGCGTTCTTAATTACATTGAATATGTTTACTAGTAATACTAAAGACGTACCATTTGAGTTTGTTTTAGCAAAAGCTCCTGCAAATTCATCTGCTATTCGTAAAAATTATGCAATTAATCCTAACGATATAATCGAAAAGATTGATATGGAAATAAAGAATACAGAAAGACAAAAGGTTCTTGGTTTAATTACCATAGGAGATACTGTAAAATTCTACTTCAACGACTTTAGTGCTGGTGGTGATGTTAGAACCCCTAGAGGATGCAGTACATCTACTAGAAATAGTATTACAATGGGCTCATTTGATTATCTACGCACATATAATATGCTACAATTAAAATTAAATGACTTATTAAAAGATGCTGGTGCAATAGTTATAGACCAGCCACAATATAGTATTATACAAAGAACTGTAATGTCTGATGGTACTTCACAAGACAGTATTCAAACAATGGATGCCGATATTGATTTATCATTAAGTAATATAACAAAAGACAGCCTTATACATTTATTAAGTGGGAATTAATTTCCCTTCCTTGCACCATTAGCTCATTTGGTTAGAGCGTTCGTCTGATACGCGAGAGGTACTAAGTTCGACTCTTAGATGGTGCACCAGAAAAATGTTTTCATTTCATTTTTTACCCCTTTACACTTATGGCGTCATAAGAAACTTTGGGTTAAGTACAAGCCCTTAAAGCCTTATGTATAAGTCCTATCCCAAGAAACTTTAGAAGCCTTGGGAAAATATTTATTGCCTGGTAGCCAAGCTGGTAAGGCACAAGACTTTGACTCTTGGATTTCGCTAGTTCGAGTCTAGCTCAGGCAACCAAAAGAATATGGAGGTATATTATGAGTAATTCAAAACCCGTTGTCTTTTTAGATTTTGATGGAGTTGTAGAAACTATATATTGGGAAAAAGATAAAGATGGTTCTTGGTCTTTCAATATACATAAAATTGGTCGTGCATCTCTTAATAATAAACAAGCAATTGGGTGGCTTAATGAATTATATAATAAAATACCTTATGATATAGTCGTTTCTAGTTCTTGGCGTATTGGTATGACGTTAACGCAATTACAAGACCTCATTACTAAATCTGGGTTTAATCCTAGTATTAAAGTAATAGGTATGACGCCAATATTATATCAAGCACGAGGACTAGAAATACAAAAATGGATTGATGACAACAATTTTAAAAACAAATTTATAATCATTGATGATGACTCTGATATGTGCCATTTATTGCCTGTGTTGGTTAGATGCGATTGTCAATTAGGGTTTACTATATATGATTATCAAAAGGCATTAAGATTGTTAGGAGGCGACAATAATGATTAGTTACGTGTTTGTTGATATGGATAATACAATAGCAGAGAACATCACCTGTAAAGACATAGAATTTTGTGATGGGATGTATATTAATAAACGTCCAATCCAAATCGTTATTGATGCACTAAACACTTTATATCCTAAAGCCAAATTCATTATAATATCTCAAGTACAAGGAGGAGCCTTTGGAATAAAAGAGAAGATAGAATGGTTGAATAAATACTTTCCTAACACTTCTCAATCATTTTTCTTACATCCTGGAGAACGTAAGAGTGATTATGTTGAATGGTTCCTAAAAATAAATGGAATAATGAATACTCAAGTATTATTAGTGGATGATAAAAAAGACATATTGTCATCTATGTCGTCATTAGGAATTAGTGTTAAATATCCTCAACAAATTATTTGTGACTACGAGGAATTAAAAAGGGCTTCTTAGAGCCGTTTTGGAACGTCTAATAGTTTATTATGGGTTAGGCAAAGTCCGACTGAGTAAGGCAGGTTTTCAGTTGGTTTCAGGGGAAAAAGAATTATCTTTTGCGTGGTTGCTGATGTAAAGAGCAGTCGACGGCATTTATGTCGGCGACCTAGTTTTCTCTATTTCTACTCGAGTAGGAAGACGAATTTGAGAGGTTATAGTCGGTCGCTAGTACCTGTTTAAATACTTAAACTAGCAGCACTACAGTGGGTTAGTTATCACCCTCCAACCTCATCCCTTCGTTAAAATTAGGGTTTGGACATATTTTATGTCCAATATTATCGCGGAGTAGAGCAGTCTGGTAGCTCACTAGGCTCATAACCTAGGTGTCACGGGTTCAAATCCCGTCTCCGCAACCAATTTGGGCGGACTCCGAGATACTCAATTAAGGAACAAAATTGAGGAGGATAGTTTGACTCTATCTATGTCCACCATATATGCTCAGAGATGTGGGTCACACTGACGAGTGTTACCGTTCGACTCGGGTATGAGCTAGTTTTGGATATTTCTATAAATATTTGGTGTAGTACTGCATCTAATACGAAAAAATATCCACCAATGCACCTATAGCCAAGTTTGGTTAAGGCAAGGGACTGCAACTCCCTGAACATAAGTTCAAATCTTATTAGGTGCTCCAATATGTCGATGAGTATAATAGTCCTAGACAACTAAGCAAGTGAAATTCTTGCCCATCGGCTCCATATGCAGGGATAGCTCAATGGTTAGAGCACACTCCTTATAAGGGTGGGGTTATAGGTTCAAGTCCTATTCCCTGTACCAATTAAAAAAATAAAAAAAAGACATTGTTCATCAATGTCTTTTTATTGTATATTGTAATAAGGAAGAGGAATACTGCATCATAAATTCAAAAATATTAATTCTCAACTAATAGAGTACTCGGTTCTATCGATTTTGTTTCAAAATACCACAAATTATAATAAAACATAATTGAAATATAAAACCAATTTTTTCAATAACAAATTTGTTGCCGAAACGTAAGAAAAATACTTTATAGAAATTATGAAATTTCCTCTTTCAAATTACATACTCAGTATAACATAGTATTTTTACCTTGTCAATACTTTTTTGCAAAAAAAATAATTATTTTTAAACACCTCTTTTAAGGCTATTTTTAGCCCCGTAGGGAGGTGTTTTAAATTTGTAGTAATTATTCCAAAAATACATTTACAAGCGTCATTATTGACGTATGATATAGTATATAACGTATTATACGCATTATTTTACATTGTTCATAAAAATGCAATTAGAGATGTTATTTTGTTATGATATTTTAACAATATATTTATAATTTAATAACATTACCACCACATAGCACCAAATGACATTTTAAATAAGTCAAATATTTCATTCTTCATTGCTTCTAAATGTTCAACATCAGACCACATCATTTCGTAATAGTCATTGTTTATTATATAATCTGTCAACTCTATAATTCTATCTATAACTTGTAATTGAGTATATACATTATCTTTATATTCAAATCTGTAATATTCTAGGTCTACCATTTTTATAGCTTGTTCTCTGTACTTCTTAAATCTGGAGTTTAACCATAAAATAAACTCATAATTCAAATTCCAAGTCTCATCGTCAGACCAGCCTCTGGTTCTTCTTTGAAACCAATGTTTTATATTTCTTATTATAATACGTAAAGACATTTCTATCTCCTCCTTTAATCTGATAAGCCTTTGATTTTTAAGTACACGTCTAAAATGTCTGGATTATTTAATAGCATTTTGTTTCGGTCTACTTTATCTAAGAACATATCAATTATTTCTTTCTGTCTTTTGTTTTCTCTTAATAGGTCATCATAAGTGGGAACTTTATTTAACCTATCGTATGCAGCCATTAAATCGTCTACATTCACACTACCATATGTACTCACTGCGTTGTGTGTTTCTGTATTTGTTAGTTCTAACATCGCCTTTAAAAGGTCTTCCTTACTCATTCTTCATCCTCCTTATTATTAGTATAATTATATCATATTTGTGGTGTGAAGTCAATGTAAAAACGTAAAAAAAAGAGGATTTATCATCCTCTATTTACTTAGAACTTTTACTAGTTCATCTTTTTTCATATTATAGTAGCCTTTAATGCCTTTTTCTTTAGCCATCTTTTTAAGGGTTAATATGTTTTCAGACGAATAATCAGTAGTTGGTTCTGTCTTAGTTTCTTTTACTTCTACTTTAGCTTTTTCTATTTTCTTTATGAACTCATCAAAAGCGATTTCTAATTTCTTATCTAATTTTTTATTACGTAATTCAGTACGAATACTGTCTACAATAATACTAATCACAAAGACAATCATTAGAGATAAAAGTATAATAACTAAGATACTTTTTATTGTCTCCATTATTTTCCTCCTTCTTGTAATTAATTAGATTATATCAAAAACAAGTGAGGTTGTCAATATAGAATTTACTTTCCTGTGCTACCTAAGCCACCAGAACGTTCTGTTTCGATTTCTTCTTCGTCATCTACAATCAAATATTTAGTAAAAATACCTTGAGCAATTTTATCTCCAGCCTCTATTTCATAAGCAGTGTCTGTTGGGTTGTATAATTTAATAAATATATGTCCTTCGTTGTCAGGATTGCCATAATAGTCAGCATCTACTATACCAACAGTATTGGCTAGTCGGATACCAGTCTTAAATCCTATACTACTTCTAGGATAAATTGATAGTATTTCATCATCTTCCATCATAACTTTAATACCAGTAGGAATTTTAACCATTCCGTGAGAAGGGACTGTTACATCAATAGGGCTATAAATGTCGTACCCAGCAGACTTTTTTGTGCTACGTTTTGGTAAAATACCGTCATATATTGTAGCCCAAACAGTTCCTATAGTCTTATTCCATTCTTTATCGCTAACTCTTTCAAATTTACGCATCCTTTTTTCCTCCTTTTTTAACATCTTCTTCTTCTAATAAATCATTTTTTATCCAAGACAATGTTCTCATAGAATATTTGCATTCGTCTGTTACTCTTTTAATACTATCAAGATTTTCTTGTGTTGCTCTAATCAAATCAATTGTGGGAATTGTATCAACACTATTCAATAATTCTTTAATGTTTTTGACCATATTGTCAAATTCTGTATAGTCTTTATTGATTTCTCCTTTATCATCTTTATAAACAGTAGTTAATGATGCCATAATATCAGTTAGTATCAAGGCACATAGGTGATTATCTATTCCCTTCATAATATTTTCAAATTTTTCATATTCTTCTGTGATTTTTTCTTTCATAATTCTCTTCCTTTCTTACTTTATTTTCTCCATATAGTGCACTAAAATGTGCATTTACTGGAGCAAATATGCCTTATTTTCACCTCTAAATATCATTATACGATATTTTCTGGTGAAAATCGAGCATTACCAGCCTTTAAACTGGCTTGTATATCTATAATTCTTTGGTTCGCAGAACCTCTAAATTTAAGACCTCTAATTTTCTTATCTAATTCAAAATGACCATCTACCAGTACATTGCATTGTCTTAGCAATTCTAATTTAATAGGGTCTTGAACTATTTCTTCATAAGTATAGCCACTATATACCCACACATTAAGCTCTGGTTTAATCTTTTTGTATTCTAATATCAATTCTGTTAATTGTTTCGCTTGTATGAATGGCTCTCCACCACTTAGTGTTAAATTACAATGAGTATTTAGTTCTTTAATAATATCTTGTATAGTATAATCTTTGCCATTATTAATATTCCACGTTTCGGGATTATGACAACCATAGCAATGATGAGGGCATCCTGCTGTAAATATTACATCACGAATGCCTACACCATCAACGACACTATTATGAGCAATACCCATAATTTTAATATTTGTCATTTTCATCACCAAAAGTCTTTTTAGTGTGTTTATATCTATATTTTACTTCTTCTTGTTTTCCTTTATTAAAATGAGATACATCTGTAGTTAAATAGCCTGTTACACGAGCCAAATGTTCGATATTTGTACTATGGCAAATTGGACATTCGTCAGCTATGTCATCACTATAACCACAACCTAAACAAGTATCAATAGGGAAGTTGATTGCAAAATAAGGCACATCATTATCCATTGCGTAGTTAATAATTTGTTCTACGGCTTCAGGATTATCCATAATCTTACTTTCAAATTCAGTATAAGTAATACAACCACTAGTTCCGTATTTGCATAAAGGAGCCTCTATATCAATTTTCTTAAAGACGTCGACTTCTTCCCACACAGGAACGTGAATACTATTGGTAAAGAACTCTTTATCTGTAATATTAGGAATTTCTCCAAATTCATCACGTGTTCTTTTACATATAGTATAGCAACAACTTTCGGCTGGAGTATAATAAACACCAAAGTTTAAATCGTTTCTTTCAGATGCTTCTTTGCAAAAGCCACTAATATGTTGTACTAGTTTTGTTACAAATTGATGTACTTCTGGGTCTAAATGGTTCTTACCAAATAACGCTTGACACATTTCTGCAATACCAAGTACGCCAACTGCTTGAGAGCCGTGTCTCATAGCACTAGCAATGTTTTCACCATCAAAACCTCTGATAGTTTCATTTTTATACATAAATGGGGCAGCTTTTGGATTTTGATTACAAATATGATTGTAACGTGATACTAAGGCTTTTTCCACAATGGCTAATACCTCATCTAGTTCCTTCCAAAAGCCATTTATGTCGGCTGTTTTACGTGTTCCTAAAGCAATTCCGTGTTTTAAACCAATCTTTGGTAAATTGATAGTAACGGGGCTTACATTACCACGTCCAACCTTTGAATAACCAAAACCGTGCCTATCGTATGACATAGCAGTTCTACAACCCATTGTGCAATTGTAAGTATCAGGATTTTCTGGGTCTTCAACATTACCACTAAAGTCACAGTTTACAAAGTTAGGATAAATTCTCTTACATAATGATTTTATTGCTAGTTGTTTCAAATCATAATTAGGGTCTCCTGGATTTGCATTAATACCTTTTTTATGTTGAAATATAGCAATAGGGAATATACTGGTTCTATGAAATTTGCCAATACCATCTAAACTAGCCATTAATAGCCATCTACTGACCATTCTACCTTCTTCACTAGTATCTCTACCAAAATTGATAGATGTAAATGGTAATTGACTACCTGCTCTACTTTCTAAAGTATTTAAGTTGTGATATAAACCTTGAGCAGCTTGCATACCTTCTCTTTCTAACATATCAATAGCATAATTGTATGCCTTTGAATATTTTTCTTGTAATTCTTTATTTCCAACACGCCATTCTTCTTCTGGTGGTATATAGCAATTTAATGGCTCTTCATAAACATATTTCAAACCATCTTTAAAATGCTTTTTAAAAGACATCGCAACAAATGGTGCTAAATCAAAATCAATATGAGCACTTGCTACGCCACCAAATTGAACTTGACTTTGGCATTGAAATATTACTGCTACTTGTTGCATTGCTGTACTAATACTTCTAGGTGGTCTTACGTCGCCGTTTCTAGTTGTAAAACCATCTTTAAATAGCTTTGCAAAATCTATAAATAAACAATTATGCATACCTGTTGCATAGTTATCCATATCGTGAATATAAATACGGTTATTTTGAAATGCTTCCCATACATCTGGTTCAATAAATTCATCTCTTGCAACTTCTTTTAATAAGATACCAGCAGCTTCAAACTTTCTGCCACCAAATGAGTATTCATCCACATTAGCATTGGAATTTTGCACATTTGAACAATTTAAGACTTCCATTATTTTCTTTTTTGTATCATTTTTCATAAATATTCCCTCCTTCTTTATTGTTGTAGTGAAGAGATTATATGTTATCTATAACCTCTTCATTTTCTAATACTAACACATTAATCTTTTTAGAGAGATTAGTTGTTGCGTCTATTGCAATAACTCGTCCATCCTTTCTTTTTAATATGTCAAAACTTCCTTTTAGGTTTCTATTTGGTGAATAGCCATACATTTTTCTTAAAGTAGCTGTCCCAAAATGACCAATCACGACAGTCTTATGCGTATTATTTATCTCTTTTTCAAAAAAACTTCCATCATCCCACATTAAGGCGTCCCAATCTGTAAAATGGTATCTTTCACAATGTGGCTTATGCCAATCTTTTGCATTTGTATCTATTGCCCCGTGAGTAAATATATAGTTCTCTGTTTCTAAATAATATGGTCTTGTATTTAGCCACTCTAATAACTCTGGGAACTCTCCATTTATTTCTTGTCTAGCTCTACCAATCCAGTCTGCAAAATCGCCATAGGTTGGCTGGTCTATTTCTCTTAATACACAATACATCTCAAATGGGGCTGTTTCGTGTAAAAAGTCAGCCATAGTTTCGTTTGTCCCATTATTATAATAGTTAAATGGCGATAAGATTGTACCATCTAAATATCCCGTAAAGAAACCAGTATGATTACCTTTTAGTACAACTGCACTTCCTTTATCAGATAATCTTTTTAAATATTCATATACTGCCAAAGCATTTCCTCCACGGTCAAAAGCATCTCCGACACTAACCAATAAATGTTCTGGATTGTCTTCATCAAAACCAGCCTCTTTTAATCCTTTAATTAATATTTCATATTCGCCGTGGATGTCCGATACCGCAAATATTTTTTTCTTCATAGTCAATTCCTCCTTACTTACTAAAATTTTCTACGTCTCACATAGTCGTCCTTTATTAACAACCTACCCTTTTTACCTCTATCTGACGAATGCTCTCTTTCAAAGCACTCTAATATATCTCTTATTCTTCTCAAATTCTCTATATCAAGACAACCTTTGATATTTTGGTCTATCATTTCACTAGTAATAGCCATAAACATATCTAAGTCTTTTGCCTCAATTAAATGTAAGTAATCGTGCGACGTATTTTGATTAAGAATAGAGCCATTCCATTTTAAATAGCCTTCTCCAAGACCTAAAGCCTTACAATTTCTTCTAGGGACTATTAAATGATGAAAACTTAAATCTTGTTTGTTTTTAATTTCATAGCCCATAAAATCATAACCCAACTTCATTAATCTGTACTCTTTAATCATTTCTCTAGTAATTTCTCTCATAAAAGAACCTCCTATTTATAATAATCTAAGAAATTCTCCTTGTGTTCCACTGATAATTCTTTTATAACTTTATCTGCGGCATCATCGCAATCACTTGAAACCATCATATCACATAATTCTTTAAAAGCGTTTTGTCGTGCTTCTATTACACCACTAATAATGCCAAATCTAACAAGTTTGTAGATAGCTGTTTCTAACTTCTCACATATTTCTGAATTAAAATTATCTTTGCCATATTGTTCTACAACATCATTCTTTATTGCGTTAGTTTTAGTATCATATAGTTCAGCCAATTTTCTGGCTTCTTCTAATTCTATTTTGCCTTTTTTAACATCTATCATATAGTTTCTAAGTTCACCATTGTGATATATAATGGCATCTTCAAACTTTTTATTTTTCTCAAATAGATTTTCTATCAAATGTGTTAATCTGATTATACTAGCCAATTGTTTAGGGTCATAACCAAATTTCTTAATTTTTTCTATTGTTGCTGGATATTCGTGTTCTAAAGCACAAACTTTTTCTTTGCTCATACCACTGATACAACGTGCTAACTGTGGTATATTCATTTGAGTTATATCATCTCGCATAGCAATAATTTCATTGACATACGACTTGTATTTAGGATTAATCAATTTATATTTAGTAAATAGTATTTCTATATAAGATTGGTTTTGCTTTTTCCACATCTCCATCATTACTCTTACATCTTTTACATCGATTTGTTCTCCTTCAAAATCGTATTTAGTTGATACCATAGCAGAACCTTTTATAAGATTGTCTAGTTTTGGAATTACCAAACACTTAGTATCTACATCAGACATATAATCGCTTTCATAAATGTCCAAATTATAATTCTGACTACCTTGTAAAAACACTCCTACTATCTCATAGCCTAAAGACTCAATATACTTATAATGTGCCTTTAAACGACTTTTTATATGTTCCTTCTTTTCTTTATCAGTCATAATATTACTCCTTATTTACTCTTATTCCCCTTTTTTAAAGATAATACTTTATCACGATACTCGTTATATGCGTCATATCTAGCCATAATGTCAGTTTGTTGTTCTGGTGTTAAATTTTTAGAAAAGTTTTCATAAAATCTACAATCACTAAATGGTTCTACACACGCTCCACAACGAATACATTGAGGCACACACGCCCAGAAAACATCTTCATCATATTCTCTTATTGCCTCTAATACAGACTCCCAATATTTTTTAGTGGTAGGGTCTGCACAAGTGCATAATCTTTTTGCACTAATATTAATAAGTGCTTGAATATTAGCGTCCATTTCCATTGGCACTGGGTTCATTTGACTTCTTTCTTCCCTGTTAACGCCAGTACGGTCTGTTCTTTCGGTTCCTACAAACTTTTCACATCCTTCGTGGTGTCTAGCAAAATGAGTGCTAATAGCATATGGAATGGCATCCCATTTCCAGCTTATTTCGCTTCTTCTAATTGGAGAATGTTCACAAATTAAAAGTTTTCTTCTCCATTCTTTGCCAGGCATTTGCTTTGCCTGTTTACTAATTGTTGTCATACAAGCAGATTTGATACGAAGCCAATCTACATTAAAATATGTTATTTTTGCTGAAGTATTATATTTTTCCATTGTTTATTCCTCCTTATATAATAGATATGCTGTAACTAAATAGTACATATCATCATTTTTTAAATATGTCTGAAAACGAGTGTGAATTTCAAAACATCGTGGTTCATAATATACTGCATCAGTAAAATCATCATAACGTTTAATTGGTATGCATAACCACTTACCATCTTGGGATTGCGTACCTTTTAAACATTCCTCGCCGTCTAAAGACCTATTTTCAATATAGACATAAAATTCATCTTCACTATCTATAAACCCCTGCTCTTTTAATCTTTTTATTAATTCCTTGTATTCCCTCATTATCTTTTACCCCTTTTTAATTTGAGATAGCATTTCCCACAGACACCTTCATATCTTGCTGAAGTGGCTCCGTCTATTATGACTTGTTGCCCATCAAATACTGGCATATCATCTTGTATTCGCAGATTTTGAGTTGCTTTAGCTCCACATTTACAAATAGTTTTTAATTCTTCTATATCATCTGCTATTTGCAATAATCTTGTGGAACCAGGAAAACCTTGCATTCTAAAGTCTGCTCGCAACCCATAACATAAAACAGGGACGTCGTATTCTTTTGTAATGTTATACAATTCATCAACTTGTTTAGGTGTTAAGAATTGAGCCTCGTCAACAATTATAGCATCAGGTTTTATAGGTTGCATCTTTTGTAATATTTCATCGTCTGCTCCTAATAAAATATCTACGTCTCTATCTAACCCAATCCTACTAACAACCTTATTATCTCCTTTGGTGTCTATTTGTGGTTTGATTAATACTATGTGCATTCCTTTTTGTTCGTAGTTATATGCAACTTGTAGCAATGCAGAAGTCTTACCACTTCCCATTGCTCCATATCTGAAATAAAGTTTAGACATAATTACCTCCTAATATAATTTTCCAAGTCTGACTTTTCAACCCACATTGCTCTCATAACCCCTAATAAAGCGTTACAATCATCCAAGGCTCTATGTGAATTTTGTACATCTTTAACGTCATATTTCACAATCATATCACAAAGTTTATTACCTCTATATAAACCAGTTCTATCCCTAGCAACTTCTAACATATCTAATACTGGGTTCGTAATTTTATAACCTGGTGACATTTCTTCCATAAACGCCCTTACAAACTTCATATCAAATGGTGAATTATATGCTACAATTAATGTGTCGCTATAATCCCCAAAAATGCCTTTTAGGAGCCCAAACAACTCTTCCTTAGTAACTCCATCCCCCTGACACATTTCAGCTGTTATATGGTGAATATCACTATTTAAAATAGGGTATTTGTTTTTAACTAATACATCTATATCTTCTCGAGATGCAAATCGTTCTTCTCCTTCTTCTTTAGTAAGTAATATTCCTCCAAGTTCTAGTATCTCACCAAATGGTTGAGGATTTAAACCACTTGTTTCTGTATCGAATATAAACATCCTTTTATAATCTTTAAACATCTGTTTTGTCTTCCTTTCTTTCTTCAATTCCAATCTGAATAGCCAAGTTTGAGATTTGTATTCTTCTCACTTGTTTCTCTAACCAATCCCCATCTAATCTTTCTTCATTATTGAAAGCACTAAAAACGATTGATGGACACGTCGTACCTTTAGCCCATTCGGCAAACTTCTTTCTGTCATCCCAATTACGAGCATCCATATATCTTAAATCGCTCTTAACTGCTTCAAGCCAAACACAAAAAGCCCTTCTTACTTCATCAAATTGAGGTCTATACTCTGGAAATGATGATAAGACATCATCGTCTTTTTGGTCTAATATCATTAATAATATTTTGCGTGGGGAGAAAATACCATTACCCTTCTGAAAGAACAATTCCATATACTGAGTTGACTTCATTTTAACTCTAGTTTTCAAACTCTTATCTGAAATTACATATCCCTCAAAATGTTCGTGCTCTTTAGTAAAACTATTTACCTCTTTTTGCAATTCTTTCATTACTTTTTTAGGGTTCTTATTTACTTTTACAATTTTACATTTAGGGCGTTTACATTTCTCTACACCAGCACAATCGTCATCAAAATATGGCATTTCTAATAAAGTATAATTATCACGACGTCCTAAATAATAAACGTCTTCTTTCTCATATGGAACAATTACCTTATTCTCTAATCCAATAAGTTCAAACATATAAGTGTATCTTTTATCTAATCTGTCGTAATCAATTTTATCTTTAGACGCGTACATAAATAATTGCTTGTAATTAGCAATATCATTCATTTCAAATTGAACGGCTGCTTTTTCGGCGTCTGTTGTGCCACTAGTAGAAATGTGCCATTCGTCATTATCCCACCATAACTTAATTAGACTACCATCTATTTTTTCTTCCACGTACCACTCATCACGATGTGCTAACTTATATAAAGCATCTTGTGCGTTAGGGTCTCCAACACAAAAGAACTTAGTGAATGGGACACATACAGGTATATATTTATGCCCTTCTTTTTTTATTATAAATCCTCTTGCCTCTCTAACCATCGGTTCTTTAAAGTCAGAGAATAATTGATTATATTTAATTAAAGTATAACCATCAAAATCTCTAAACATTAAATTGTATGGAGGGGCTGATAAAACAGCCCTCCAATTATGGTTAGAATTAATAAATCTTAATATCTTTAATTTTAATTTATTTTTCATTTCTTTACTCCTTTTTTACATTTCTAAATTATCAATTAGTTCGTAGTCATTTAACCACCATTCTTTTTCGTTAGTTTGTTCCCAACCATTTTCGGTTTTACGTTGCTTATACTTCTCAAAGAACCTGCCGCATTTAATTAGTTGCCCTCTCTTAAATGGTTCCTCTTTGAATAGTGCTTTGTTTATTTTACAAATGACTTCTTTGCCAGAACCTAATGAATATAATGTTACTCTAGGGCTATACTTAGTATCAACATCAGTTACTAAACAATAACGTTTGTCAACATCATAAACCATACTAATATATCCCACAACGTCAGCCTCAAATAATACTTGTTCTGTAATAGGCACTATTTCATCAGGTATTCTTTTCTCGACATTAGCCAATATCTTCATATAGTCTATATTAACATACTGTTTCTCTGTTTCTTTTTCATAACAATCTATAATATCTTCTGTTGTTAATCCTTGGTCTGCCAACTTTTCTTTTACCAATGTCTTTCTTCCATACAATGCCTTGAAATATTTATAAGTATCAAGTAACTTTTTATTTTTACCAAACTCATCAAAATATTGTAATTGTATCAATATTTCCATTTGTCTGGAATTGATTTGTCTATCTTCTTCAATTTGTTGTAACAAACTAATAAAATTATCATAATGATTGTGACGTAATGAATAAAGATATTCTGCCGCACCATCATTCAAATATTTTATACTAGCAACACCTTTATAGATGTGATGATTTTCCTCATCGTACATATATTTATTAGTTGAATGTCTAAAACGAGGTGGCAATATTTGATAACCATATAATTTTGCCATTTCAAAACCACCAACAATATCATCTTCATTTTGTGCATTGTTTAGATACGCCATTATAAAATATGGAGTATGATAATATCTTAAATACGCACATAGATAACCAACCATACAATACGCTATTGAGTGATTGTAACCAAACATATACGAACTAGAGTCAATTAATATTTGGATATACTCCTGTAACTCATTTATAGCCTCTTCACGAGGTTTTCCTGACTTCTCGACATATCCGTCTTGAATTGATGGTAACGCTTGTTCTAGCCTATCCATTTGCTTTCTAGCAATGGCTCTACGAACATTATCTGCGGCACTTCCACTTAAACCACATATTTGCTGTAAGAACTTTAAGACGTCTTCCTGATACACCAGATAGCCATAGTTGTCTTTTAACATATCATCTATCATTGGTGATATATTATGATGTATGTCTTTTTTCATCAGTGAGTCACGATATGATGCTCCACCTGGTCTTAACGCTGCTGTTACTAATGACATATCAAATATACTTTTTGGTTTAAATTCGCATAGCATTTGAAATGCGTATGCTCCCTCAAATTGAAATATACCTTGAGGGCATCTCAACATATCATCCCAAACTTTTTGGTCATCCCAATTTATTTCATTAGATTTTGGATAAGGGATATTAGCATACTCACAGGCATCCTTTATAATTCCAACATTTTTTAGTCCTAAAATATCATACTTAACTAGTGATATTTCGTGTACGTCTTCCATATCAATTTGAAGTATCTTTTTGTCGTCTTTATATAATGTACCATAATTGTCTTCTAATGTAATTGGACTAACAACCATACCACAAGGGTGCATAGATTGAGATATATTAGTATTTAATAAACCATCAAAATAGTAAAATAATTCACTATATTTTTCTTTTGCTTGTTCTGGATTTGACTCGTATTCCTTTTTAATCTTCTTTAAGTTTTCTAAAGAATATATATCTTTATCTGTTCTTCTATGTAAGGCTCTACCGATTTCATCGATACAACCTTTATCTGAAACGGTGCCAATCGCTAATATATAGGCTGTATATTGTTCACCAAACTCTTCAATCATATGATTATATACCATTTCACGGTCATTAGGTGCAAAGTCAACATCAATATCACCTATTTCTTTTCTATCTTCATTAGCGAAACGAGAGAACACCGTTTTCCATTTAATTGGATTAATATCAATAATACCTAAAACATAGGCTACACAAGAACCTCCACAAGAACCACGTGCGAAACCTGTTGGTATATTGTGACTATGGCACCAATTAACTAAGTCAGACATAAATAACATAAAACCACACATATTAATCTTTTCAAATACAGCAAGTTCAGTTTTGATATTATCTATGAATAATTGCATTTGCTCCTGAGGAATAGCCCCACTAGCAACTTTTTCTTTAAGCATCTCCCACAATCTGCTTTTTATGGTTGCAATATCATCATCATAGACTTTAGGATATTTGAACTCCTTGTCTAATACAATTTCTTCACAAGAGTCTGCCATAACGTTTGTGTTTTCAATAGCTTGTAGATAAACACTTCTTGGCAGTGCGTCTTGTTCTTCAAACATATGTACCAATTCGTCATAAGACTTATATGTCAAATCAAATTGGTCTTCATTTGCAAATTCAATACCTTTAGCTAGTTGTAATATTGAACGACATTCTGCTTTATATTGATTAAGACTATGAGTATCTGTACCAGCAATTAACGGTTTATTATACTTTTTAGCCCACTCAAATAATCTCTTGTTATATATTTTTTGTTCTTTACTGTTAATGTGTGGTTGAATTTCATAATAATCATATTTCAATAATACATCATTGAAACTACTTTTCAAGTAATCTAATCTCTGCTTTTCCTCATCTGTAATATCATCTTTCATTGTTAAATTAGTTATTTCATCTTCTAATCGTGCCAATGGCGATGCCAAACAAGCCGATATTTTAATCACATTATCACTTATATTCAAGAACTCATCGAATGATATTCTAGGTTTAAAGTAAAAGTGACTACTGGTATTGGATGTACTAACTAGTTGATTTAATTCTCTTAATCCATCCATATTTTTTGCAATCAAAATCGTATGATAATTGTCACGAACCTTTGGTTCCAATTGTGCTGTTAAATATACCTCACATCCGTGAAGATATTTTATTCCAGCTTTATCACACGCCATCTTCTTAGCAACCCAGTGCATAATATTTCCGTGCTCAGTGAAACATATTGCCTTTTGTCCTAAACTAGAAGCCATTATGACATAATCTTCAAATTTCGTTGTGCTATCTAAAAGACTAAAGTCACTATGTAGATGATATACGACGTAATTAGATTTTTCTTCATTCATCTTTATGCCTCCCTCTATCTTCATATAAATGATAACATAGACGAAGAAAAAAGTCAAGATAAATTCCCTGACTTTTTAATCTTTTGTATATTTAACTAAGATAATCTTTTCCCAAGCAGTTCCCCACCCAGTATCGTGATAAAAATATAAGTTAGTATTATCACACATTACATATAGTCTATCACTAAAGTTTCCGTAATAACCTAAAACAGGCAAAGGGCATCTAAGCATAGTTGTACCAACAGATTTAAGATAGGAATTGCCCATATCTATCCAAATATCTGTCATACCAGTAATACCGTGTGCAATAATGGTCGTCGTTTCTGACCCAGATAATGTAGTAGTAAATACTAATTTCTTTGCATACACCCTTTTACCGTTTTTATATTCATTAGTTGCTATTTCAGTATTATCTTTATAATTCATATGTATTACATTATCTAATAATGATTGCAAATATGCTTTTAGTGTTACTCTGTTATGAGAAACACCAGAACTGTCGATGAATGTATTATCTTTTAATTTAATTGATTTACTCATATCGAATTTCGTGTTATACAATACTTATATATCTTTTACTAGATATAACCTGATTTCAATAATCAATGCGTTGCCGCCATTATATTGAGCTAGCATTTGCCAATATAACAAATTATTTTGATAATATAAATTATATTGTAAAAAATTTCTATCTCCATATGATTGATAAGTAGGAATTATTGAAACAATTTTATATCCTTTTGGAATATAATCCGACAAATCCTTAACTCCTCTGTAATATGTGCCTACAGAATAAGATGTAATTCTGTCAAGCCTAACGTCTACTTCTTTAACAAAATCAGTTAATACGTCGCTAAGTTTGTTTTGATTGTGAGTAATACCTGAAGAGTCTATATAAGTATTATTGGTTAATTTAATTGACTTACTCAACTAAATCACCACCTAACACATACCTCCTTTCGGAGATATATTCATTATGGGAGTTATCGCAACTACTTGGTTGCCCCCCCTACATATACAAATTTATTTTGTTTATTCATAAGTATCGCTACTTATAGTTTACTATTAACCAACTTTCCACATTTTGAATTTAGCCCCTGCTAATATATCTTTCCAATCGGCTGATATAAAGGTTAATGACACAATATTTATATCGCCATTATATCTTCCTCCGCCAACACTTGAGCCGTTAATACTATTAGATTGACTAAATATATTAAACCTTCCATACGATGTATCAATAGTCCCAGTAAAGACGCTCCAATAATCGTTAGAAGAATTTGCCAATCCTAATCCTATTCTACTAGCACTAGTTTGCTGCTCTTTATAAATATCGCTTGATTGAATAGTTATAAAAGAATAACTACAACTATTACCGTCCCATAAACCATTGGGCACTAAAAACACATTTCTCTCAGCACCAATAAATACAATACCTAGTTCAAAACGATATACAGCATTTGGCTCTAACGTCACAGAAACGCTCATATAATTTTTGTTTTCAGGTAAAGTATAATCACAAACAACATTATTTAAAATATCGTTTAATGGCTTTTTATTATGTGACACAGCAGAACTATCCCAAAATGTATCATTGTTTAATTTTATACTTTTACTCATATTTAATTTTGTTAGAGTTTATTTTAATGATTAAAAGCTAGTACTGTACCAAGCCCCAGCCAAGTACCTATATTGAGTGAGAGTTATTCCATAAGAGAAATGTAAAAAACTTAAATAGTTACTGTTTGCTTTTTGTACTAAAGCACAACTAACAGACCCTCCTATATTTACATACCACCAACTAAAGCCCACAGGGGCACTATTGATAATATAATTTTTAAACTCATCTACACCAGCACTTCCCGACGAGCTAGCGTTGAAACTGTATGCCATAGGTAAATGATTTAATGTTACATAATCACTTTTTATGGTGTCGATAGTTGTTTCTAAATCAACACCCTTATAAATAACTCCTTTACTATCCCAATAGGTATTGTCTTTTAGTTTAATTGATTTAGCCAATTAAACCACCTCTAACATTTAACCTCCTTTGCAGAAGGTTTATTTGTTGAGTAAGAGCGACAACTATAAGCTGTAGCTGCCCCCCCCTCAACTAAGTTTTTTATAGGAGAATGGACACTAGAATTAAATCCTAGATGCCCCCCCCTATGAACATTTTTCTAAACATAATATTTCCTCCTTTTACCATTCATCTACAACTGTATAATTAAGTTGTGAGACATTGCCAAGTTTTAAATCAGCAATCTTTTTATCGACACTAAAATTTGTGCCGTGTTTAACTGAAACCCAAGCGTTACTTGTTTTTCCATTTTTCGTACATAACTCAACAGAGTCACCTACAGCAAGACTTTCTCCTGTCTTATTAAGTACATTAGAAATTACTTTTTCTGTATCTGGAGGTAAATATACATTTACACTACCATCACTATTGACTTTCTTTACAATAGCAGATACATATTTAGTTATACCTTTTTTGGTCATCCTTGTTTCCACGATGTCCTCAATGACACCTTTAAATTCTTTAGTGTCCATATTATCTCTCCTATTATTTTTCAATTTTTACAGTATTATCTTGAAATCTTTTTAACATATCTTCAAAAGTTTCTTCTGTATTGCTATTAGCTTGTTCTCTTTCAAGATTACGAGCCTTTTTAGCATCTCTACATTCTTTACAACGAATTGGAGCAGCAAACCCCTTTTCTTCATAAAATCTTTGTTCTCCTACTGTAAAATCAAATTCTTTCTTACAATCTTTACATACTAATTTAATATTTTCCATTACTTATTTTTCCTTCCTTTTTTAACCTTTTCTTCCTCTTTGGGAGGATTGACCATTTTAACTTGTTCATTTACGCTATCATAAACGTATTGCCTCAAATCTTCTATTCTTAAAGCCTTTTCTGCTAACGCATTTAGAATTATATCAGCTTCTTCTATAGTCGTAAATATAGAAACTCTAAAGTCTTTTGATATATTATTTTCCATAATACACCTACTTTATCAATAAATTCTTATTTTCAACTATTTCAAATCCAGGAATTACTAAAGAATAGCTGCCGTCTGCTTGTTTTGAAGCCAATACATCATCTTTAAGATTTTTCTTAGAGATTTTAGGCTCTTCATATGTGAAATATCTTTGTTTGTATTCGTCCTTAGAATTGATATACTTTCTTAATTCAGAGTCATCAACTACATTACCAGCCGAACTTTTTCTATATGATAATTTCTTATCTCCAACCTCTAATTTGTCCTTTTGATTAGCTTTCATTAAACTATCGATATAATTTTTTAGTTTATCAGCCTTATTTTCAAAAGATTTTGCCCTATCAGCAATTTCTTTGCTACGAGCTTTAAGAGCATCAGCCTTTGACTCATACATTTGATATATACCAGCCAATGACTCTAATTTATTATCTAGTGCTTCATTTAAAGCATCTAGGTCATCAGTTGTAAAAAACACTTCTCCAGTTTCTTCGTCAAAAGTAAAACCGTTTTCTACTATCTGAGCAATTTGTTGAGATATTCCCCAACCACTTAATTCATTAATATCCATATATTTAAGCCTCCCTTGTTTTCAATATATATTTTTTAAAAGATGTCTTTTCACCATAACGATTAATACGAGTTTGCCACTCTTCGTCAAATGAATAACCATCGATATGTTTTAAATTATATATGATAGCACTAAGTCTAGTGATACCATATTCACTGAAGCTTTCCCAAGATGTAATATGACCATAGTCTTTTAAATGTCTTAAAATCCTATCTTTTTGTGTCATTCCCATCTTTAAGCCTCCTTAGGTTTATGATAAGTCCCTTTAGCACTATCCCATAATACCTTAGGATAATACTTTCTATCAAAACAAGCGAGCTTGCCCTCTGATTGTCTTATCTTCCAATCTATGCCTTCTTCTTTAGCCTTTTCAACTGCTTCAGCAAGAAGTTTTCTTTTCATTATGCGTTTATACGCAATAGTATTTTCAAACATATTTTTTCTCCTTTTTTACGTCTATCTTGACAAATTAGCAAAAAAGTTATATAATCTTTGACTGTACCCTTTAAAAAGGGCACTCGTCATCTAAAGATTTGTCAACTTTGCATTCTAACAACATAGTTTTTGCTTCTTCGTACAGGTCTTTAGTTTTATAAATCTCATAAGTATCATTATTTTCATTCATCCATATTAAGAAGTGCTCATTACGCAACTTTAAACCAGTTTTCTTTTCCAGGATGTATTGATAGCCGTTTAATTGAAGACTATAATGAATATAATTACAATCATCTAAATGTGACAGACATCCTGTCATCTTCTGCCCTTTATATGGTTTGAACTTAATTTCCTTATTTGATTTATAATCGATTATTACTAGAGATTTTAATTTCCTAGAATAACATAGGAAATCTATACTTCCACATATCTCTAGTTCTTCGTCACCGACTACTAACTCTAAACCAATAGGTATAATTCTGTCTTTATATCTATTGTAGAAATCGGTGGCGATTTTTGTTAGTCTTGGCCATAATGGCTCCAAAATATCAAAACCAAACTGTTCTATAACTTTATCTTTAGGATAAGTATATTCCCTATTAGACCACATATATTCGTTAAATGCGTGAATATGAGTACCCTTTACTTTTGCCAAGTCATTTTCTAACTTCCACATATCCAGTACATCTTGTACGGGCATATGCAATTTCTTAGCTGTAAATGGAGCAATCCTTTCCGCATCAAATGGCTGAGAGTGAGAGTGGATGAGTGCCGTCATTGACGTTTGTGCTTGACGTCTGTTGCCATTTTCATCGAGCCACCAATATATATGAGGTTCCTCTTCAAAATGAAATTTATTAAATACTTGAAGTTTGTCTTTGAAACTTTGTACCAAAGCCTCTTCTTCTTTATTTTTTGTAAATATCATCAAAGCGGTGAAACCTCCTCTGCTACAACATTATGTGGATTTGGGTCGTCCGTTCTTATTGGGCTAGTATCTTTATTCCAACCATACCTAAACCAAAGTTCAGAAGGTTTTTTATAAAAACGATAACTAGGATAATCAAAGTATAGTTTTACCAAAGGTAATATTCCAGTTATACGATTTTTTAATACTTCAACACACGAGTCTTCAGGTATTGGCTCTTTACCCTTTATATATTGATTTCTAGTGTTTGTCTCGCCCTCTTTTTCTTTAGCGGTATATCTATGAACGCTAAATACCATATGTGCTAGATTTACAATATTACCACTACCAGCAATATCTTCCTTAGTAACTCTTATTTCTCCTGTTTTACGAGGATGTGCTACTAAGAATACTAAAACATTATATTTCTTAGCAAAAAAGATTAGTTTATTAACAAATTCTTTTTCTGCTTGAAGACGACCTTCTTCATTACACTCTAAATCAATCATCATTAGGTTGTCAATTAGAAATACTTTTGTTCCACATTTACGAGCTAACTCCTCCATTTTATTAAGGAGTGCTGTTGCAGTAGTATTATAATCGTCATCATAAACTAATACTTTACCAGCATACCAATTCTGCATCAACTTTCGTTGTTCTGGATTAAACACACGAACGTGCCCATCTTTCATTGTTATATATTCTCTGCCTATCATATTAGTTTCAACCCAATTTCTCAAAATAGGTGCTGGTAATTCGCCACTAAACACAAATACATCATAACCTTGTTGAACGGCTTGACAAATTGCCACCTGATTTACAAACACCGACTTACCTTCACCACTTTTACCAGTAATGATATTTAAAGTACCAAAAGTTAGTTTATATATTTGGTCATCCAGTTCTTTAATGCCTGTATAAAGCCCCTCGGCGTGTTCTATATCAAAGTCTTCTGCCTTTGATAAATCTGATACATTCTCAACTGGTATTTCTAAAGGTTTGTTAATGTATTGTAACACTCTTTCTTTACCTTTAAAGAATAATACTTCATTAGCATCCTTAAGAACCGCACCATTCGTTGCCACATCTTCAGGACTTATTTCGATATAATATGTCCTCCAAGTCCCTAAACGATAAATAACATCGTTTCTTGCTTTTACACCTGGTTCATCACTATCAAACCATAATATAATTTTATCAAATTGTTCTAACCAATCCCAGTTATATGCTACCCATTGTGTATTGCTACAACCATTTGGAATAGATACAACGTTGTTATAACCAGACTCAATGACAGATAAAGTATCAAGTTCGCCTTCTGTTATAACTAATGGTTTAGATGGGTCAACTCTATTCATATTAAATAGTAGGGGTGAAAACGATGCACCCACTTGAGACCAACATTTTGAATGGTCTGTGGCTTTATTAAATTTGTGACCAACGTGATACTTCATAGTCATAAGTACATCGTTGCTATCATAATATGGGAAAGCGATACTATCTTTCTCTCCACATTGAATATCACAATAATCAGCCGTCGCTTTACTAATCTTTCTTACACTTAGGTATTCAAGTATTCGCGTTCTATCATAGGTCTCTCTTTTGGGATATTGGTAAGAGGGGGACGTTTGAGCCCCTCTTTGATTAAAGTTATATTCCATATCTACTTGTTTAAACAACTTTTCAACTGCTTCTAGGTAAGTCATACCTTGCTCTAAATATAAATCTATGATGCCGTAGTTACGACCACAAGAGAAACAATGAAAACAGTTTGTCTTTTCGTTCCAAATAAACGATGGAGTTTTATCCCTATGCCAAGGACAAGAGCAACTTTTTTCTCTCTCATTATAAGTGTCAGCCAAGCCAAAGTGTTGCACTATTTCTTGGATAGCCTGACCATCATATTTGGCTTTCGCCTCATCAATTTTTTCTATTGGAATTAACATACTCTTGCCACCTTTCTAAAATTATTGTTAATTATTTAGTTTAATCTTAGAATGGGCACACATCTGCTGCTGTTGGAGCAGGTGTTACTGGAGCAACTGGTTGCACAGGTGCAACTGGTGCTGTATTTACTACAGGTGCTACTTGAGGTTGTGATGCTGGTGCTTCAGCAACTTGAGGTGCTTTGTCTAAATTTCTAGTAGAACCTTGTTCTTGATTTTCTGGATTGTATTTTTCAAATGCAAACACAGTAATCTTTTCATTTTTTGGATAAGCAACACAATTATTATTAGAGTCCCAATATGGTTCTGTACTCATATCTGCATCTAAATTAGTAATAGTGTCTCCAATTTGAACGTCTTTTAATTGATTGTAAGCGTGACCTACAAATCTAACGAAAGAACGATAGTCTGCAATATAACCATTTCTAGCAACACCATTTGTTACTTGAGTTTGGTCATAAGAACTATTTTCTTTTACTTTACGTCTAGTAGAAAACTTTACTTCTGCCATTCCGTCTTTATCATTAATTTCCCAAACTTTACATCTGTCTGTAATTTTTACTCTCATTATTTACTTCCTCCTCTACTTACTTTTAATGAGTTTAATGCGGCTAAAGATTGTTTTAATAAAACTTCATCTGTACAATTTTTAGGATTAGCCTCTCCTAAAATATCGATAGTTGCTTTTGTAACATCTTGGTCTTTACTTCCACCAAGTTCTGTTGCTAAATTGATAATATCTTGTTGAGCTTTAGAGATATTAAACGCAAAATCTTCACCAGTATTAGCCCAATCGTATAATGCTTCTCCATCTTTTTCTGTCAACACTTCGTAACGTCCTTCAAAAATGTGAGTATTATCTTTTGTAGCCTCTGCTATATGAGTATCTTGTGCAATATTGAATGTTGCAGTGTAATTATATTCTACACCATCTCTTTGCTTAAACCCAAGACCAACTTTCTTTGGAGTTTGTTTTCCATTCTTTTCTTCTAAAACATACTCATCTTTTCCTCTTACAGTAGCAATAATATGAATTGGTGCTTGTAAGATTTTTTCCATAAATGCGTCGTGTCTAGGTGTTACTTTTGACCAGTTTGTCCAACTGTTACCAGGCATCTTATCGTGAATATCTACACAATAATTCCATTCGTGTGAGATACTATCAATAATTAATACCTTAAACCCTGAACCTACTGCCTCATTGATTGCTTCAATGTACTTTTCTGGAGTAAATGGTTCTGTTAATTGCATATCCGAAAAATCAAATTCGTTTGCATAGTAACGAATACGTCCTGCTTCAGTATCTATTGCCGCAATTCCACTTCCACATTTCTTTGCTAGACCTGTTGCTAAACGTAATGCACTATAGGTTTTACCACTTCCACTTGAACCTCCTAACAAAACTTTTGTCCAGATTTTCTCTTTTTTGGCTTTCACAAATGCCATACTTTCTTTCCTCCTTTTCTCTTTAGAATTGGCTCATCTTCTTCTACCCTGTGCTCAATTCTAATTACATTATACTACTCTTTGTCATAATTGTCAATAACTTTTCGTAATATTTTAATAAATTTCTTTACCTCACGCATTGTATTTTGTTTACCCAATGATACTCTTATAGTTCTCTTCGCCTCTTCTTCTTCATAACCTGAAGCCATAAGAGCTCTTGATGGTTCATCTGTACCTGAATTACAAGCACTTCCTGCCGAAATAGCAACGCCTTCTCTATCAAATATTTGCACAGCAGTTTGAGCGTCCAAATGATTGAAAGTAATGTTTATAATACCATTATGTCCTTCCACTCTGACATAACGAAAGCCTGCCCAATTCCAGAATATAGGAACATTATCGGTTTTTATTTTTGCGGGGTAATTAGCGTGTATCATTATATAGTCTTGCATTTCTCTAATATGTTGACGATTTTTAGGTAATTCCTTGATAGCTATTCTTAATGCTTCCGCCATACCAACAATACCAGCCACATTTTCTGTACCACCACGTAAACCATTTTCTTGATGCCCATATATAAGCGGTACAAAATCTTTTTGATATTGCTTTCTTATAAACAATACTCCAACACCTTTTGGGGCTCCAAATTTATGTCCACTAAATGACGCTGTGGCACACTTTCCTAATCCTAGTAAATCATTATATAGCGTTATTGAAGAAGTGCCATTTGAGGTATCGGTCTTGTAATCATACAAATTGACATCCAACTTACCAATCGCCTGTGTTAAATCTATATGGCATTGACCAAAATTGTTTGCTAAATAACTCATTTCCCCAGTCTCACTGGCTAATAGCGGATAAGAAAGTAAACCATCTTCGTTATCATTATTTGCTAACATCATCGAGTCGTGTGAATTATCAGTACAATAATACTTAAAGTTTTTTGATACCCACGAATTACCTTCACTAGCACCACTTGTAAAGAATATTTCTTCTGGACTACAATTTAATATCCCAGCAATAGTTTTACGAGCTTTCTCAATAGCCATACGTGCCTCTCTGCCTTCTTTATGAACACTGCTAGGGTTCCCATACACTTTAGTCAAATATGGCTTCATAGCTTTTAAAACACGCTTATCAAGAGGTGTTGACGCCGCATTATCTAAATATATCCTTCTCATTTTATCACCTCCTTCTATGTTAATTAAATACTAACATAAAATACTTAATATGTCAAGAATAAAAAAAGGTAAAAAAAAGAGTAGGGATGAACCCTACTCTTTAATCTTTAATAACTAGTACTTGTCCTGGTCTAATAATATTAGGATTGTTACCAATTACAAACTTATTTCTAGCGTAAACTTGTTGCCAAGTCATACCATATTTAGCAGCAATGCCACTAAGAGTATCTCCTTTTTTAACTGTATATGTGATACCGCCAGAATAAGCAGTGATAGCTCCTTCATCCATCCAACCTAAGTCTCCAGTTGTATTATATGGATGTTTAGAACCAGCAGCGTATCTAGTAATATAAGTAGTTTTATTGTTTACATAACCAGCAGCACTATCAGCATTAGAACTAGTGTATAATGCACCGTTAATAACTACTTTAGTACCAATAGCAAACTTTTGACCAGTTGATGGTTTTGGTTCTTCATATTTGGTAATAGAAGCCTCGTCCATCCATCCTAAATCACCAGTTGTATTGTATGGATGTGCTGCACCAGATACTTTTCTAGTAATATTAGTAATTTTATTGCTAACACTACCTGAAGCAGATGAAGCATTAGAACTTCTATATAAAGCACCATTAATAACTACTTTATCTCCAATATTAAATTTACTTGATGGAGTAGGTGTTGGTTTTGGTTCATCTTTAACGGCTGGGTTATAAATAAATCCTCTAAATGTATAACCACTGCCTAAACCCCAACGTCCATTTGTATTATATCTATGTGAGTTCCAGAATGCACTTCCACCATATCCGCTTTCAGAAGTGAATACGTGATTGTTGTCGTATACTATTTCACAGATAGCAACGTGACCAGCACCATCACTTCCAGATAAAGTAGCACCCTTTTCCCAACACATAATAGCACCTGGTTTTGGTGTCATACCAACTTCAAGACCAGCTTGTTTTGCTCTTTCAATGAAATTTTCAGCATTACAACATAATGTTTTGTATTTCATTCCATTATTACCTGTAATTTCGTTGTAAATTTCATTAAATCTTGAACAAGCCCATCCAACACAGTTTGAAAGGACATTTAATCCTGATTTTGTTGGGCTACCATTGATACACCAAGACCATCCACCAGCATTACCATTGTTATATAACTTGTTTCCACTTGCAGGAAGACTATATCTTACTGTGAATTGACCCATATTATTCACCCTCCTCTGCATTAATATTTTCTACTATTGTGTCCTCTGTACAAAGCACATCTAATCCGTCCTCATTGAAAACTGTTTGAACTTCTACTTCTTCAACATTTTCAACTACTTCTTCAATATTTTCTTTCTTTGACATTTGACATTCCTCCTTATTTTTCGTCATCTTTATTAGTTCCTGTTAAAGAATTGACAGGAACGTTTACAACTAATAAATCCTTAATCTTCATTAAGACTTTACCAGCATAAACCAAATTTGCAGCCTTAATCAAAATAGTAGCACCTGTTAAAGTTGTTACCATTTGACCATTAACTTCAGCAACTTCCATTGGATAAATTAATGTAGAACTATATGTTAAAGCCAACCCAATTAAAAAGAAGGCAGCTTTACTAATACCTCCCACTAACTTTTCCTTGTTGTATTCTTGTTTAAAATCTGCTAATTTTTTACCCATAATAATATTGGCAATCATTAAACAAACTAAAGACAATACAACTGTAATACATTCTGGCATACTAATTACCTCCTTCACTAAATAACCTTAAACTTTTCTTTTTTTACTTCTACGAACGAACCGCCATCTTGACTGACATACATCTTGTATTTATCAAATGCTCCACCATTTACTGAAGCATAAATAAATTTGTCAGAAATAATAGTTAAAGTATTACTATAGACTTGTGCACTACCACTTCCGCCACCATTAAAATGTTTATTACCAGCCCAGTCTTTTGAATAAGAATAAATGCCCACTTGAGCGACATCTCCTGGTACAAACCCATAACTCTCAAAAGAGTCGAATGTGTATGAAATACCAGTGTTTTCTGTATCTATCAGTGTAACTTCAGTGCCATTCTTATATAGTTTTATTCTATAACCAGCAATCGCAGTAGAACCAGCAGATGCTGCAATCCAAGAAGCTGTTAATTTTGCTTTTGGAATAGGCTCTGTTTGGTCGTAACTCAATACTGGCTTACCTGGTGCACCAGGATTAGTGTAAGAAGTTGTGAAACTTGCAACATTAGTATAGCTTCTACCAGCATCATTAGCATCGTTTCCTCGAACATAATATGTTCTGTTAGGGTCTAACCCACTTAAAGTACCCGCTCTAGCATTAATTGTAGATACAGCAGCACCAAAATTAGACGCCGACACATCAATATACGGGCTATATGGAGCTTGGTTATTATTATTGGTAACATAAAACGAAGCATAAACTGATTTGTCTCCAACCGCTCCTACACTGATATTACTTAATGATGGTTTCCCAACAGTTGGTAAATCATGTACTCCTAAAGTAACATAACCATTTGGACTGGATGCCGCATAGTTTTTACCTGCCACCCCAACACTAACTTCTGTATAACTAGAACCAGTTCCTAAACTGACTGTTTTTCCATACCAACCTGTATAATATTTGGTTCCTTGGCTAGAATGTGTACCACTATCTTTTACTACATTTCTATTTCCTTCTACCCATAAAGCCCAGGTATTACTAGACCAAGTGGAAGTACTCTGATAAATATATGCTCTATACTCAAAATAAACAGATGTACCATTTCTTGATACATTTCTTATGTCTGCACCAACATTGGTAGCTACATTTACATAACTACTGGAATTAGCCTCACTTATCCAAGCCATCTATCTACACCTCCTAACTTGCAGTATTAATCCAAATTATTGTTTTACCTGTTTGTGCTGTTGGTTGTGTCCCCCCAACTTTAATAATTGTATTTCCATCACTCATTACACCATAAGCGTTGACTGCATCCTTCACTCTCGCTGGTGTCATAACCATATTTGTAGCTGTGCCAGCTGTAGCATCAGATGTAGTAGCTGCCGCTAATGATAAGGTTCCACTTGTAAGATTTAAACCATTACCAGTTGTGACTTTAATGTGACCGTAATTTGTACCAGTTGCTACACCGTAATCAGTTGTCGTAGAAGCGTGATTTTTTGGTGCTTTATTTGTGTAAAGGTCTGTAAAATTTTGATTTAAAATATCTCTAAAGACTTTACCAGATACACCATTATTCAATGTTTGTTGAGCCATAAATATCCCTCCTTTTAAACATCAACACTATCTTCAAATACATCTAATTCTTTTAATAAATTATAACAATCCGACATAGAATAATCTTTATCTTCAAAATCGAAATTATACTGCTTTTCGCCTACAGAATAGTTTTTAGTATTTAATTCATTTAATTCATTTACTAAAACAGCCATTTCTTTATTTTGTTTCAATATTTCTTCTTCGTTATTTCTATAATCTTCATTAAGAATGTTTATTTCAGATTGTCTGTTATTAATATCTTCTTGTATTTTTTTTATTTCTTTTTCTTTGTCACGATAAGTGCTGTCTGCATATTCTTTAACACTAACAGAAATATTTTTGCTGTCAATATTAAATGATATATTAGAAATTCTAAAATATTTTGACACAACACCATTATCTTCGACGATTTCTTTATATAAAGCCATTTTATCCCTTCTTTCTAAGCAACACGTTTCCACATAAATACATCTATAGTAGCTATATTGTGAGTATGCCCTTGATTTCCTCCAGTCATTTGCATTCCAACACTATTTCCCCAGCCACGTTCATCAATATTGTATGTAGTCGAATAATCTACTGCACGTTTAGCACCTGGTGAGTCATAGTCCATATTGGAACTGTAATTATAACCATTAGGGTTCTTATTTAGTGCTAAAACCCAATGTCCGTGCTTTGGTATTTGGTCAACATTTAGTGTATGACTTTGAGTACCCCAGCCATAATAATTAGTTTTCTCTAAAGACATACTTGCACAATAAATATATCCACCATAAACCTTTTCCCAGATGCCTCCAAAGTATTCGGAAGGGTTGGTATTATTAACTGATAGATATATTGAGCCTACAGGATATAAATTGTACACATCTGTAGGTGTAATTGAAACGTTGTTCTTATGTTGATAAATTTTTCCATATGATTTTGCCATAAAATCGGTTTTGTGATATTACCCAGTTCTTTTCCATATATATACCGTAAAGTATGGAGGCATATTATTATGAGCTTGACCACCGCCTGTATATGTTGGTTTATATGTAGAATAACTTGTTGTTTGTGCATATTGAGGAGTCCAATGGCTTGAACCACCACCATCTTGTCGAATACCCATTTTATTTTTGTAGCCTCCACCACCATAAGACTCCTCATCCATATCGTGGCTATGACTTGGCATTTCATTTACTGTTAATTTATGTTTTGCCTCTCCTCCAAAAATACCATTATTATAAGTGTCACCACAAGCAAGCAAAAATCTATCTTTTATTTGCTCCCAACTACCACCAAAATAAACGCTAGGATTGGTAGAATTTACACTAATATAAATAGACCCTACTGGATAAATAATATCACTTAATAACCTGCCCCCCCCTCACAAAAGATGCTTTTGTCTGAGATTAAGACAGGTAAATCTTTAACTTTTGTTTTTCCATAATTAGTCATAATTCTTTTACGTTATTTGTATTTATTATTAACTCACTCTATACCAACAATAAACTGTAAAATATGGTGGTAAATTTTGTGGGTGTGTATGTCCTTGACCTCCACCTGTAAATCCTGTTTCAACCATTTCATTTATCTCACTACCACCTATCCATTGGTCAGCACTATAAGCCCATTGACCATTACCTCCAGCGTAATTTTTAGCATAAGACCTACCAGGTGGTATAGATATTCCAGCATTCCAGTTATTAGAGTAGTTCCTTCCCATATGTTGATGACCTGGTATTTGGCTGACATCCAGCACAGTACTTCCAGTCGTATTGCTACCACCAAGTTCTTTACTATTATTAGTACAATACAAAAATCTACCAGTTATTTCTTGCCACGTGCCGCCAAATAATTGACTAGGGTTTGTTGAGTTAACACTCATATAAATACTTCCGACAGGATATAAAATCCTATCTAACGTTGCCCCCCCCTCGTAAAGTATATTGTTACAAGTTATGAGAGCTTGTTGATTTTTATTATAAGTATTTCCTTTATTCATAAATACGACTTTAAATTATTTTGTTCTTACCCAAATATAAACGACCATATAAGGTTGCAAGTTTCCACTATTACCATCTCCAGTATCACTAGTATCCACATTATATTCAGTGACATACTCAGTTTGAGTTCTTAACAAACTCCAGTGGTTACTAGTCTTGTTATTCCAAGGATGAGCCTGTGGAATACCGTGATGATGTTTTTGTAGGTATTTACTACCTCCAGTTTTCTTAATAACATTAAAATCGCTATCATTGGTGTCAATACACACCATCGTTCTACCTGGACATAATAGTTCCCAAGTTCCCCCATACCAGTATGAAGGGTTTTGGCTGTCAACTCTTATAACGACCGAACCTATCGGGTAAATTATATTATTTAAAGTCTTGCCCCCCCCTCATAGTAAATATTCTTTGAGTTTAGGAGAGCATCTATATTTTTATTTTTTATATCGCCAATATTTTTCATAATATTCGCTACGTCTAATTAATTCTTTTCCACATATATACCGCATAATACGGAGGAATTACTTTTACTGAGCTTGTGTCCCCAAGCAATTTTGCACCATAAGGGCTACTATTTTCTTGAGGTTTACCTGTAGCACTTGCTGTATACGTGTAATTCTTTGTATTATTAATACCAGTGTTTCTTTCTCTATACCATATAGTACCTTTATTATTTAATTGAATTACTGCTATAGCAGTATTTGTATCTAAACTATGCGTGTGGCTCCAAGCCCCACCAGTGCTACCTGGTGTAACATTACCATCCGTACCTCCGACACCAAATAAATATTTTCCACCAGCGACCTGCTCCCAGGTTCCTCCAAAGTATTCAGAAGGATTGGTGTTATATATAGATAAATATATAGAACCTATTGGGTATATATTATCAAGAATTGTATTTAGACTACGCTGCCCCCCCCTCATACTGATGTAAGATTGATTGAGAAAGAAGTTGCGTATTATTATTTTTGTGTTTAATTGTACCGTAATCCATAATATTACGTTATAGTTTAATCTTTGCTTTAAGCTGTACGCTTCCACATATAGACTGTTATGTAAGGTTGTAAGTTATTATGCGATTGACCGCCACCAGCAGAGCTTGTATCAACTTGATATGGGCTACCACCATTAGGTTCCTTACCAGTAACCCCAAAATAATTTGTACCATCTGTTCCTCTAAAAAAATGATGATTGTGACTTGGCATTTCATTTACTGTTAATGTATGTCTTTTTTCTCCACCAGTCTTTTGTACTGTATTAAATTCTGTTTGTGAAGTATCTACCCCTACTAAACATCTTCCAGCACCAAAACTTACCCAAGTTCCACCAAAATATGTAGATGGGTTCGTATTATTGACAGATATATATATCGAACCAACTGGCCATACATTATATAAGTCCAATACATCTATAGAAACGTTTGTTTTATTTTTATAAATTCTTCCATAAGGTTTAGTCATAAAATTCGACGCATTATTAAGCAGTTCTATACCACATATATACTTCAAAATATGGCGGCATATATGTATGTGAGTGTCCTTGTCCTCCACCTGTATAGCTATTATTTATATATCTTTGAGGATTTGCGGTTACACCATCATATTTAATATAATAATTGCTTGACCCACTAATCGGGTTAGTCTCTCGTGCATAACCCATAAATCGACCGTTAGAACCATCACCACTCTGCACAATATGCGTATGACTTGGTATCTGGTCAATCGTTAATATAGTATCATTTGTTGTGGTGCTACCACCTGTAGTCTTAGGGGTACTTGTTGTAGCCCATAAAAATCTACCCTCTATTTTAGTCCATTTACCACCAAAAAGTGTTTCTGGGCTTGTGGAATTAGTACTTATGTAGACACTGCCAACTGGATAAACTAAATCAAAGAGTTTATCAAGCGTCTTGCCCCCCCTCATACAATATCGAACTTGCATTTATAAGGACGGGACTATTTTTTACATATGTTTTGCCTTTATTCATAAAAAAATCGCAAAGATTGTTATACCAAAAAGAGGTATATTAACTATAACATACCTCCTTTCTCTTGAAAGTTAGAGGGCACAACAATCTTATTGATGTGTCGCCCCCCCTAATCGAGTAATTTCTCATATTAATTCACTCCTTTTATCCGTTATATTCTCCTGTTTTTACGAAGATAAGAGCGTTATCTTCAAGGTACTTTACACGGTCTTCTAGCGAACCACCAGATACACTTTTACCGTGTTTGATAGCTACCCAAGCATTGGATAATCTACCATTTTTAGTACATAATTCAACAGAGTCGCCAGTAGATAACGACTCATTACTTTTATTTAATACATTATTTACAAATCTGCTATTATCAGGTGGTATAGTAACGTTGACTGTACCATCGTCATTAACCTTAGTTACAACAGCTGCCACAAAAGAAGTAATACCATAACTCTTCAAACGAGCGTCTACAATGTCTTCTATTACTTTCTTAAATTCAGCAATTTGTTTTACGTCAAAATCCACGTTACATCACCCCACTTGCGTACTGGTTAAAGTTGACAATATTAGAACAACTTATGGTCATTTGTGACTCATTACCGATAGTATATGATATTGATTGAATTAGAAACCTTTCTCTTGCCAAATTATAGTATTTATCAGTAATTGTTACCAAATTATTAACAAATAAAAGTGGATTAAAAGATACTTGAATATTCATAGTAGTTTTCAAGATACCAAATTTTCTTAATTCATAATTGGCACGTTGTTGTGCTAAATCATCACTATATATGTTACTGTCGTTGATATATTCAATACGACGACCAATACGTTGTATACATAATGGAGATACTGGATTTTCATTTTTTGCCATTGCCGAAAATATCTCGTTGTTAATATTATCTCCAACAACGTGTACCTCATTTACGGCATTCTCAAAATCGTAATTAGCAGTAGCACTACCATAATCTCTATCTTCATCAGAATAATCCCATAACGATGCTTTTTGGACATCCAGCGTCGTCTCATTAATATTAATAAAACACAAATTTCCTTGCGAATTATAATAAACCTCTGCATTTAAGATAGTACCAATTTCTAAAAGCATTTCTCCTAATGTGCTTCCTGCATCTTTAGATAATGTATATGGCATCTTCAAACCTTTAAAAGCCCTATCATAAATAATAGGCTTTAAATCAATTGGATAACCAGACCCATTATCTAACGTTAAAATCCCCATAATAGCTTGTTCAATATCTGAGTCTACAGGAATTTCATAAGTTGCCTCTAAAGTACCAGCCTTACCTTCTAATACAGCAAATTTGTCTACCAAAGTTAAACTGACTTGTTTGTCAGAGTCTTGATGGTCTGCACTCGGATTACCTAAGATATAAATACCTCTTGGGAACCAATAAACCTGACCATCAAACTCTACTCCTATATCAAAACGAAATCTATCGTGAACCCATATTGTATTAATGCTGGGCGTATATTTTCCGTCAATATTTATTAAATTTATGTTTACACTCTTCCTTTGACCATTCTGATAATTCTCTGTAAAATTACCAGAATTAATAATAATATCTTCTTCTGGAATTTCATAATTGATAGTCTCATCAGGATTAAGAACAAATAATCTAAAACGAGGTTTTATAGTTGGTCTTTTCAACACATCTGTTAAATAACTCATACTAATACTAGAGCTATCTACTAAACGTAAGACTTCGCCATATTGACTCCATAAAACATTATTTGTTTGGTCTGCTAGAGCTTTTATACTATAATTAGCCATTATGCACCAATAACAGTAATACTAGAAGCATCTGCTATTTGAGTCCAAGAGAATGTAATGGTATTAACCTGTTCTCTCAAAACATCATCGACCTGAGAAGATGTACTTGTAATCATTACAAGCATAGCATTACCCTTTCTGTCTTTTAACAACTTTATGTTTCCGTTGGCACAAAAATCATTCCAAGACTCTAAAAGAGCAGCACTCTCAACATATCCGATTTGACCATCGTTTGTGTTTTGTACGTCTCCTAATAAACAAGTTAAAGTGCCAGAAGCATAATTTAATTTACCAGAAGATATTTTAGGAAATCGTGTTAAATTGTTATAAGTTGTATTATTTACATTTTGTGACACTCCGCCACTAGAAATATTAAGATTAAACTTCCAAATTGCATTTGGGTTAGCATAATACAATCCTTTTTCAGTAGTACTTGGCACTAAATCTATTAAAGACCAGTCCCACCAACAAGTCGTAATACTATTAGAAGCAACCGCCTCAGAAATAGCAGACTCGTCCTCTTTAAATATATAATATTTATATGTTGTGTCATTAACAACATTATAATCGGTCATAGTTAAAGCACCCTCACCTAATCTTGCTATATATTTTAATTGATTTGTATTATTAACCTCTCTATACACTGAGAAATTATAACCTAAAGCGACGTCTGCAATACCACGTGCTGTAGTTGTTGCATTATCAAAAGTCGCTAAAAATCTCGAGTCATTATTTAATGTTGGCTTATATTTTGGAATACTAAAAATATCAGTATTATTAGAAGAAGCCTCCTCCAAATGAAGAAAGTCTAATTTTACACTGTTATTCACTGTTAATTTTGTTAATAACATATTTTATCCTCCTTCATTATTGCGTAGGGAATATTTCCTCTACTCTTATAGATGTATTAGTAATTTGAACTTTCCACCAGTGATTGCATACACGCTCTATAGATGTACCACCCTCAGTCCATATATAATCATCATTCCAAGTAGCGGTATCATCCCAAATATAATCACTATTTATTTGAGCAACACCAGTGTCTGTCAATACAAAGGTTTGTGTTTTATCTGTATAAAAACTGCTTTCTAATGATATATCTGGTTGTTGTGTGAATATAATCTTGTTTTTATCAATTATAATTTGGAACCTACCAGAATTACCATTGCCATCAACTTCAGTATCTACTAGTATTACACGTTCTTTATATGCCCCATTTTCATCATAAAAAAAGCCAGAGTCGGGACTAAACTGCAATGTGATATTGAAATCATTTGGCAATACACACAATCCATCTGGTGCTTGCCAATCAACTGTATAACCGTTTGTATACAAAGAATTTACCCCGCTATAAGGCGTATCATATAAATAAGTAAAACCGCCACTACTAGATGTAGCATTATGTTCAACTGGTGTCACCCAAGCAATATCAATAGCATTCTGTTTGCTATCAAATACGGCTCTAGGTTGTTGCAAGTATTCAACAATATCATATGAAACACTAAAAGTATATAAATCTGTTTCTGCTATAATGCCCATATCATTTTCTACTGTCAACTTAATTAAATATGTGTTACCAGTTCTAAAGCCGTCATAAGTATATGATAAATTAGCGGAATAAACTTTTCCAGATGAATTGACTAATTTATTAGTACCATCATCATTTCTGATGTATAAGTCAAATTGATGATACACAATAGGCACATTATCAGATTGCGTGTATACACCTTGAAATGTATGATATTTTAAAGTAAGAGAAGTTGGCACATTGTTAATAGAAACCGTTGGATTTTCTCTGGCATATACAATATAATCTGGAATTGTTTCTATAAAATCAGAATAAACTTGATATTGTGCACCTACAGATGGAGCAGATGAAAATGCACTGCCAACTACCGCCAAGCCAGTGCTAACATCGTATGATGTGATAGTCTTACTTTGACTATTGATTGTTAGTATCATTCCTGCCTTTATGTTAATATTTGGTTGTAAATAAACATTTGTTGTAGTACTAGCACTTTGTACAAGCCCATATGTAATTAACATATCGGGATTAGGTTGATATAATCTAACACGCCATTTATAGTTTGTACCATTACTCAAATGTACACTACTAGCATTGACTGGAATAGATAAAGTATCCCCATTATATAAATTCTGTGTTAATGTAGTCTTTGTGCCTGTATATATATCATTGTTATTAAAATCAACAATTAATAATTGATATGCAGAGATATAAGAGTTCGTTTGAACTTCCATTGTAAACGTGTTATTAATACTCCCATCAATAGAAGAACCAGATGGTTGCACATTACGTGGTTGATAAATCATATACATCCTCCTTTCTTTTTTTTATTTATCCAGCACCAAGAGGAACCGACATAAATGTCGGTACCCTATTGATGTTTTGTTATATTTACTAAAGATTTTAATTCTGTTACAAATTGTTTTGCATTGCTTACATTTGGCAATTCAATATTACCAAAATTATAATTTGTTACGCTTGCATTCTTTGAAGGAAGATTGCTAGATGTTTGTGGTCTAATAAAGTTCGACAACATACTCTTCATTTGGTCATTATTTAAAACAAATTCTGGTTTTGACTTTGTACCGTGTAACATAGCCAAACCTGTATAATCAACCATACCACCATTCTTGTAACCAACAATATCTGACTTTTTAACCCATCCTAAACCATCAATGTTATATGGATGGCTTCCACCATTATTGATATATTTAATAGTTCCAGAACGTGCCGTACCACTATTGCCACCACCATAAGAATTTGAATACCATTTAGTACCAGGTTTAACTGATACATAAGAACCCTTATTTAATGATGGGGCACTAGAAGAAGAACCTCCTGAACCACTATTACCATTTATTGTATTTGTATCTTTAGGTGTATTATATCCATTTAACTTGTCTGAAGGTGTATTTTCTAAATTAGTAATTTCCTTCATTGTTGCTAGATATTTAGATTTATAATCTTCTAACACGTCTAGTCGTTTTTGTAAAATTTTAGCTTCAGCATCGGCTCCTAATTGTTGAGCTAACGTCATACGAGCCTGTTGTGTTTCATAATCATCAGCAACGTTTTCCCAAGACTCTTTATATTTTTCCCAAGCATCAATTTGGTCTTCAATATTCTTAATAGCTTCATCCTTTTGTTTTTCTAACGCGTCTAGTTCTTGTTCTTTATTAAACTCATCTAAAGCTTCTTGAGCATCTTTTATTGCTTCTTGGTCGGCTTCCCATACCCAACCAATGCCTTCACGCCATACACGTTTAGTTTTTTCTTTTTGAGCATTTGCTAAAGCCTCTTGAAGTCTTGCTAATTCTAATTCCTTTTCTGTTTCATCGTTAGCTGCTTTTTTATCATCGATTAACTTATCGTAATAATCTTCCTGCTCTTCTTTAAGTTTCTTCAACTTATCAATTTCATCATCAATAATACCTACAGCAGCATCTTCAGCGGTATCTAAATCATCTTTTTGTTTATCTGCTTTATCTTGAAGTGCTTTCTTGATTTTGTCAGCTAAATCATTCCAAGCATCAGAACCTTGTCTATAAGCCTTAATTAATTCTTTCAACTTCTTAATGTACTCATCAAGACTGATAGTTCCACGTTTGTAATCGTCTTCAACTTTAGTCAAACGTTGCTTTTGAAGTTCCTCATTAATTTTACGCCAAGCATCTGTTCCTTTTTGTACCCTGCCAAGTAAGTTATCTAAACCTCTAATATATTCTTCAATAGTGATTTCATTGTACTTGAATTGATTTTTCAATTTTTCAAGTTCAGTTTCCCACCACTCTTTTTCAGATTTTTTAGATTTGTTACTTGATGATTTTTTACTAGAACCACCTATTGAAACTTTGTAATTACTTTTTAAACCCTGACGGGTATTGTTTATGATTGCATTGTTTCTTTTGTGTGTAGCCTCATTAACATCATAAGCAGCTTTTAATGCTGCTGAAGACTCTTCATTAAATGCCTCAATATTCTTTTGAATTTGAGCTCGTAAAGCCTCGGCATTAACCTCTTGTCCAGCCATTGCGTCTTTATGTGCATTGATACTACTAGCAGCCAACTGTGCGGCACCAGCCTCATTTAAAGACGCTAGACGATTTAATTCTTTCATATATCTGCTATCTTCTGAAGCCTGTAATTCGTCTAATTTAGCATTAGCTAAAACTTGAAATGCGGAGGTATTATCCCTAATGACCCCATTCTCATCCACTAAAGCATCCAAATATTTTTGGTCTAAAACTAATAATTGTTCTAACGTGTCTATTGAAAAATAACCAGTGTTATTATATTCTTCTAAGGCAGAGGTTACTGTTTCATATGCAGATTGTAAATTATCCAAATCATCGATAATACTACCAAATGTTCCTGTGGCAGCATATAATAAGGCAGGGAATTTGTCAATAATATCATCAAGAGTATAACCAGTACCCTCTAACTGTTCTTTCAAAGTTGGAAACTTCTCAAGCAATTCATTCATTTCTGTTTGGTCTACTTTACCATCTAAAGTAATATTAGCTAAAGTATCTGCTAGACCTTCGTTATTAGAAATAAGTGTGTCAGTGACTGTACTAAGATTTTGAAAATCTTTAATTAACTTATCAATAGTAATATCATTTTTGTTTAAAGCGTCTTCAAGACCAGGATATTCTTTTAATAGTTCCTTAATATTATCTTTGTTTAAAACTGTAGTCTTAGATAGTTCCTCAAGTTTACCTTTAAAAGACTCCCAACCAGCAGCGTCCTTCATTTTGTCTTCATATTCTTCTATTGCTTTATAACTATCTCCAAATTTCTTAGTTATATTGTTTAATTCTTTATCAACTTCATTCAACCTAAAGTTAAATGACTCTTGAGACATAATACCAGATTTTACAATTTCTTTTTCATTATCTTGAAGATACTTTTTAACCTCTTCTAAAGCTTTCTTAGATTTATCAACACTATTAGTATTAAAACTGATAAATCCTTGACCATCATCCCTCACAGAGTTTTTAGTAGAATATTTTTTTAAAATATCCTGCATATCTTTATCAAATTTTTCTGCGTTGGCTATTCTTTCTTTATACACCTTAGCTTCTTCTTCGGTCATTTGTTTATGTTTTACGGCATAGTCATAATTTCTCACATCAATATAACCAGAGCCTATAAGCATATTTCTTCTATGATTATTCTTTCCGTATACTTCTTTTTTTGCGTTATTGTAACCACTTTGGTTATCGCTCAAATAATCTTTGGCACGTTGAGCTTTTAATTCCTTTAACTTTTCTATTTGTTCACTAATAGAACCAGTTACTAAATCAATATCATCTGCTTCATCGCCATATTCCTTCTTTAAACTTTTTTGTATTTCTATCAATTCTTCTCTTGCACTCAAGGCGTCTTGATAACTAGATGTATTGTCATCTAATGTTTCTCTTAAAGATTGGAATTTCTTAATAGTATTATCTATGCTACTAGCCTCATCTTCATAAGCCTGAGCATTCTCTGATACCTTTTTAATTTGTTCTTCTTGAGCAGCCTTCGCGTTTTGATATGCTGATACCGCAGCCATTAAAATAATTGTTCCAGCAGCAATAGCAGCATTTAAGGCTAATTGAGTCAAAATTGCCTTACCTTGAACTAAAATTTTAGCCTCTTCTGCGGTTACTACACCGTTAGTTGAGTTTTTAGTTAAGATATTGAGTTCGTTATACTTTTGCAAAACACTATAAGTGCTAGATATAGACTTTCCAAATTTTTTAAATGTGTCTATTAATTTTCCAATTATAACAATACCAGATTTTGTTGAAACAAACAATAAAGTAAACTTGGTTAAGAATTTACCAAAGTCACTGTTTGCAATATTTACAATAGCTGTACCTAAATCAATAAACCATTTTATCAAATCGCTACTCATAACACTTTGAGACAATTGCTCAAAAGCACTATTAAAGTTTGCCATCCTACCTTGAATACTATCCAGGTATTTGCTATTTTCTTTCATAGCACTGCCTTGCGAGTCTAATGCTGTGGCAGTTGCGTCAACAGCAGTTTTCCAGTTAGATAAAATAGCAGCAGCATTTTGTGCTTGATACTTACCAGCAATAGTTTCGGTAACATACGCCTTTTCAGCAGCCGTTAATGTTGGATAAACATCTGCTAACTCACCTAATAAATCATAAGTATTTTTAAGCGTACCGTCGGTATTATAAACCGTCTTTCCTAACTTATTAAATAATCCCTCCATTTGAGACATTAATTCTAGGTTCTTTTCTCCTTCATCGTCCATTCCTTGTAGACGTAGGGTAATAGTTTTTAATCCATTTGCCACTTTACTAGCATTACGTGTTACCTCAGTACCAGCAGTCATTAAACCAATCATTTGTTCCATACTGTTACCAGCGTTCGCCATAACTGAACTTGCTTTACCTAAATTAGTAGCAATATCTGAAGAACTTACAGCAAAGTTATTTGAAACCTCATTAACCGCATCTATAATGTGATAAGAATTTTCCAATGTTTTGTTCAAATCATCAGACTCTAAATTAAATGCTTTTAATTGTGCAATAATAAAATCTGCGGCATCGGCACTACTAATAGCTTCGTCAGCAATATTAGTATACATTGCAGCAACTTCACCAAGCTGTAGAATTTGGTCTTCATTGTAACCAGCCTTAGCAAATGATGTAGCAGCCTCAACCATTTCTGTACCAGTTTTAGCAACATTTGCACCAGCAGCATAGGCTTCTTTTGTAAATCTCTGTAAAGACTCTCCTTCTAAATCGGTTACTTTTTTCAATTCTACTAATGCCCCATCAAGGTCGGTAACTTCACTAATCATATCTTTTATTGTATGTATAACTTGATAGAACACCGTTGTTACAGACATATATGTGGTAAACGATTGAAAAGCTTTGCTCCAAGAATAATTCCATTTATCAGCCTGTTTCTGTCCTTCTTTAGCTGTATCATTAAATGATTTTAATTGTTTATCGGCTTTAGAAACTTTTTGTGAGTCAACCTTTAATTGTAATTTTGAAACTTTGCCTTGTAACGATTTAATCTGATTATTAAGCTCTGCAACTGTTTTTTCATTATTTTCTAACTTCGCTTGTAATTTAATGTAAAATTCCTTATTCATAATCTAAATTCACCTCCTCACTATTCCATATTTTTTAAATTCATCATTTAACCATTTCTCTATTTTATCATCTATATTTGCCAAATATGTATTCCAATATCCATCATTATTTTCTAAATACTTAGCACCACCTGCATAAGAATAATCGTTATTTGATTGTATATCGTTTAAAATCCAATACATTTTTCCTCTTTGGTCTCCACCTGGTGAACCTCCCCAATTACCACCGTGAGCCCATCCATTATAATCAGAAGGGGCAACTAAGTTTCCTCCATCAAATGCTAATCTTCTAATATAACCTTTAAGTGCACTTGACTGGTCTTTTTTTATTTCCCAACCAGCATAAAAACCCCCATTTTCACGATTACGAACATAATCTCCTTTGGGAGCGGCATAAATAGTAGCATCCAAATGCTGCCTAAAATCCTTTAATAGGGTCTCAGAAACAGCATCAATGACCTTTTCTAATATATCTGATAATTCCTTGTTTAATTGAGTTGTGCTGGCTACATAATTGATACTAGCCATAAACCCAGCCTCCTCCCTCAATTTTTGTTATTTCCTAAAAAAAAGAAGACTTATTCGTCTTCTTTTTTTTCTTCTTTACCTGTAATTTGGTTGTAATCATCTACAGCCTTTTGCCATTCCTTTGGTAATTTATTAACCATTTTTGTCATAGTTTTGGCATCAGGTATTTTATCTGAAATCATACCAACAATTTTTTGAAGACTTCTGTTCACAGTATTTTCTATACTATTGATTTGTTTTGATAAAGACATCATTAAATGATAAGCCTCATCAGCATTAGTTACAACTCTCAATAATTCATATTGTGTACCGATATTATAATATTCATTATACATATCTACGTCATCAAGGTCGTAACCTTCAATACATTCTGCAAACAATAAAGCGTAAAAGTTTGTAATCATAGCTAAAGGACTATAATCATAACCATCTATATCTCCTGATTGGTCATAAATTTTTAAAACCTCTCCTACAATATAATTTACCTCTCCATTTGTTAAGTAATCTTTCTTTAATGTAATTTTTTTCTCTTTAACTGTAATAACTTCCATAATAATCCTCCTTATTTACTAATATCTTCTATATAAGCCAATCCTAAACATATAGCCTCTGCTTTATCATCATCTGTATGTCTAGTTTTGGTCTCTGTAGCATTATATACAAAACCTAAGTTATAAATTTCATTTACTCTATCTACAGCTCTTTGCTTTTGAATTTCTCTTTTCATACCCTGTCTTGTCCCATCATAAGTTCCAATTAAACTTCTCCAAGAAGACGGAGCATAAAAAGAATACTCTATATTATATTTAAAACATAACGATAAGATTGCACCTTGCAATATACACAAATCTTTTCCAGTCTTTAAATTATTATGATTTGTTACTGGCACATCTTCAAACACCATATGTTCTATATTATATTTGTTAATTATAGCCTCAATAGCATCGTATACTTCACGTATTCTATCTCTTGGCTCTTCACTTGTAGTACGAATGACACCATAATCATACAGATTAGCCTCTTCGTCAAGCAGACCATATCCTGTTTTTTTGGTAGCCATATCTAACCCCAAAATCATAGTATAGCCTCCCTATTTTATGATACTTTTTCCTTGATTGCCCTTCTTCCTTTGTTTCATATTTCTCACTAACTTATCGTGTTTTTCTTGTTCTTCCAACTTTTGTTTCACATATTCCCACAATCGTTCTTTAAACAAATTAACATAAACTGGAAATATAATCATTGACAATACAAAAACTGCCAATATAAGTTTCAGGACTGCATCAATCACTTTCTTCTCACCAACTTCTTTGTATTGAAAGTCTCTAACTCTTGGTTAATACTTTCAATTTTTCCTCTATCGTCAATATTAACATCAACCCACCAAACTGACTTGTCATTAGCAAGCCCCATACTCCTAGCAAATGGAGTTAAATCTTCTAAGCAAGAAGTTTGGAAGCAATGTGTATCATCTTGTTTCATATAAAAACTCTGATGTACGTGCCCAGTTTGCAATATATGTGGTCTTTCTTCTAAAGGTATAGAGTCTAAGTATTTTTGTACCTTATAAGATTTTGCATAAGCATTTCCACCTTTTCCGTGAAATAATCTTATTTTTAATTTTCCAATTTTCAAATCAGCAACATCGCTACCTAAGTAAACAATATCGTCTCTTCTTTTAGCAATAGCTTTAACTATCTCTGAACCAGTTGATTTATACCACCAATCATCGTGATTACCGCTTATAACATAAGTTTTGCCACTAAAAGTTGGGTATTTGTCTACACAATAATCAACTTGTCCTTCATACGACGTTTCTTTTAATTCATAAATATGTTCTGGTCTATTAGAACGACCATCTGTAAAATCTCCACTATGCAAAATATATTTGATACCTCTATCTTCTGCCTTATCATATAAATAACGCAAAATGTCTAATCTATCATATTTACTACATAAATGAGTATCACTTATTAATAATAGTGGAATATGAGTGCTATTTGTAGAAACTTGATAAACATCATTAGTCTTTGGCGGTGTTTTTAATCTTACTAATTCACCATTAACATAATCAATCAATTCACCATCTTGTTTCATCAAATTAACTAATCCGATTGCCTCGTAATCCTTTAGTTGTAGCTCTTTACAAATATCTACAAAACTCTTTTTCTTTTTTAATAAAATTTTAATCTTTTCACAAAGTTCTTTAGTTTCCATAGATAGCCTCCTTGAAAATTACATTTCTAACAATTTACTCTCCACAAACCAAGCAAATCTTTTTACTGCATCCTTGTTTAAATTTTTAATATCTCCACCGCAAAATTGCACTGCAACAAAGCCCACAGGTTCTCCATTTGTATTATGGATAGCAAAATCATAGAACGATTGAATGCTCATTGATTTTTTTAAGTTATATGTAGAAGGCATTGTTTCTTTTATATCTTCTAAATCTTTTACTAATAGTTCCCCTTTATCTAACAAGGTTTTAATAAATATTGGTATAACACTAAGAGGTATCCCATTTAATCTGTCTATATACCCCTCTACGCCAAAACGACAAGCCTCATAAGTACAAGATGTCCTAAGAGCACTACGCCCATTTGTATAATGTATCCCATTATGAAATTCATATATTTGTACTCTATCAGCATTTAACAATTCTTTCAATTTATCTGCCTCTGTCATAATTTCACAATCAAGTTTAGATTGTTTCTCTATATTTTTAGGAACATTAACCTTATCTTCTTGTCTCCATTTTTCTAATTTTGAACTAAAAGTCTTATATGTGATATAACCAGTAAATATTACGGTGCCAAGTGCAGTACCGATAGTCTTAATTTCATCAAGTATCGCATTCCAATCCATTTGACCCCTCCTATCAACAATATTTGGCATAGAGTTTGGGAGTCGAACCCAATAAATTCCCAATGAATACTCTATATAAAGAGAAGAAATTAATATAAAATTTCTTCATTTCTATGATAATTATTTTTCTTGTTGACAGTGATTTGTTCACCGTTTTTATCTATAACAAAATATGAAGGTGTAGCAACCAAAACCCTACATACTGTTTTTACAGTATTTTTCTTTCTAGTTGTTGTTCTAGTAGTTTTCTTTTCTTCTTTGATTTCTTCCTTAGCCACTACAGGAGTTTCTAAGTCTTTATTACTTTCAATAGTTACTTCTTCTTTATTTTGTTTGTTTTTGAAAATTCTCATTCTTATCCTCCTCTTTTACTAATCTAGGGCATTTTTGCCAATCATCTGTATGCACAGGTTTGTTTTCTTTATGACAGAACTTCTGTTTTAAACAATAATCACGAGAGAGTGAGCAGTTTAAATACTGCTCAAATACACTCTTTGTGATACATTGACAATACTTGCAATACATAATGATTATTCAACTGTTACAATAACGTTAGCATCAATGTCAGGCATATCTGTAATTGTAGCCTTAATTGTTGTTGTACCAGCGGCCTTAGCAACTACTAAACCACCTTCTACAGTAGCTGTAGCAGGTTTATCACTAGCAAATGTAATTCCATTTACAGGAGCTAAGAATGCAGCAGAGCCATCATTTTTAATAGCGTAAACTTGAAGTTGTTTTGATGTTCCATTTGTCATAGTGAAGTCTCCACCTTCAATAGCTAAAGCAATTACGTTGTCATACCATTTAGCACCATTTATTTTTTCAGTGATAGTTGCATAAATTGGTCTATTACCATCACAACCACCAGCATTAACTGTTGAAGATAATGCTCTTACTGATAATGGAGTTTGAGCAACTGAGTCTGGTGTCATACTTAATGTAAATGCACCTGTCATAGAAGCTCTTGGAACTTCGATTTGTACTGTTCCGATTTGGTTAGTTGTAGAGTCAGAACTTGCTAAAGTACCAACCATTACTAATCTAATTACAGAAGGTAACATATCAGCATAAACGGTTACTTTTCTTGCAGCAGAGTCATTTGTATAATATCTTACACAAACAGTACCATCGTAATTAGTATCTGCTAAAGTGAATTGTGCACCACTAAATGTAACTCTTTCTACTGTTTCATCTTCTTTAGTTACCCAACCATAAACAGTTTGAGTTTGAAGAGCTAAAGGAGTACCCTTTGTAACACTACCTACACCATTAGTAACTGTAACACTTTCTTCAGTCCAAACATTAGCTCCTGTTTCAATAGATGAACCAGTATTTAAAGCTAAGAATGCTAATGAGAATTGTGCTTCGTTAATAGTGATATTCATTTCAGCTGTGTGATAATAAATATATTGTAATTGGTTACCTTTACCTGCTCTTACGTCAGTATTAGATAATGTTGTTTCAATAGAACTATCTAATAAAGTTTTACCAACGAATAATAAGTTATCATTAGAGTCATATCCGTACACATCAGCTGTACTAACTAAAAACTTTTTCATTTATAATTCCTCCTTATGAAATAATATTTTATATAAAGCTATTATATTTTATATCCAATAGCATAGATATTTTATTTGTTTACACTTTCAATTTTATTACGCATTGTGTCCATATCAACTTTAACATCAGAATATCTGTCGTCTTTTGTTAAATCATTCATCCAGTGTTGAATTACACTTTCATCTTTAAATTTAACCATACCTGACATAGACGCATTAAGATAAATTTGATAGTGTAACTTTGCATCAACACGTTGCAAAATCTTCTCAAACTTCCTAATAGTTAGTTTGTAGATGTCTTCTAATTTTAATGGAGTTGAAATTAATACACAAATCATTTGCTCTTCTAAAGAACACATTTTTTGCTTAGTTTGTTGCATCTTAAATTCTTCGGCTTTTTCTAAAGCGTCTCTAACTTCCTTTTGAATTGTATTATCAATAGGAGTTATACAGTTTTGCTCAAATATAATCTTAACTATTTCGTCAAAATCAGAACCACTATAAGCAACGCCTCTTACTTTGAAAAATGCTTTATCACTTTTTTCGTCAACATAAAAACTCATTTCTTCATTAAAATCCATATGTAAGACCATACATAATAACATTTTTATCATATATACATATGGCTCATCATTATTTGCAGCGTTATAATACAAAAATCGTAAATACGACATAGAAATAACATTGATGTCTGGTATGCTATTCTTATCAATCAATAAACAACTTACTAGCCAATGAAATTCTAAATAGTCTTTCATTGTTACTGGGTAAATTAATAATTCTTTATATGGGATTGGCTCATCAAAGTATAATTCTTTAATATGCTCTAACATAATTACCCCATATTAACAGACATTTTCAACAATTTACCTTTATAAGGTTTTTGTCCTATTGTCTGTATTCTGTCATAACGGCTACCTTGATTATCAAAGAATAAAACTCCAATACCACCAACATCAGCACCATTTAATACCTTCAAAAGTGTTTGTATGATGACATCTACCCTTGTAGTATAATTTGATAGATGATTTATTTTGCTATGCGTAAATACCTCTAAATTCACTGTGCATATACCAGTGACTCTAGTTGTTGGGTAAACTTCTGCTGGATAAATTCGTAGTAAAGTTTTCATTTGGTCTTCAGCGTCGTCCATCATATAATCAAAAAATACATTATATTTAGACAATACCGCTTCACCATTATATATTAACTTTGATTTTTCCTCTAAAGTTAAATTAGGGCGACTATATGCATCGGCGTCATCATACTTTAATAATTTCCATATGATTTCAGCATCTGGGCTAGTCATTAAATATTCAATTATTCTATAAGAAATATTAGGTAGGTTTTCATATATAGCATATGGTTTTACATCACTAATCATTAATATAACCCCCTTAACTTAATTTTCATATCTAACGTAGTCTCTCCACATACACACCTTACAATGACTGGTGCATTCATATACATTCCCTTATTGAAAAGTGTGAACGCATTATCATTGTCTACTACGATTGTGTATTTTCCAACTGGTATACCCACAGACATATCAGCAAAAGACACGCCGTCAGTTTGCTTGATACCGTTTTTATATAAATAAACTACAAATTGTTGTGATTTATTTTGTAGTACATAATCTATATTAGGTTCTGCTATTAATTCTATTACGTCTTCAGTAGGCTCCTCCACAACATTTATATCAATACTACTTTGTATCGTTGTATTTTCGATATAAGCAGTTATAGTTGCACTACCAACTTGTTTAGCAGTCGCTATATTATCACTAATCTCAATTATGGTATCGTCAGAAGATTTCCATAAAACATTGGTGTTAGCAACTTCTTTTGTCCCTTTGTATACCTTAGCACTTAAAACAGCACTTTCGTCTACATTTAACGAATTAACAACATCCTCAATTTTTATAGTCACCTCATTCAAGTAAGCATCAGCAAAACCATTTTCAAAATCATCAAATAACGGATTTGTTTCATAATGGTCTACATAAAATTCTGTTATTGTAGGTGAATTATCATCCATAGTAACTCCATTCATATAGTTTTTAGTACCACCACCATAAAGTCTAAATGCGACTCTTTGTTCTGGAGTACCAAATAAAAATCTGTCATTTGGTTTGATTGTTGTTGTTCTCTTATTACGTTGGCACCAAACTTTTTGTTCACCATTACCAACGATAATTTCCATAGACTCTTCATTATTTGCAAAACGTAATGTATAATCTAATATACAAGGTTCGTAAATTCTTGAGCCATCTTTATCAAAGAACCTCAACACATTATTACAACGTCTGACTTCTGCTGTGTTAGCAATACTTGCATAAGAATTAGTGTTGATTACTAACCAATAACTGCCTTGCCAACGAAATTTCATTCCATAATAAGGCGTAACTGGAAAATCAGGAGCAAATATAAATGTTTTATAATCATCACCCAATATAATACCAGTGTTATAGTTTAATATAGTATCAACACGGACTTTATTGATTTTGACGAAATCATTTTCACCATACGTTTGTTCGTATTCGACTTCATCATAAACAACATTTGGGGCATTATCAAAACTAAAATCTAATATTGCATTATAATCTGCATAATAGGATGCTTTAGGATTTGGTTGTCTAATCTTCTGAGCCGCATCGTAATATTTAAGACTCATCGTTTAATACCATCTCTATCATATTGTTGATAAGTTTGGTACAATGATGCACTATATATTTTACTCTGTCGTGCTCATCTTCTGTAAAATCTTGCATACCAACTAAGATATAAACAAGTTCTACATAATATTGATTATCCTGCCAAATTTTACTTGCACCAGAGACTTTAGTAATTAAAAAACACAAATGTTTTTGATAATTCTCATATGCCTCCTCACGAGAATAAACGATTTGGTTTTCTTTATTTTTCCCTTCAAATATAGGAAGAGTTTTCCAACATTGATTTATTAAGATTTTTAATGATTGCACTGTTGCGTTATCATCTAATTGAAAATCTTTATAATTGATAGTTGCCACTAGCCCACCCCTTCCAATCTGCGTGTTTTAAACTATAAGTTGTTTGCTTATGTTTAACATCTTCAACCATTTGTACACGATGGTCGGCTTTAGCTTTTAAGTTGTTAGCTTCAGAGTATCTATGAGCTTCATTTCTATTCTGTAGCATAGATGTAATTTGACGAGTGTCATTTATCTCTTTATCTAACCACATAATAGCAGTCCAGTCAGCGATAATTGACTTTTCTAAATCATCAAGAACAACATTGAATTGATGTGTTTCATCATCTCTGTCAGAAAGGTCTTTTATACAGTTTTCAAAATTAGATAACCCTCTAATCATAAATCCCTCTAAAATCAACTTAAATTCAGCTGGCGAGTCTGTAGAAAGTTTATTCAATCTATAATCTTCAATAGAGACTAACGCTAAATCCAATATGTCATCATATGGTGTCATATTCCCAGCCTCCTCTAGTTTTCGTCTTTAACAACCAACAACTCCTTGTTATAATCAATACTTTTTAAAATATCGATATTTAAAGACTCATTTATATATTGAACAATATTCATATCTACACTGTTTTTATCTTTAGATAATTTATCAACAACAACATCTCTGAATATTTCTTGTTGAGTTGGTGTCATTTTATCAAAGATGTTTCTAAATTTAACCCTATCTGATGATAATAAATCCAATAAATCATCTTTACTAAGAATTTTTTTATAATCGCTAGTTAAATGTTCTGTGTTGATAATCTTATCATCAGCAATGTAACACTTACCACCTTTAATAAAACTTTTATTGTTTTTAATTATTTTTCTAGCATCAGAATAAGGAATAGCTTGCTCTTCACCAAATTCAGTGAAAGTATAAATAGTGCCTCCTCCATTTGGTTCAGTAGAAAGATTAAGTATATGATTACATAAAGAAATAAATACTACATCTCTTTCGCCTTCTGTTTCAACTGCTGGAGTTGAAACTCCTTGCTTCATTAACATTTGAACTACAGCGTTTAAATCTGAAATTGTCTTTTCTAACTCTTTAATCTTTTTTGCATCACTATTATTTTTTGCACTTGTTTTAGTATTTGCCATTATTTATCTCTCCTTTTTTTCTAAATTAAAATAAAGAGAGGCTCTTATGAAGCCTCTCCTCTAATATTCTTTTGTGTTACAATTAAGCTAATTCAATAACACCTGCTAATGCTGAACTAATAGCACCTACACCATAAGATTTATATAATGTAGCTGTTTGAGTTAAGTTAGCATTTGCATAGTTACCATCAACATTAGATAATGTAGAACCTTCAACGAATACTTTAACCATTTTATCAGTACCTGGGCAGATTACATAGATTTTCTTATCATCTAATTTTACTGCAAATTCAGTAGTAAAGTCTGCAACTTGTTCTAATTCAATAGTTGAGATACCCATAAAGTCTCTCATATAACCAACTTTAACATATTCGTCTCCTAATAAGATACGAGCATTAGTTGATGCTGGTAAGATTTTAGATAAAGCTAATTTAGTTCCTAAGAAAACTGGTTTAGCTCCACCATTCCAAGCTTGAACTTTTTGTGCTAAAGCGATAGCAGTGTCTTGAGAGAAACCACTAATTCTTAATTGACTAGCACCAGTTGTGTTTGGAAGTGCATTCATAGCTGCTGCGAAAGCATCATAAATATCATATTTCATTTGAATTTCCATAGATAATACTGCTTTAGCAACAAATTCTGCTAATGAATAAGTTCCTTTTAATACGTCATATAAAGAAATACCAACTGTAATTCCTCTTGACTCAGGAACGATAGTCTTTTCACCTTTGAATTGACGAGTTACGTCATAAGTTCTACGATTTCTTCCGCCTTTTGATACAACGAATAAATCTCTTGGTTTAAGTTCAACTTTTAAACTGTCTCCCCATCCACCGTTTTTGATTTCAGCAATCATTCCTAAATCTTTAATTAAAGCATCTGGGATGATTAAATCAGTTAACATACCAACTACTGCAAAAGCAGCTTCTTTAACGTCACTGAAGTTGCAATAAGTTGCTAAATCAGGTACGTCTGATTGTTTCTTTCCTGATAATCTTGCTACTTCATCAGAGAAGAATGTTAACATTTTTTCGTTCATTTCAGAAAAACTAACACCATTGGCATTTTGAGTCTTTCCTTCTTTATATAAATTGTAGTATTCTACAAAGTTTGTGTATCCTTCTTTTCTATCAGCACTATCTGCTGTGAAAGCTAAGACACTATTTGGTAATTTTGCCATTTTATATTCTCCTTTCAAAATTAATAAATTATTTATTTTTTACACTTTTATAAATAGTGATATACGAACTGTGTATATTTACTTGTTATTAGCCTTGATTGATGACTCAAATTAGTTAGCTACACATTCTAATAAATAAGCAGGAACTCTTTGAGAACCAATATTATTTGCACTAGCAAGTGAAATATAAGTAGTTTCAACAACTTTGAAACTTAATCCAGCACCAGCAGCTTCAGCAAATGCTAATTGACTAGCTCCATTTGCAGCAACAGCGTAAGCAGCAGCGTCTCCTGAAATACCATCAGCAGAAATTAAAACTAAATCTCCTACTTGTGGTTTAAATCCACTAAATACTGTACCAGCTTTGTTTGTGAAAGCTCTTGGGTCTAATGTACCAACTTTGAATTGATTTCCTAAATCATCAGTTAATACAACATCTTCAGCAGAGAATGCCATATATAATCCAGATAAGCTTCCTGTAGCAGGTGTAACTGTTTTATAAACTTGACTTTCACCAGCATTAGTTGAAAGTTCTCCTTTTCCAAATACATTTCCGTTATCTAAGTCTGCTGTAGAAACGAAACTTCTATTTAAGCTATCGATATTTTTAGCAGCAACTAGAGTTGGAATTAAAATTGATTTTACCATTTTTTATTTCTCCTTTCAAAATTAATTATTTTTTTCTTACCATCCATATTTAGATGTCTTCTTTTCCATTTCGTTGTTAATAGGCATTTTTGTAAAACTATACTTACTACCTTTAACTTCTTTTGCAACAGCTTCAAAAGCGATTGCTTTTACTTCGTTTTCAAATACTGACAAATTATCTAAAGAGAAATCAGCAGATTTTTCACGAAGTTCTGCGATGCGGTCAGCAGGAATTACGTCGACTACTTCTGATAAAATAGCTTCAACAGATTTTTCCTTTTCAGCTGTTTCATAAGCCATAAGTTTTTCCTTAAGCTCGCAGTTTTCTTTTTCAAGTGTCTCTAATTTATTATTGTCTTCTTCATACACTTCAAATTCTACATAACCACCACGCATTACTCTTGTTTTAGAGTCTACATCGATAGTACAAGTAGTACCATCTAAAGTATAAGCATATCTGACAGTATTTCCGTCACAATAATCATAAACATATAAATATTCATCGTCATAAGACTCTAAATATCCACATCCATCAAGAGACTCTTTAACAGCAGAGCGGAATACTTCATATTTTTGTTCAACAGTTAATGACTCGAAGTCTTTGTTGCATTCCATATCTTCTTCCTTTTCGTCCTTATCGTCGTCTTCTTCGTCTTCTTTTTCGTCAGACTCCTCATCAGACTTTTCTTCGTCATCCTTATCGTCTTCTTCTTTTTCAGACTCATCTTCTTCCATATAAGTTTCATCGTCAGAAGCTTCTTTTGCAAATTCTTCAGTTTCTTTAACTTCTTCAGTTCCTTCCACTGGAGTTTCTTTAACTTCTTCTTCAACTGTTTCTACAACTTCTTTTTCTTTATCTTCCATTTCTTCGCTCTCCTCCTTTCTTGAAATTTCTGCAAGCTCCATATCTCTAACAAAATTCTTCTTAATCTTTTCAGAATTTTTTAAACGCTTGCTGTAAACTTTCAATGCGTTTTCCTTACTGAACTTGATTATAGACGCATTACTGCCTTCACAGGCGGGCATATGAGACTCTCCAAGTAAAGTTACCCCATTAAATACGAATTTAGTAATATGTTCTAATCCATCATCTTGTAATTCTGTACCTAACACAGTAATTTCCATTGAAACAGCTCTCTCGTTATCTTCATCTTCTACAAACACATCATAAGCCCATTTTGCATAAACTTTAGAAATGATGGCTTGAGCAACAAGATAAGTCTTTCCATTCTTCTCAACGAATTTCATCTCTGAACTTTCTGGAAAGACGCCCACAATTAGTTCATCAGGCTCGTGACCCTCAAAGTCATCTCCATCAAAACCAGCAACTAAGAATTTATTTTTTAAAGTCTTTTTTGCTTTTTTGATTACGGATAAGTCAATAGGCATATTATGCAGATTATTGCCATCGTGACATACATAAATTTCAGCAATAGCAAATTGATTATCTGAATAATCGTCTATAACATCAAATCCTTGTACTTCAAAAGAAATCTTTTTATCCATTGATAACACCCCCTTTAATTAGAAGTTGTAAATACAAAGGCATATCATCAATGACCTTTTGAAGTCTTTTTGTTTTTGCAAACAACATTAGCCCATTTTCACGTGCCAACATTGGAATGCCATTTTTAATTAAATAATTACCCACAATCTTACCACATTCATAATATTTTTTATCTTTATTGTCTAAATTAGAAATAAACATACTACTCTCCAAAAACATTAAATGATGGCATATCGTGGTCAAACTTCATCATAGAAGCATCACTGTCTCCATACATTTCTGCTTTATCAACTAATAATAAAATATCTTTTGTGATATGAGTAATTTTTAATATAAATTGTTCTAACATTACTTTAGTACTATAATCATTCATATTTTGTGCCAAAGTAATAGAGTCTTTTACTAACGACTCCAATTTTAAATTAATTTCTAGCATCTTATTAAAACAATCTAATGCTGTATCATAATCTTGGTCTCCTTTAGGAGTTTCTCCATAAACTGTAGTGCAATCTCTAGCATCCATATAGTCAGAAATATCATCTGCTAATACTGGATAAAGATGTGCTAATTTGTGATGAAGAATATTAGATGTGATAGGCATTACGAAAGTTACGGATAAAATACTACACATTCTATCAAGCATACGATTGCTATAAAAACAGTGTGAAATTATTTCTTCCAAAGACGCTTTCATTTCTTTTGAAATAAGTCCTTCACTCATACTCTAACCTCCTTAAACCTTTCCGCCTTTTTCGATATTTGAAGCATTAGACCTAGTCTTTGCTCCGCTGTCTGTTAAATCTGCATCGTCTTTAGTAGGACGACCAGCATTATTAGGCGACATTGTATTTATATTGACCATCATCATTAACTTATCAGTAAATCCTGTAGCATTTGCTTCTTCTAGTTCTCTTTCTAGTTCTATTTTATTTAATCCTAAAGACGATGCTATCTTATTTGGTAACACAACACCTTTATCAGCATAAGTGAAAGCTTCATTTTGGCGTCTTAGTCTATCAAATTGGTCATTGCATCCAACAAATCTAAATTTCCATTTAAACTTTTTTGTTTCTTTATTTGCAAAATAATTTAAAAATTCTTCAAATTGAGGATAAATCGACTCTGCTAATAGCTCATCTAAATTCAATGATAATTGTGTCTCTATGGCATTTTGATTTTCATCAGTAGAGAATATTACCTTACCTCCACTTAATAATGAACTTGTAATTGCCATAAAGTTTTTATAGGTGTCTTTATCTGTATTTTCAAATTCTACACCCTTAATATCTTCTGTTGGTAATGCTAAAATCTTAATAGCATTCTCAATTCCTTGTGCTGCTAAGCCGATAAATTTACCTAAAACATCGGCATCAATAGCTAATTGATTAGCGACACTAGAAGATTTCTTCTCTTTTAAATATGGCACTGAACTTACTAATAATTTACGAGCAGCAGCCATACTTTGGTCAACTTGCAATCTTCTCATTAAAGGAACAATAGCCATCTCTGGCAGCATTGCACTAAAGAATGGAACCTGTAATGAATGTTTTGGATTAAATTTAAAACACCAAAAACCTTCTTCTGGTGATGTTTGAACCCAAGTTGCAAATTTACCAGTTCTATTATTTAATTTATTACCTGGCTTATAAGCGTTTGTATCAGCACTAAAAACCTCTTTATATTTCTTTTTTAACCAATCTGGATAGCAGTTTAAGTCTACAACCCCTTGTAAAAAATAGTTCATATCAATATCATATAATAAACCATATTCAAATTTACCAGTGACTTTAGCATACTTCCAAGGCCATTGTTGTAATACGCTTTTGCTGTCAAACGTTCTAAAGATACCATAATATGTTTCTTCCATTAATAAATTCCATAGAACCTCTTTAAATTGAGCTCTATAATCAAATTTATCCAGAAAGTTTGCAATGGCTTTATAATCGTTTTTATATTTGGTTGTGTTATAATCAGCGGCTGTAGCATTGATACAAGTCATTTCTAGGTCAAAAGCAGGTAAATTCGCAATGTATTCTAAATTACGTTTATACATTAGACTGCTAAAATAATATGACTGACCATAAGATACTAATGACGTTTCGTGATTTGCTGGGTCTTTTAATGCTTCTTCAATGCCAGCTCTATCTGGTACAACAGAAGAAATGTTTAAATTCTTCATTAATGTATTTTGCGTCATAGGACTATAAACACCATCGTTATATCCTTTAGCGAAATCTAATACATCAAACGCTCTTTGTACAGCTTCTAAAGTTTCTACAACTTCATTCTCAGACAAAAGAACCTTATTATTATCTTTTTTCTTACTCATTATTACACCTGCCTTTCCTAATAAATGTATTCAGCCAAATATTTTAAGGTGTCAACTTCTGTTCTACCTATATCGGCTTTACCTTGTTTTTCATATTCAAATACAACAGATAACCCATACATTAAAGATGTCGCACGGTCACGTTTAGCAGATTTAACAATACGGTCATATAATATCTGACCATTAAGACCGAAGTCTCTTTTAATATTACTAAGCTCTTGCATTAAATTATCGTGTTCAACGTGCATTACTTGTTCTTCGGCTGTATACTTTCCAGCTTTATATAGTTCATCTGTCTCATTACTATCAACTAATAATTTTAAACTCTGGTCTTCAAAACAACTTTTCATATAAGGATAATAAGTGCTGTTAAAATCAGCGGTTGCTTGAATACCTCTAATAATTGGTTCTGCGTTAGGCAAAGTTCTCATTGTCTCTTCGTCATCGTCCTGAATTAATGGTGGATATTCTTCAATATCTCCTCTTTCATTACGATAAGACCAAGGCTCTTCCAATAAAGAAAGCAAACCTTGTCCAGCACTACGAACGTCAATTACGAGTTTTTCTGTATTAGGGAACCTAATATGTAATAACTCACGCAATAAGTCCCTTTGTTCTTTTAAACTAGCTCCATTTAATGTCTTTGTAAAAACAACGTGCTTATCAAATGTACCATTACTTTTTGGTATTAACTTAATAACGTGTGTACACGAATTATCGGAGCCAGCCTTAGTTGATACGGCAACGTCGTGTGTAATTACATATGCATACTGTGTCTTCTTAGGTTGTAATAATTCACACCTATCTAAGACACGGCATTTATTTGTTAATGAATATGGATAATAACTATCGTTAGAACTACCAACAAATGTTCCTTCATATTCATAAGCAAATTTATCTAAAGACATATCTGGACTTTCTTTTTCTATATCTATTTCTTCTTGAGAAAATAAACCTGCATCAATTCCTACTTTATAATCCAAGCTTGCTACAAAGTAGTGCTTATCTCCGCTAATCATTGAATGATAGAAATTTAAAAACTTTTGGTATAAGTCACAAGTCTTTAACCAAGCAGAAGAAATATAAATCATTCTACCCTTCTCTATAGGGTTCTCTGGATATTTGTCGTGTAAATCAATTGCATTTTGTCTTGGTGTTTTTATCATCGGGCGAATAACCTCTGTTAAAGTGTTATCTTTAACCAATCTCGCCTCATCCACCAAAACCAATTGGAAACGCCAACCACGAGCATTGTCACCCTTTTGATTAGTACCTAAAGTAATAGCACGTATAGAACTACCGTTTTTGAGAGTTACTATACAGTCATCGGTACTCGTCTTTATGTTTGATATTTCTCTCTTAATATTCTCGTTCTTTTGCAACTCGCCCTCTATTTTTTGTTTAATAACCATACGTGCTTGATTTCCGTTTCCAGAAACAATTCCGACAGCCATACCAGGATAAAGAATTGCCATACATATCATAAATAAAGCACATAACCAAGATTTACCTAAACCACGACAACATATTAACATTGCATTAGGGTATCTTGCCATAGCCCTCATTATTAATCTTTGAAATGGAAATAAGTTTACTCCTAAAATATCTACGGCGAATTTATCTATATAATATCTATAATATGATAAGAATTTTGTCCATTCTTCATAGTCAATTTTTTCACTATTAATTGGGTCATAACTTAATGGATTATCAGTGTTATTATATGCCCAAGTTTGTGCAGCTCTTCTTTTTTGACTAAAATTTTTATATGAAGCCATTATAAACTCCTCTCAATATTGGAGAATTGATTTAATAACTTATCATACATATCTTCGTCAGTTGGAATATACTCTGGAACCCAATTGTGTTTTTCAACTGCATCAAATACTCTACCAAAACAACCTAAAGCAACATCATTAGCTCCACGTTGGCTTTCAGCAAATTGAGCTGATTTAGATAACATATCAAATATTTTAGTAGCTTTTTCATATGCCAAGTCAGCACCCTCTTCACCTTGTAATAAATGTTGATATGCTTTCATTTGAGACAAAGATGCTTGAGCAATTTTTCTAGCATAATCTTTATGATTTGTAGTAATTATTTTAAAGTCATTTTGTAATCCATTATAATAATCGTTTAAATATTTTAAATCAGACTTAGTGTATTTACCTTGCCAATCATCACTCCAAACTGGAGTATCATCAAAAGCAGCCTGTACATTATCACTTATCTCTTCATTTTCAGATAATTCAAATATACTATCGTCAAAACCCATACCTGCATATTTTTTTCTATATGTAAAATTTATAGCCCTTAAATAATCTCCCATATAATTGGTTGTACCAGAATTACATACGTCATTCCAAATATCCATTATAAAAGGAGTATCCAACACTTTTAATACACTATATACTGACTCTAAATTATTAACGTCAATCATTTTATTAACACAATCTTTGCAATAAGGATGGTGTTGCACCATAGCATTACGTGATTTATAAAAATCATCTACACTTAAGTGCTTGCCCATTTTATCGCAATCTTTATTTTGACAAATAACTTTTTGTTGACCCTCAACTTTTTTTATAGGCTTCTTATATTTAGTTGCCACGTGCATTCACCTTTCTTTCAAAAAAAATAAAAAAAACTAAGACTAACTTAGTTCTATAACATTATATGATTTTATACCGTCAGCAGTACAAACGCAGACCATTTGTGTAGCATTTCCAGGTAATCTTTTTTGAATTGTATAATCATCGCCACTACCAGCCAGACTACCGCCTCTAATTATTTTTACTCCACCCTCATCTTGCATAGCACAAGTATGTAGGTGTCCAAATGTGATAGCATATGGGAAATATCCTAACATCATTGACAAACTTGCTATACCAGCTTTAGAAAAAGCGTCATAATCTCCGTGAACATTAATGTACTTTTTTCCTCTAATATCCATTTCAGCAAAAGTGCTATCTTCATTGTTTGTCTTTAATTCTACATTGTTTACACCACTTAAAGCAGCATTCATATACCAAATCACAATATCATCTAAACGCTCATCTTTCAGTGCGTCTTCTTTTTTATCTAAACGTGAATGATTACCGCTTACACTTGTAACCATAACCTTATTAAAATGTTTACTTAATTCATAAACAAACATAGTAACAAGTTCACTAGCTTTTTTAATTTGTTGTATGACGTTCTCTTGATTGGTAATTGCTATAGTCTTATGAATTGAATTACTAATTAAATCCCCTTGTAAAGACACATAACAATTTTCAGAATTATATATATCTCTTAAAGCAATTATCTCGTCTAAATATTTACACAATCTTTGCTTTGCTATGTCTGTATTATATTTACCACCAAAACTATCAAACGTCTGTCCTATATGGAGGTCACTCAAAATAACTAATAAATCATTGTCGGATTTTATAGTTTTTACTGGACTACTAACATAGGCTTCTTTACCAAAGTCCAATATAGCTTCCTCTAATTTATCTAATCTACTTTCTAATCTTGCGTCATTGCGTAATGCTCTATTATACGCTACACGTTCATCGTTTAAACGAAAACGCTCTTTAATAAGTTCTTGTTTTTTCTGTTCTATTTTATGTATTTGTTCATCATCGAAATATTTACTTTTTATCGCATCAAACATCATCATAAAACTTTGATACATCTTTCTGTACCAAGACTCATTATAATCGTGATTTAATTCTGAATTTAATAAATCACAAACGTCTTGCCAAGTACCTATTAAATCTTTATTGTCACACACACGCCATATGTACGCATTTTCGTCTTCATTTTCTAATCTTTTAAATGCTTCCATATATACTCTCCTTTTTTACTGGATTTTCTTATTTTTCTCTTTCATTAATAATATTTTGTAATAGAACGTACGTTTGCCTAGTAAAATAAGGGGTTTAAGAAGTTTGGGTTTTCAAACCCCTTTTTCTTTCCTTTGTTTTTCTTAGGTTTTCCTTATAAGCACAATTAATACAGTACTTTTTAGGAGAACGAGTTTTTTTGATTACGGTATCACAAATAACACATCTTTTATATTCGGTTGGCTTTTCATAAATTAATAATTCACCTAGTATATTATCAAAGTTTGAAATCTCTATAGCCACATCTCCATCATCCTTGACAAATGGAATGTAGATATAATTATAGGCTTTAAAATTATCTATTTTATAAAGTCCTTTATTAAATAACAAATTACAAAGTCTATACCTATCTGCTACTCTTAGCTTCGATAACCCTGCCAATTTCCAAACATCATTATTATTTTCAGTTACCATCATAATATCATTCTTTTTGCTATAAAATTGTAAATGAGAGACAGTAGAAGCCCATTTATAATACACTAAATAAACAAATAATAGATGCCTAGCATAATCATCCTCAACCTGTTCTATAATATCAAGTTCAGATTGATATATCTTAACAACTTTATTAGTTACAAACTCATATTCATTAGCCTTAGCAATAATCTTTGAAAAAATTACATCTTTATCTTTTGAAGATAAATATTCACCGCCAGACATAGGTATTTCTGAAAGAACCTTTTTTATCTCCTCTACAGAATAGTTTAGAGATGTTAAATATCTAACTAAGACGCAACGCTCTCTACCTTGCGTCTTGACGGTTTCATATCTCTTATTGTTAATTATATTCTCTGCATATTTTTTTTCATCAAATATTAACATCTCTTTACCTCCTCTAATTTATAGTTACGTCCCAAATATTCAAAGCCGTCGGCATCCTCTACTACGACCTGTGTATTTCCATAAGGTATAATATCTACAATATCATCACCAACAATATCCCAAATACAATCGCAAGACCAGTTGTTTCGCTCACACATAACTACTAGATGATTAAATAACTCTTTAGATGACGTAAATAAATCTAACATATTGTTTTTATATTCATCACGGTTAGCATATAAAACCCCTCTCAATATCTCATTCATATCATCATCTTGTATTCCTTCGTTATCAACCAACGCTTCAATACCTTTATACTTTCTTTGAGCTTTATATCCTTTATATAATTCTATTAACTTAACTATTTTATCTTCATCGATTTCTGTTCTGTCAGCAAATTCTGGCAATAAACTTGTACAATTTGGCTTGTACTTAATATCGAACTCTACATTTTCAATTTCTTTACACAAAATATTCATTACACAATCTGTTTCTAGCACTGGAGAATATTTACGATACTTTCTAAGCAAATTCATTTCTCCTTCTGTATGGTCTTTTTTTCTCAACAAAACTTTTATTGGTACGCCAAAATGTGTAAGACTAATGCTATTGAAATTCTTTTCATAGTTCTTATAATCATTCATTAGAGTACTATACAAATATATAAAGAAGTACGGCTTCTTTTTTACGACCATAGAATTATATTTATATTTCTCAGCTTTAGTTATATCGTCGTCATCCTTATTGATATGAACCCAATGTCTCCAAGATTTTGGAAAGTTTGGTGGGGCGGTTCCTTTAATTTTATCAATTTCTGCCCCTTGCAACTCTCTAAGCAATTTTAAACGTGTTTCTATTTCTTGCTTTTGGTCTTGTTGCTTCTCACCCTTAAACAATGGTAACATCGCCAACATACTAGTAGAATAATTTGTTATTTGACCAACTTTAGTATCTAACCCTTTAATATCACATCTAACTTGATTAGGTAATGTTATTTTTTGAGTTGGAACTGCTTCTTTGTCATACATAATTGGGAGTTCTTCTCTTTTTGCTCCTTTAAGAAAATATGGATTATCTGTCGCCATACAAATGTCGCCATCAAAATCAGAGTCTGCGTGCTTAACGACACTAATATCATAAATATTATAAATTATGCCACTATATATATATTTATACCACTTCTGCATTTCTTCTGTATTAGACAATTCTTGTACATTGACTTCTGAATAATGTGTCAATGGGCTTCTTAAAAGACACACCTCGCCAGAAATATCTCGCTCGTTCCAGAAATTTCCATATACGTGATTGGCTGGTAATAAGCCATCAGGACTTAAACCTAATGCACTTCTACATTGAGCAACGGGGTCACTAATCATAAAAGAATAATTGCCTTTAACCCATATACGACCAATCTTCGCTTGTCTTATACTCTCTTTTATAGAGTTATATATTTTTCTTTGAACAAATCCATCTTTCAACATCTCTGGATTTTTAATAATTGCCTTAGTAAAAGTGCTACCACAAGAATTAATTATGCTATCTACACTCAATGCTGGATTTTTCACCCCCACATTGTAAGTCAAAGCATATTCTAAATTACCACTACAAATATTTTTTATCCAATTTGTTGTATATGATATTAAACCATCTATGTCTTCCTTATTTAAGTTTAACACTTGAATATATTGATAGTTAGTTAGAACATACTCATCATCAAACTCTTTATTATAACGAGCAACGCCCCATTTTAAATTATAGGCTTTATGATAACTTAAATATCCTTCCCAAGATGAATAATACTTAGCCATCTTAAATTGGCTTTCTGATAAAAGAACATCTACATCTTCAACATTATATTCGGTACCATATCTATCTTTGATAGTGGTGACACCGTGTTCTTTAGCGTATTCTTTAAAATCAAATGGTACAAGATTACCTTTTACAAATGCCGTCCTAACAACAAATGAACAAGGCATATAATTTAAGTGCATATCCTCAGCCCACAATTTAGCCATCTCTGGACTAATTAACCCTTGTCCATCAGCACTATTTAATTTAATATCTTTATAAATCTGTGTAACCGTATTACCATCTTCACCCTTGTTTATCCAGTTCAATTTTTGATTTGGTATTACAGTGTCAAAATCTTTTATAACACACACCCTAGGTTCTCTAACCCAAAGTACAGATGAAAAAGATAATGCAAAATATGCAGATAATTTAGCTAAATTAATTGTCTTAATTTTACCACTAAGACCACACATAAGTCTTTCTTGCATATAATCAAATAATTCTTCATTAATAAATGTTACTGTGTTTCTACGCATTTGACCTGAACCAACCATAAATCTCACATAATGTTTACCGTTTAAGTCAAAGCCTTTTCTTCCTAACTCCCTATATTCTTTTTTTGTAACTACTTTTATATTTACTATATCGTCTACAAACAATAGATTATCCAACTGTGATTGAAGATTTCTAATCGCTTCAACATTTTCTGTGCTTGTAGGCAACTTTCTAATTTTCTTCATTTCTTTACGTATATTTTGCACTTTATTGTATAAAGAAACGTGGTCACCATTTTCCCCATAATATTCTCTAATTTTAGCTAATACAAGATTATCACCAATAGAGACAACGCAACCATCTTTGGATGCTTCTTTAAAACTGTACGTTTTTAACTTTGTTATTTTGTTGGATGGTATCTTGTATATATAGTATTGATTTTGCAATACTTTGGTCACGTTATCACTCCTCCTAAATAGATTTACTTAATTCTTGCATAGCAGACTTTAATTCATCAATATCCTTCGCTTCAACCACGAAGTCAAAACCTTTAAAGTTATCTAATGCCGTCTCACTTCTATGATTTAGTTGCTCTTCACTAAGATGCGAATGAAAATCTGGCGTAGTTCTTATTACTCTTATTGCTACCACCTTATCACCAAACATAGCCTTTGGATAATATATCTCATTTTCAAATCTTGTATCATCAATTAAAACATAATCCACGCAATCTTGGCATATCTCTATATCTTCACAAATTCTACCAACGTGAAAATTTGGCTTGTTTAATTTTTGCCTAATAATATCAGTCCCTAATACTTGTAATAAACGACGACCAGCCTCATCTTTTTGTCCATCCCAATTACAATATCTTTTTGCTAAATCCTTTAGGTAATAAGCGTATCTCGTAATGACAACACTTTGACCTTCAGACTCCAAAATATCCTTTAATAATTCAGCGGCTGTAGTTTTACCATTTTCTGCTTTACCACTAAATAAAATTATTTTCTTCATCTGTTACTCTCCTTTTTTACTTAATGTTTTATAATCATATGTGGAATAGAAAGATATTATTTCATCTATTTCTTTCCAATTATTTACAACCATTATATCTGTATTACTATAATCAGACTGCCAACTAAAATTATGATTGTCTTTGTATAAAATCTTTAAACTAGCGTTTGTGTCTAAAGCCGCCGTACAATCATCTATCTGTATACCATCTGACATATCAACTTGTTTTTTACTTAGGCTGTCATTAGTTATACCAACAAATTTCACCTGATATGGGATGTGTTCTTTAATCCAGGCTTCTTTTTTTAATAAATTATTCGGAGTGCCTTTTGTAGTAACAATAAATTCTACTTGCCCGCAGTATTTATTAAAAACTTTTAAAAAGTCACTTTTAAATTTTAAATTATTAAAAAAGTCATCGCTCTCAAATAACGCAATTTTTTCTTCTTCGGTAATTGGAGCTATGGATTGGTATCCGTAATCAAGTAAATCTGCTTCTGTTTTAGATAAACCATATCTTTCATTTAATAACTCAATAATCTTCTGATTACTCTCGACTATTGTATTATCAAAATCAACATAAATAGTTGTCATCACAGACCTCCTCTCTTTATCCTACCTTACATACATATTATAACAAAAAAATACGAATTTGTCAATAATAATTTGACAAATCTTAAGATATATGTTAGAATAACAATGGTGATAATTATGTTTACAATACAGCAAGTATATATAGGTGAAAAGGTCTTAGACCAACTAACTGATGAAGAGGGGGTTAAATGGTATCCCCTAAAAAGTTTTTTGACAAAAATATTATGTAAATACGACAAAGTATCTAGTTTTAGAGATAGTGCTATATCTCGTTATATGAAAGTATTTGAATATAACCCAAATAGACCTGGAGCATATAGAAATATTAAGATGTGGTTTATAAACGAAAATGGTGTTAAATATCTTTTAAGACATATGGAAATAAGAAGAGTTGATAATAAGCATATCTATTCATCCCGTGAGAAAGGTTTCTATGAAGCTTGTTTATTCTTCAATGTCAAAACCCCTAATGAATTAGACCCTCTCTACATCAACACTCCACCAAACTTAAAAGATTACGATATTTGGTCTGTAATGTGTATTGAAAATGACTTAAAACTAAAAAATACAGATAGGTGGAAAAAATGTAATGAGTGTGGCTATTACTATCCAGATAGAGTTAGATACTTTGGAGAGAAGAAGACCAAAAATAGTAAATGTTTACAGTGCCAAGGTAAAAATTTTAAATGCCAAAATAAAATCATACAATTCATATACGAAAATGATGGTCTTGACTTGCTTTATAAAATGTCATTAAATAATAATGAGGACATCATAAGAGCTTTAAAACTGTTTATTAATAAAGGAGGGATAAAAGATGAAAGTCAATGTAGTTGATGCGGGATGTGGAATTGGTAAAACAACAGCACTAATAAATAAAATGAATGAAGATACAAGCGGACAAAAATATCTTTTTGTTACACCATTTCTTAGTGAAGTTGAAAGAATAAAAAAAGCGTGCCCAAACAAGAACTTTGTATCACCGACACCTAACGACAAAAAAGGTACTAAAATAGAACACTTAACTTCTTTAATTAGAGAAAGTAAAAACATTGTAACAACACACGCATTATTTAAAAAAATTGACGAAGAGGCTATATCTATCGAATTACTACAAGACTACATCTTAGTTATGGATGAAGTTGCAGATGTAGTTGATGAACTGCCAATATCTAAATCAGACCTAAAATTACTAAGTAATAAGATAACCGTGCATCCTAGAACCCATATGGCTGAATGGAATGACGAACACTATCAAGGTGCTTTTGATGAATATAAAAAAATGATAAAAATGAATAATGTCTTTGCCTACGCAGATAAAGACAATACAATAATATCTTTAATGTGGATGTTCCCATATAAGGTATTTAAGTCTTTCAAAGAAATATATGTGCTAACTTATATGTTTGACGGACAAATACAAAAAAGATACTTTGATTACTTTGGAACAACATATACACAATGGTATGTTAAAAATTATAGGCTTACACCAATACCTCAGGTATATGATTATACTAAAGCAAAATCTTTAATTAGAGTATGTAGCGACACCTCTTTAAACGAAATAGGTAATAAAAATACATCTTTATCTTTATCGTGGTTTGCTCGTAAGAGAAGGAGCTATGAGATGATAAAACTTCAAAACAATATTTATAATTTTTTTAGAAGCCACACAAAGGCAAATAGTAAAGAATTACTGTGGACAACTTTTAAAGAATATAGAGGTGCAATTAAGCGTAAAGGTTTTACAAAGAGTTTTGCTCCAATCAATTCCAGAGCCACTAACGAATATAGCTATAAAAGAGCAATAGCATATATCGGCAATAGATATTTTAAACCCACTATTAAAAACTTCTTTACATTTAATAATATTGCCGTTGGTAAAGAATTTGAAGGTAAATTTGCACTGTCTGAATTAGTTCAATTCATATATAGAAGTGCTATTAGAAATAATAAACCAATAGATGTATATATTCCCTCTAAAAGAATGAGAACATTATTCCTTGAATGGTTAAAAAAACCGAACGATTAAGTTCGGTTTTTAATTTGTTCTTCTAAATCATCAAAATTTTCTTCTGTCCAAATAAAGCCCTCTGGCAGATATTTTTTAATGTGGTATAAATCTGATGGTTCCATTCTATTCATTATTGAAGCAAATCGCTCTTTTCCCTCTTTAGAAATACGTTTGCAATATTTATCAAACCAACACTTTAAAGACATCCAATTAGAATTTCTAACATAGTGCCAAGCATCATCTTCATCACTCTTTTTAGATGCCGCCTCTTTGGCTTGGTATATTAACCCTAATTTATCGTTAGCCTTAGCAATCAAATAACTCTCTATTTCAGTACCTTTTACTATTGGCATATCTACATCCATTTGTTCTAATTGTCTCATCACTGACTCTGTTGCTACCAAAGTATTTTCTTCTAAACCCTTTTCTTCATAAAGCATATCCCTGTATTGCTGTAGAAAATCATCACTAGCATCATCTAATACATCAGTAATATCTTTAACGTCTGTATAACTATCACTAATTGCTTTAAATAATTCTGGACAACAAGTTTCTGCTGTAACCACAGATGCTGCTGTCAATCTTCTTAATTCGTAATAGTTGATAGCCTTTCTATCTCTATCCAAATCAACAACATCCGAATTAAAATTATACCCATATTTAAAGTTGTCATCTGATTGGATATACAACCCTTCAACATACATTTTGCCTTTAAATTTTGGCTCTAGTAAAATATAACCATTTTCTGACTCAACCATATTGCCATAATCTCCATCAATACAAGGAAAATATACAAGTAATTCATCATACAACTCCTTATCAATACCATATATAGCAAAACATAATTCTGTATTGATACACTTCTTGTCTTCAGTAGACAAGCTTTCAACATCTATTGTTAATACTTGTGTATCAAACTTTTCACTGTTGGCAAACCTTGGTTTCCACTCTTCGTCGGCGTTAATAATATCTATCTTAAATCCTTTTCTTAATAGCACTATTAATGCCAATTTATAACCCTCACCAAACTTACCAATCATACCATCAATACTATCTTTACTAGAACATCCTAACACTAAAGATGATTTTGGCAACTTGGTATCTTCATTTATAATATATAGTACTCGCTCTTCCTCATTATACCTGATACTCTTCTTATGACCACAATGTTCACCATCAATAGCATTCTGTAATAACTCTCTAATAGCCTCTTTGACACCCCAATTACATACGTAATTTGGAGATAAAGGCAACTCATAACTTTTCATTTCTATTCACCCTTTCTTCCTTCATATATACTCATAGCCTCGCGATATTCTTCATCATTATCTGGGCATATAAAGCCATTAATATAATCGTCTTTGATATTATTTATCAACTCTTTATATTCTTCCAAAAATTCCTTGTAAGGAAACTTCATAATAGTAAGACTATTTGCATCAGAACTATATAATCTTTGCCAAATAATATTTAACACATAATCATAATTATTAGAAGCGTCACGTTGCTTTGATGTAGGTAAATATTGATTAACATCTTCAAATGTTAAATGAGATATTAGTGCTAAATCTCCTTGGCTCTCACCTTCTAAAATTACTTTACGAACACTACATTCGTCTGTGCCTTCCAAATCAAAAAACAAATAATCTAATTCAGATTTAATATCTGTTAAGTAACTGGCATTGAACACACAATAACCAATTTGTAAAACAGCCCATCCAAATGAAATATCATATATATCAATCACTCCATACCACCCCAGTACCTTTACAAGATTTACATTGCTCTGGTGCAGTAGATGTAGATATTATAGTATTTCCAGTGCAACTATAAAAACCATTAGGCACGAGCCCTTTACCAGAACACACTGGACATCTATAAGGCTTTCTTTCAAAAGTTAATTGAGCTGGATACCAGTTGCCACCATAACTCTCTGGTAAAACTATTGTTGGTTTTCCGTCGTTTCCAGTCATAAAATTCATTTCTATCTCTCCTCCTTAAACACCGCTACTGAGTTATTACCTTTATATCCTCTATCAATAGCATAATCCTTACCACTAACAAATAAGTCTAAACGTTCTTCTCCGTTAATATACATACAGGCACCACAACTATCTAAAATAATGCCCTCATACGATAAACCATCTATAATAATTTCGACAGTATCGTAATAATGATAATATCTTTTGTCACTACGTTGTTCGTTCCAATTGCCACAAGAACCTCGTTTAGCATTTAAGCACTCGTATGTGGCTCCAGCCAATACCAATTTGCCATTATATGTATACCAGCCTTTATCATTTACAGAAAAATCATTTTCACACAAACCCGAGCCAGTACAACTAGTTGTGTCATAGCCATCGTTAGCCCAAAAACTTGTAAGACGATAGTATCTATATTCTTTGACAGGTTCGGGCGTAACTATTGGCTCCTCGACAACTTCTTCCTTTTCATCGATTTCTTCAATTTTCATAGCATTTTCAGAAGCTTCTATTTTTGCATCTAAATTCACTTGTTTTTCTATGTTTTTACTAGAAAATTGCGTAAAAACCACTAAAATTATAGCAAAATAAAGTGCTAAATATCTATATTTTTTCACGTCTTTTAGACCTCCTATTATATACATAATAGCACATTATTTTGTTTTTGTCAAATTTAAACCTCGCGTCTAGGATTATATTGAGGTTTTCTTTGGTCTTCTAGTTCTTTTCTTAATAACATTATCTCTGCCACTAATTCATCAACCGACCTATCTGATAACTCGTCTTTTTCTTGTTCTTCTAACCAATCAATAGGTTGATAATTACCATATTTATCTTTTAACAAACAAGCGTGATTATACCTTTGAGTTACTATTACTTCAATCTCTCCTTCAGCTTCCCATTTAACACCAGCCACCAAAGTATCTCCTGTTGCTTGAAAGCAAAAATCTGTCTTTTCTCTTGATGCTATTAAATTTTCTAAAACTTCATCAATCATTTCTTGCACATCAGTATCATTAACGTGCACTGCGTTTTTATTAGTATCAAAATATTCACTTTTAAATTTAATCATTAATATCCTCCTCTGGGTTCCACGTGTCATCACCATAATTTAATTCCGCCATTATTTCAGCAACATTTGGAGCAGCTAATTTCTCTGCCACTTCTGCGTCTGTGATTAAACCCTTTTCAATTAAAAGCTCGCATAATAATAGCACCCTAGCAAGTATTTCAGTAGAACATTGATGCTCGTAATGAAACACTTCCTTAACATATTCTTGAAAGTAATATCTTTCTGCTTCAGTCATTATAAACACCTGCCTCCTTTTGTTCTTGTGGGAATACATAAATGTCGTATAAGTCTTCATACATCATTTTATACCTTGCTGCTTCCCCAGAATAATAATCATTTAAGTCGCCTAATCTGTTTATTTCAGCTTTGTCCGTTTGTATCACATCAACTAAATCTTCACACATTGACATCGTAATTGCTGCGAATAAAATGACAAATATTGAAACAACAATACCAACTATCATTCCTACAAAATAGAACATTTCTCTTTTAGTAGCAAAGTCATCGCCCTGCACTTCATCTTCATCTGTAAAAAATATCTTTTTTAATTTCTCTTTGATTTTATTCAAATCAATCACCTCCCATATAAAAATCTATTGCAAAAGCATTAACTATGCGTATTGCTTCATTATGTTTATGTACTAAATTATCATCATATGTTTGAAAGTAATAATCTAGTTTGTTATCTATACTTTTATTTTTGTTGACTATATATTCTGTATCCTCTTGCCCTGGTATAGTAACTTCTACACAGACATCGCTTTTATTAGCCTTAGCCTCCATAAAAATAATTGTTAATTCTTTCTTCGTCATAATCTCTGTAATCCTCCTCTTCATCTGTGTCATACATTCCTAATTTATAATCATCATATATGGCATCTACATCTTCATCGTAAACATCTATCAATTCAATATCCGTCACTTCTTCATCGCTCGTATCTATCAAGCTATTTTCTTCTGCTAACTCATAAGCGTCTTCTTTGTTCGTAGCACTAACCTTAACATATTGCTCCTTAGTGACTTTAAATAAATATTCTTTTATCATACTTCCTCAGCATAATTTTTGAATAAGGCTTCAGCCACTCGTGATGTCGAGCAAACAACCAATATATCTTCGCCACGTTGCTCGTATGACTTAACCATACCAAATACCTGAAATGCTTCACTAGATATAGAGTCAAGAGTTTGCAATTCGTTAAACAGTGCCATCTTTCTTTTTTCGCTCTGCATACTCGTCAAGTCTTTTTTGAGCTTCAGCTTTCTTTTGGTCTTGTACTATTTTAATATAGGCTTGTAAATTATCTGCTGAAAACTCTTCCACAATGTCTTCCTGCGTTATCAAGCCTTTTTTCATTAATAACTCTAATATCATCATATCTCTAGCAATATATTCATCTTGATTTGAGAAGCCTCTAAACAATTCATCTAAATCAAACATATCTAACACCTACCCACTAATATAAAATTCTTAATACCAACATTTACACATTCGGTCGTATCTTCTATATATTTTTGTAATTCTTTGAGGTCGCCTGACGTCTTAATTTTGCGTTCTAAGTTCACCGTCATACAGCCCTCGCCACCTTTACAAGTATAGGCTAGTAAATAGCAATAAAGTCGCCTCTTAAAAATCTTCATCATTAACCTCCCCATAATCCCAACTGCCATAAGCATAGTGAGCCACTAAACTATTACAGTTTTCACAATACACGTCGTATTCGGTTACGCATCCTTCTGGTATATTAAATCCTCCAATTTCAGCATTGTCCTCAACTAGGTGCTTGCTTCCACACATTGGGCACTTTTGAGGAACGCCGTCGTAATCAACATATCCGCTCGTCACTAAGAAGTCAATATATTTATCATATAGTGAACTTGCATCTTCGCCTTGCAGTATGCCAGCCAGTATCTCTTCCATCTTTCTTATCCTCCTATCTTTATATATATAATATCATAATATATAATATATGTCAATGAATTTTTGAAAAAATGTTGACAAATTATATTGTTAGTGGTATACTATATTTAACCAAAGGGGAAAATAATTAAAAGGAGGAATGAAAATGTTTAATTTATTATTAGGAGCCTTATGTTGGAATGCTTTTAAAGCTACGCCAGAAAGTGCTAGTAAGAGAAGACGTTATCGTTTAGCAACAAACTTTGCACGAAAATAATAAAGACCACACAAGGTCTTTTTTTTGTTGCATAAAAAAATGTAAAATTGTAAAGTAATTTGCAAAAATGTAAAATCAAAACGAAAAAAGGGTCTGGGTTTCTTTATGGCTCCTTTTTAGGTGTCTTTTTATATACTATATATCTTTAAGGAAATGCACTTTTTAGCCTTTATTTATAAGGCTTTGCAGAGGGCGATGTAACTTTTTTAAGGCTCAAAAGTTACATTAAGGCATTTTGAAGTCTAAAAAGAGCATAGCGTAGGCAGTCCTAAAGCAATTTCATCTAAGCGGGTGTTAACCATAGAGAGCCATTGACAAAACGATGAAATCGTTTAGGAGAAGAGCATTTCCAAAATCTAACAATAGTAGACAGCTTATAGGTGTAGACGAACATAGGCATAAAAAGTCTTAAGACTAGATTTTGAAAATGTCTTCGACTCTATATACTATGGCTCCTATATAGGTGTCTTTATATATAATAAGTCTTAAGGCTTTAAAAGTCTACACTAATGTCTTAAGACATAAAGAGTCTGTTACTACTAACCTCCGCCCGACATTCTGCCACTACCCTCACAGAGGGCATTTTAAGCCGTTTTACGAGGTTTTATAAGGCTCAGAGGGTAATTATACTGCCCACGTTACTAAGAGCTCGTGATGAGCCCGTATTCGTCACAGAGAGGCTATGCCTCTTTTTTGTTTAGGAATTATATTATTGTAAACGAGGGGGAGGGGTGCGGACAGTACGCCACGAGTGTAAAGAGGAGGTAAAACTGAGAAGCCTTGTATTATCGGGGGTTTGAAGTGGTGAGGATGGATTATGGAGAGTGAGAGATGGGAGATGGTGTGCGAGGTGTGGGAAGTGGGTTTGTGGGTGATGGGATGGTGGGAAATGCTAAGGGGGATGTGCGAAAAGAGCAGCACACATTATAAAAAAGCCCCTTGTTCGCTTTCCGTTGTAAAATACCCCCGTTTTATTGCTAAAATGTATATTTAAGCATACCACTATTTTAAAAAAGCAATAAAAAAAAGCCCCTAAAAGGGCGTTTTTCTTGAACTATCTTATAAAATTATATCATAATCTTTTATGATTATATACTTATTTTCTATTAATCTACTATCATTTTTTATATTGTTTATACTATTATATGTTGCATTTAATAAAGTTTTAGCACTTGCTTTGATACTCTTAAATAGGTTAATATTTTCTTTTTGTTCTTTTATTTTATAATCAATTATATTATTATTTCTATCTTTTATTACTTCATATAATGTATAATATTTTATAAAATTATAATCTTTTAAATATATACTATCATTATTTTTTAGGTCGTAAATTGCTAATTGTTTATTATACTTCCCAAACTCTAAAGCCTCCACCTTATCAATTATATTAACACTAACATCAATATACATAATATTACTATCAAGCCATAAACCTATATAAATATTATTTCTATCTTTTATGATTGCTTGTTTTTCCTCTATTGCTTTTATAATTGCTTGGTAGTCGTCGCTTTTTGTTTGTGTTTCCGTACCCTCTAAACTTACCATATAACCCCTTTTTAGTTCTGCTTTTTTTAGTTCCTTTGTTAATGTTTCCCCTTTATTTTCTATTATTCTTTTAATATCTTCTAATTTCATTTTTTTACCTCCGTTATACTTGCTTTTTATTCTTCGCCGTCGTCTTTTAGTAGTCTACCATATTTACTAATTATTAAGCCGTTAAAACTAAAAATAATTAATAATACTACTAGAATTATAAAGCCTTTAAAATTGAAGTCGTTAATCATTGCTAAAAACGTAAATATTAAAGAATTAATTAAAATCAATGTTTTTTCTAGCCACTTTTTAAGATATAGCCTTTTTTTCATTTTTTTCACCTCCATTTTTTTTTTGTAGTCTTTCCCTTACTACATTATTATTATACCACTAAAAAAAGTAAATTACAACCCCTTTTTTACAATTTATTAAAAAAGTTTACAATTTTACAAAAAAAGCCTTTT